TGAAGTATCTAGTACCCAAATTAGTTTAGATACATTAACTCATGTTGTTGAACCTGTTATGGAAGGTTACTTTAAATATGTTATGGATTTTATTCAAGACATGAAAAAAGTATTCCCAACATTGGGAGATGATTGGGGGATCTATATACCTGAGGTAAAATATCTATCGCCTGAGGTTAAAGTAGATTATAAAAACCTTAGTTTGATTGACTATTCTAACGTACATTTCGTGGGTGATGCTTTAAGTGCTCGTGGAATTACAGTATCAGGAGCGCAAGCAATTTATGTAGCAGAAAATTTATTAAAATAAAATATATGTCAAACACACAAACAAAGAGGTTAGTTTCTCCTAATGGAACTATAGTATATTATTTGGATGGTAAAATGCATAACTTAGAAGGTCCTGCTTTTATACCTGAAGGTGATGAATCCAAAAGAGAATACTATATTAACGGACTCAAATATACAGAAGCTGAGTGGAAAGCAGCTAAAAAAGGTGGTGATGGATTACCATATTATAAAAGTGGTGTAGCTAAATCAAGATTTTAATATGAAGATAGGATTTGTAGGTACAGTAAGTGTAGGTAAAACAACACTAGTAAACGCATTAAAGGAACTCCCTGAATTCACAGAATATACATTTGCAACTGAACGTTCAAAATATTTACGTGATTTGGGAATACCTTTAAATACAGATTCAACAATTAAAGGTCAAATGATATTTTTAGCTGAACGTGCTAGTGAATTGATCCAACCAAGAATCATAACAGATCGCACAGTAATTGATGTTATAGCATTTACACATCTAGCTAAATCAATCCCACATTATGTATGTGATGAATTTGATCAACTAGCATCACGTTTAATCTCAGAGTATGACTATGTATTTTATGTTTCACCTGAGGGAGTTGAATTAGAGGATAATGGAGTGCGTGCAATTGATCCTGAATATAGAATGAAGATAGATAAAGAAATTAAAAAAATTATTTCATCCAACAGAAATAAAATTAAAAAATATGTTGAACTATCTGGTACAACCGAGGAAAGGATTGAAAAAATTAAACAAGTAATGTTTTCTTAATATTTATAACAAAAATATATTAAAATGAAAAAAACTCGTTTACTCGAAATTATACGTGAAGAAATTACTAGCGCTTTAAGTGAAACTACTAATGTTATAATCACAAATAAAAAAGGTGAAAGTGATACTTTACCATATAATAGCCCTGTTGAAAAAGCCGAAGTAAATAAATTAAAACAAGATTCTAATATTGCTGGGATTAAAACTACAGCTGGACAAAAAATTAAAGAATTAGCCGATAAATATCAAATTGATGAGGAAACTCTTAATGAAATGGCTAGTATCAAACAATTGAAAGCTCAATTAGAGAAACAAGGCAAAGAAAAAGAACTTCAAGCTGTTAAAGCTACTGAGAAAACAGTTTTAGATGCCCTTAAAAAAGACCCAAACATTACTTCAGATGGTCGTTTAAAAGGATATGTATCTGCATTTAAAAAAGAACTTAAAGCATCACACGATATTGGATTACAAGATTTATTAACTGTAGTTATGCTAGATGCTGAAGAGGCAGGAGATAAATTTAAAGATGATATTTCAACAAATACTATCGAAAAAGATGCTGCTAACCAAATAACAGGAAAAGAAGCTGGACAACGCGGACGTAAATCATCTGAAAAGAAAGCAGAAGAACCTAAAGCTAAAAAAGAAAAAGCAGAAAAACCTGCAAAAGAAAAACCAGAATCTAAATCAAAATCAAAAGCAAAAGACGAAGAGGAAGACGCTGAAGAAATAGATGATTCAACATACTACAAATCAGAAGAAGAATTTGGATCAACAGAAAAAGAACCATCTGCAAAAGATGTTAAATCTGCTGAACAAGAATTTGGTAATGTTTCTTCGGATAAACTAGAAAAATTTAACACTGGTTTAAAATTCATCAAAAAATACAAAGACGATAAAAAAGTAATCGATGCGTATTTGAAAAAAGCAAAAGACGAATATAAACTTCCTGCTAATATGATTAAAGATCTTAAACGTGCTGCTGGAAGAGAAGTTGAAGCATAATCTTATTTAAATGGTTCTATTTTTATATTAACATAATTATGTGTCTGTTCTAATATAGAGCAGACACTTTTTTCTACAATATGATAACAAAAAACAAATTAATTCTTGGATTGCTAGCCGTGCTAGTAATATGTTTGATGGCTCTATATGGTCTATTTAAACTATACCAACACGAAAAAGAAGAGCGTAAACGATACAACAATAATATGATTGCTCTTATAGGAGATAAGAATAGACAACAATCACTTACTATAGATGAACTTAAAACATTATACCCAAAATACGATTCTATAGCCAAATTACTCCAGATCAAAACCAAAAATATTACAGATATAGTAGAAACTCAATATCGCTTTAAAGATTCTACTTTAACTACAACTGTACTAAAAAAAGATAGTATATCTGAAAAGGCATATTTTACATTGGCTGAAAAATGTTATAAGTTTTCTGGATTCATTAAAAAAGATTCTATATCATTTACTAGCAAGACATTTAACGATAATATAACAACATTCTTGTATAAAGATTGGGATAAAAAATATTTGTGGGGATTGTTAAAATTCAAACCATATTACACTTCTAAAGTATATAGTGAATGTATGCAAGATACAATTGCAGTCATTAACAATATTAAAATTAAAAAATAATGAGCCAAGACATAAAACAGATACTTCGCCAAGAATATATTAAATGTGCCTCCGACCCAGCACATTTTATGCGAAAATATTGTTTTATCCAACATCCACAACGAGGTAGAATTCAATTTAATTTATATCCATTTCAAGAGAAAGTACTTCATTTATGGAAAGATAATCCATACTCTATTGTACTTAAATCTAGACAGTTGGGTATATCAACATTGGGAGCAGGATATGCTTTGTGGTTAATGATATTCCATCAAGACAAAAACGTGCTGTGTATAGCAACTACACAAGAAACAGCCAAAAACATGGTAACTAAGGTAAAATTCATGTACGAAAATTTACCTTCATGGCTCAAAGTACCAGCAGAAGAAAACAATAAATTAACACTTCGTTTAACCAATGGTTCTCAAATTAAAGCAAAATCATCAAATGCAGACGCAGCACGATCAGAAGCAGTATCTTTGCTACTAGTAGATGAGGCAGCCTTCATTGAAAATATTGGTGAGACATGGGCTTCAGCTCAACAAACCCTAGCAACGGGTGGTGGAGCTATTGTACTATCTACCCCTTATGGTACTGGTAACTGGTTTCATCAAACATGGGTTAGAGCAGAAAACCAAGAAAACGATTTTTTACCCGTTAGATTACCATGGTTTGTTCACCCTGAACGTGATCAAGCTTGGAGAGATAAGCAAGATGAATTGCTAGGTGATCCTAGACAAGCAGCCCAAGAATGTGACTGTGACTTTAGTACCTCAGGTGATGTTGTATTCTATTCTGAATTTATAGAATTCTATGAAAAAACATATGTAAAAGAACCACTAGAGAAACGTGGAGCCGACAGAAACCTATGGGTATGGGAACCAGCTGATTATTCCCGTTCATATATGGTTATAGCGGATGTTGCTAGAGGTGATTCTAGAGATTACTCAGCATTCCATATTTTAGATATTGAAACAAATACACAAGTAGCTGAATATAAAGGTCAAATTGGTACCAAAGAATTTGGATATTTACTTGTAGGTATAGCAACAGAATATAACAATGCACTACTAGTAATTGAAAATGCAAACATTGGATGGGCTACTATTCAAACAGTAATTGAAAGAGGTTATCCAAACTTGTACTATTCTCCAAAAAGTGGAGAAATAAATGCTGATACATATTTCTCTGAATATATGGATACAAGTAAAATGGTACCTGGATTTACAACTAATACACGTACACGTCCTTTATGTATTTCAAAACTTGTAGAAGCATTATCTGATAAAGGTGTAACCATCCAATCAAAACGCTTAATTGAGGAAATGAAAGTATTTGTTTGGAAAAATGGTAGAGCAGAAGCCCAATCAGGCTACAATGATGATCTTGTAATGTCATTTGCTATAGGACAATTCATGCGAGATACTTCATTTAAATTTAAACAACACGGAGTAGATTTAACCAAAAGTATGCTCCAAAGTATGGCTACTGCAAAACATAACTTTGCAGGTGGTTACTCAAATACAGGTTTAACAGAAAACCCTTGGAAAATAGATAACCCATATTCTGGAGGGGAGGAAGACATACGATGGCTTCTTTAAAATTCATTGGTTTTCTCAATATTTATTATTATATTGTAAATAAAAAATGGCAGATACTACATTATTTTCTAGATTAAAACGATTATTTTCAACGGACGTTATCATACGTAACCAAGGAGGTACTCAACTCAAGGTTATGGACGTTAATCAAATCCAACAATCTGGAGAATTACAAACCAACTCGCTAGTAGATAGATTCAATCGAATCTATACCAACTCAGCAACTTCATTGTATGGTTACCAAAACTCATTTAACTATCAAATGTTGCGCCCTACTCTATATTCAGAGTACGATGCAATGGATACAGATGCTATCATTGCTTCTGCACTTGATATTATAGCAGATGAAAGTACATTAAAAAATGATATGGGAGAAGTACTTCAAATTCGAAGTTCGGATGAAGATGTACAAAAAATCCTATACAATTTGTTCTATGATGTGTTAAATATTGAATTTAACCTATGGCCATGGATTCGTAATATGTGTAAATATGGTGATTTCTTTTTAAAATTAGAAATTGCTGAAAAGTATGGTGTATATAATGTTATCCCATATTCTTCTTACCACATGGAAAGACAAGAAGGATATGACCTTAAAAACCCAGCATCAGTTCGATTTAGATTTGACCCAGACGGTATATCAGCATCCAGTTACGGCTATTATAACGTGCCGAATTCAGCGGATCAAGGTAGAGACATATACTTTGACAACTACGAAATTGCTCACTTTAGATTGCTGACAGATACTAACTTTTTACCTTATGGTAGATCATATCTAGAGCCGGGTCGTAAATTGTTTAAGCAATATACATTGATGGAAGATGCAATGTTAATTCATAGAATTGTACGTGCACCTGAAAAACGTATATTTTATGTAAACGTTGGAAATATTGCTCCTGCTGAAGTAGAAAACTTCATGCAAAAGACAATCTCTAAAATGAAACGTACTCCATATATTGACCAAAGTACAGGTGAATATAACTTAAAGTACAACATGCAAAACTTACTTGAAGATTTTTATATCCCAATTCGTGGAAATGATCAATCAACTAAAATTGATACACTTCAAGGTTTACAGTATGATGGTATTACTGACGTAGAATATTTAAGAGATAAATTATTTGCTGCGCTTAAAATTCCAAAAGCATTCCTAGGATACGAAAAAGATCTAACAGGTAAAGCTACACTAGCTGCAGAAGATATCAGATTTGCTCGTACAATTGACAGAATCCAGCGCATTATACTTTCAGAATTAAACAAAATTGCTCTAGTTCACCTATACACTCAAGGGTATACAGCTGAAAGTTTAACAAACTTTGAATTATCTTTAACTACTCCTTCTATCATTTATGATCAAGAAAGAATAGCGTTAATGAAGGAAAAAGTTGAGTTATCTAATCAAATGATGGATGGACATTTAATGCCTTCTGATTGGATATATGAAAACATATGGCATTTAAGCCAAGACCAATATGATGAATATAGAGATTTAATTAGAGAAGATGCTAAACGTAAATTTAGAATCACACAAATCGAATCTGAAGGAAATGACCCAGTAGAAACAGGCCAATCATATGGTACACCACACGATTTAGCTTCTCTATATGGTAGAGGTAGATATGATAATGGAGAAGTACCTGTAGGGTATGATGAAGATAAAGAGCTAGGAAGACCAGAAGAAAAAGTAACAAACAGAAATACACAAGATAATGCTTTTGGTAAAGACAGAATTGGATCATTAGGTATGAAGAAAGATAACGATGCATCAGATTCCATTAAACCTCAATATAAAGGTGGATCTCCTTTAGCACTTGAAAACAAACCACTATCTAATACCCAATCAGATATGTTAAAGAAAATCCCAATTAATAGAAAACAATTAGTGTTTGAGGCGGATAATAACAAAGAATCGCTATTAGATGAAAATCAGATACGTGAGTAACAAAATTTAATATATTTATAAATAAACTAATTACCACAGAATGAAGATTAAACATTCGAAGTACAAAAATTCTGGCATTCTTTTTGAATTGCTCGTTAGACAAATCACAGCTGACACTTTAGAGGGGAAAGATTCCCCAATTAAAGGTCTTTTGAAAAAATATTTTGTCAAAACAGAACTAGGGAAAGAATATAGATTGTATGAGACATTACTTAAACGTACTAGTTTAACAGAAACTAAAGCTAATGTGATTATTGATACACTTTTAGAGTCTTCTAAAACTTTAAATAGAAAATCAATTAAAAAACAAAAATACAATTTGATTAATGAAATTCAAAAATATTATGATTTGAATGAATTTTTCAACCACAAGCTTCCCAACTACAAAACACAAGCTGCTTTCTATACATTGTTAGAAATGTATAATACTCCAACACCGATCAATCCCGAATATATCATCATCAATAAAGTAACTATTTTAGAGCACTTAACAGCAGCCCCTATTGCAGAGAAAAAAGTACGTGAAAATATATTGGAGGAATTTAGAAAAGAAGATAAAGATACTCGCATATTAACATACCGTATTATCCTTGAAAAATTTAACGGTAAATACAACGAATTGAATACACATCAAAAACTTATATTAAAAGAATTAATTAATTCAATTGATAACACTCCACGTTTAAAAGAATTCTATATTTCTAAATCAAAAGAAATTAAAAAAGAATTAACAACCCTAAACAACAAAACAAAAGACCCAGTAACTAAAATTAAAATCAACGAAATTACATCATTGATCAAACCCGTAGATAAAAACTATAAGGTAACGGACAATGATTTGGTTGATCTTTTACAATACTGTGACTTGTTAACAGAATTGGAAACAGTAAATGCGTGATAGAATTATAAATATAATTAAGGAAAAGTTAAAAAACTTATCTGAAGAATCTAGCACAGGAACTGGAGGTGCAACTTTTTCACCCGGAGCTGGAGCACAATATGTTTCCAAATATTCCTTTAAAAAAGGAACAAACGAAAAAGGAGTAAAAAAACCATACTACTATAAACTAGGATGGAAACCAGTTCCAAACAAGATTAAAGGGTCTGGTTTAGAGGTAAAAAAATTGTTTGAAGACAATAAATACAACGAATTCCAACAAGATATTTTAGGTGATTTTAACAAAATTGAAGAACTCATCAACCAGTTATCCCCAGCAATGGATAACGCAAAAGATAAAGTAATATCAGCATACAATTCTAACCCAGATACGTATGATGTGGTTATATCAACTAAAATGATTATAGACTTTTTAGAAAAAACATTAACATTATTAAAAGGAGAAGAATGAAAACCTTAAATGAACAATATCAATTAATTAAAGAAGGAAAAGGACACAAAGGTGTATTCTTAACTGAAGCAAAACGTCAATTTCCAAATTATATTCGTAATGCTGCTACGTTTGACGAAGCAACTACAATTCTAAAACAAAAAGGGATTGTAAATGAAAATTTAGTAGGTCTATCTCCAATTAATACACTAGGTGAATCTAAAAAAGAATCATATGAGCTTGCATTTGAGAAATTCTTAGAAGAAGCAAAAGATCCACAAATCAAAGCCAAAGAAGTTAAAGAGAAAAAACTTAAATCTCAAGAAGAAGACGAAAAGGCTGAATTGAAAAAAACTTCAAACCAAGTTGAAGATGACCTTAAACACGGATACGATCATTCTGATAAGAAAAACCTAGATAATGTTATCTATGGTCAATTGATGAAAGGTTATTACGCTGAAATGAAAGACCCTAAAAACGAGGACAAAACAGTAGAACAAATTAGAGATATTGTGTTGAAAAACCTAGAAAAGGATTCAACATACTATGTTAAAGATGGTCAATTCGGAATCAAAGGATTGGGATATACAACTGAACATCCTGGATTAGGTACCCCGAAAGAGCCAACAGGAAAATATAAAGCATCCGGATATGGTGATTTGAAAGAATCTATTCAACCTATCAACGAGGAAGAACAAACATTACGTGAAATTATTCGTTCTATCATCAATGAAGAATTAGAAGAAGTAAGAGGTGGTGGTAACTATGGAATGATGACCATCAACACACATGGTGGGGGTAGTGGTGGTAAACGTTTTATCCCTAAACAATTACCATTTCCTTCAAATATTAGAAAACACTTTAAAGACCATATGGTATATAATCCTGGCAGTGAGACATTTTATATCTCAGATATCTTGTATAACAATTTAGTTAAAGGATATGCTAATCAACCAGCGATTAAAAAGTTGATTATGGATATTCCACCTATGGTTAAACAAATTTTAAATAAACCTGACAACTATGGCCCTACAGTTGATCTTCCAAAGGAATTTAAAGTATACCATCCATTAAAAGCTGAAGTAACAAAAGCAAAAGAAGATAAATTTAATAAAGCTGGTGATAAACAATATTGGGCTGCAGGTGATTTCTTATTTCCAAATTTAAATGTGATGAAAGAAGAAGTAACTGAAACTTTAAAAGAAAGCATCGAAAAAGAACTAGCAGCAATTAACAAAGAAGCAGAACATGAAATCCTAGCTTCTAAACTAGAAAAAATTGATGCTGCTATTGAAAAACGCAAATCCCAACTCAACAAATTAGATGAGGATGAGGATATGAAAAACCTTACCGACGCTAAAAAAGTAAAAGAACTTGAAAAAGACATCAAAGCTCTAGAAAAAGCAAAAGCTAAAATAGAGAAAATGATGTCTAAAGGTAAAGGCAAGAAAAAAGAATTAATTGATGAAATGGGAGACGAAGAAGTTAACCCGGAATTGTCAAAAGCTCTTGCCCAATCCGAAGAAATGTATGAAGATGGTTTGGATATGGATGATATTTTATCCAAATTCAACCCGGATATGCGTGATGATATTGAACGCCATTTAAGAATGGGATATGAAGGTACCGACAACGACTAAACATGAGCAAACAAGTATTAATAGAAACCCAAATCTTCAAAACATCCCCTGTTTCCCTAACAGAAGGTAAAATATCTGATCGTGGTAATCCGCTAGTAGAGGGTATTTTAGCTACTGCTGAAGTAAAAAACGGAAACGGTAGATACTACTCTAAAGATTTATGGGAACGCGAAATAGACAAATATATGTCTAGCGTTAAAGAAAAACGTGCTCTAGGTGAACTAGATCACCCTGAATCCTCTATCATCAACCTAAAAAATGTTTCCCATAATATCTCAGAAATTTGGTGGGATGGAGATAACGTAATGGGTAAAATTGAAATATTACCTACCCCATCAGGAAACATTTTAAAAGCACTTATTGATAGTGGTATTAATGTTGGAGTATCTTCTCGTGGTATGGGATCATTACAAGAGGAAAAAGGCCTATTAGTGGTACAAAACGATTTTGATCTATTATGTTGGGATTTTGTCTCTACACCTTCAAACCCAGGATCATATATGTCTCCACTTAGAGAAGGTTTAGAACAACCAACAACAAATCAATATTCTAAAGTAAATTCAATAGTGACTGAAATTCTTTGCTCGCAAGGAGTGTGTCCTATTTGGTAAAAATATGCAAACCGGTACAGAAATTGCTTCCTTCGGGGAGCTTTTTTTGTCTCTTGCGATTTTGACATTCTATATACATACATATAATATGAATATGCTGTCTCTTATACAGTATCAATTAAATAATTTCTATTACGTTTCTTAATAAACGTACTTTCCCAACAAAAAAATAAATTTAGGAAAAATGGCAACAAACAGAGATTTGCTTAAAGAAGCAATCGCAGACGCTAAAGCTGTTAAAGACATGGCTATAGCAAACGCAAAAGCAGCTCTAGAGGAATCATTCACTCCACAATTGAAATCTATGCTCTCTGCTAAACTCCAAGAAATGGAATTAGAAGAGGATGAATTAGAAGAAGATTTTGGAAAATTCTCAGACGACGGAGAAAACCCAGACTCATCAATGTTTAAAAAAGCACTTGACGAAGAAGGTGAGTTAGAAGAAGAATTGAATTTAGATGAATTACTTAACGAGCTAAACGAAGAAGAAGAGGAAGAAGACATGGAGTCTGAAGAATCTGAAGAATCTGAAGAAAAAGAAGGTGAACCACTTGATCTTGAAGACATGACAGATGAAGATCTTAAAAAAATGATCGAAGATGTTATCGCTGATATGATGAGTTCTGGTGAACTAGATCTTGAAGCTGGTGAAGCTGAAGAGTCTGAAGAAATGGAACCTGAAATGGAAATGGGTGAAGAAGAAGAGGAAATCAACCTTGATGAACTACTTGCTGAAATCGCTTCTCTTGAAGAAGATGAAATGAAAGACGAAGGTATGATGTATGAGGAAGAATTAGAAGAAGATTATGGAAATATTGCTGTATCTATGTCTGAATTCTTACCTGCTATCCTTGCTGCATTTGGTGTAGTTGGAGCAGCAGCTACTTCTACAATTGCTCAAATTAAGAAAGCAAAAAATAAAGGAGAAGTTAAAAACATCATCGATAAAGTAAAATCTGAAGCTAAACCAGAAGTTTCTGAAGAATTATCTGAAGCTTATTCTACAATCGAATCTCTTCGTAAAGATTTAAATGAAGTTAATTTGTTAAATGCTAAATTGCTTTACACAAATAAAATCTTCAAAGCGAAAAACTTGACTGAAAGTCAAAAAATAAACGTACTTGGTATGTTTGATAAAGCAACTACTGTAAAAGAAACTAAATTGGTGTTTGAAACTTTAAGCGAAGGTCTTAAAACAAAACCAACATCACTTAAAGAAAACTTAGGTAGCGCTTCTAAAACATTAGGTACTACAAACACAAAACAACCAATTGTTGAATCTGATCCAATGGTGGCTCGATTCCAAAAATTGGCAGGTATTAAATAATTTTTTCATTTTAAAAAACAAAAACAATGTCAAACATTAATTCATTACTAGAAAGCTCTGCAAGCGGTTGGAAAAACATGCAGAGTGATGCAGCAAGAATGGCTGCAAAATGGGGTAAGACAGGTTTGTTGGAAGGCCTTGGAAACGAGGTTGAGAAAAACAACATGGCTATGATCCTTGAAAACCAAGCAAAACAACTTGTTGTTGAAACTTCAACTAACACTGCTGGAGTAGGTGGTACATTTACAGTTGGTGCAGGTGCACAGTGGGCTGGAGTTGCTCTTCCATTGGTACGTAAGGTATTCGGTGCGATTTCTTCAAAAGAATTCGTTTCTGTACAACCTATGAACTTGCCTTCTGGACTTGTATTCTTCCTAGATTTCCAATATGACCAAGCAAAACAATTGAAGTTTGGTGGAGTAGGTGAAGTATTTACATCTCCTTCTTCAATGTACGGTAACACTAACCCTGGTGCTGGTGTTGACCCTGAAGGTGGTCTTTACGGAGCAGGTCGTTTCGGATACTCAATCAACCAATTCTCAGCTTCAGTTACTGGATCTGAATGGTCAATCCAAAGAGGTGATGCAACTTGGGCTATGGTTAACTACGATGCTGAATTATCTGCTTCAGTTGCTGCTGGTAGTCTTATTTCATACATCGATGTACCAACAGGTTCATTGAACAGCCCAGATCTTGAAGGTGTTCGTGCATTTGCTGCTCTTTCAGGTTCATACTCTGCAAATACATTACTTCCACAATACACTAAAGTTGTTGGTGGTGCTATTCGTTTTGTATACAACACTCCATCTGTTGGACCTATCACAGGAAAACTTGTTGTTTACTACAACGTACAACCAAAAGATAACTACAGAGGTGATTTCGAAGACCAATCAGGAAATGCTGGTGGTTATCCAAACGCACAATCTACATCTGCTGATGCTTTAGCTATCCCACAAATTGACGTTAAATTGAAATCAGAAGCTATCGTTGCTAAAACTCGTAAGTTGAAAGCACAATGGACACCTGAATTCGCACAAGATTTGAACGCTTACCAAGCACTTGATGCTGAAGCTGAATTGACATCTATCATGTCTGAGTACATTTCATTGGAAATTGACCTTGAAGTACTTGATATGTTGATCCAAGACGCTTCTGCTGCAGATGAGTGGTGGTCAGCTGTAAATAACCGTTCATTGAATTCTGCTAACACAGGATATGATAACCTTGGATTCTACAATACACAAGGTCAGTGGTTCCAAACTTTGGGTACGAAATTCCAAAAAGTAAGCAACAAAATCCACCAGAAAACTCTACGTGGAGGTGCTAACTTCATGGTTGTTTCTCCTACAGTTGCTACTGTTCTTGAGTCAATCCCAGGATTCGCTTCAACTTCAGATGGTGAAGCTACTAAAATGTCTTACGCATTCGGTATCCAAAAATCAGGTCAATTGAATAACCGTTTCACAGTTTATAAGAATCCTTATATGACTGAGAACGTTATCTTGATGGGTTATAGAGGATCTCAGTTCCTTGAAACAGGTGCTGTATTTGCTCCATACATTCCGTTAATCATGACTCCACTTGTGTACGATCCAGACACATTTACTCCACGTAAAGGTCTCTTAACTCGTTACGCTAAGAAAATGATAAGACCTGAGTTTTATGGACGTGTATTTGTAAATGATCTAGCATCTATCTAATCATAATACAAACATTTTCTAAAGAGCCTGGTGAAAGCCAGGCTTTTTTTGTATCTTACTAATATGTATACACGATATGCTAGACAAACAGTAGGATGAAAAAAATATACAATAAAAAAGTTATACAATATTCGTTAGATGGGACAGTTATTGACATTTTCCCAACACCTCAATTAGCCACCCATATAGTAAACTATGATTCTATTATAAACTGTTGTAAAGGAAAATACAAAACAGCAGGAGGATATATATGGCGGTTTGAAGGAGATTCATTCAATATTTCATATTCAAAACAAATAGATGGACCCAACCATATATGTAATATCTGTGGTTCTTCCGAAACTATACGCTCCATGAGTATGCACTTAAAGTGGGTCCATAATATATCAACAGAAGAATATGTAACCCAACACGGGGAATTTCGCCCCAAACAACTCAAAGCAAAAACCTCACAAAACCCTAAATTCACCTGCCAAGAATGTGGAGAAATCCTATCTAGCAATAGACACCTAATGTTCCATATTAACAAAAAACACCCAGAAACCACCAAAAGTGAATATATCATAAAACATATGTTAGATGGAAATGATCCTTTATGTAAATGTGGGTGTGGTGAGAAAGTAAACATATTGATAAATGGAAGAAATTGTGACCTTGGTAAAGATATATACCATAGAGATTATATAAAAGGACATGTCGATTGGGATGTGTTTTCTAGTGTTGGTAAACAATCCAAAGAAGAAATAGAGCTTCTTGAATATGTGCAATCTATATATGATGGGGAAATACAAACCAACCTCAAGGGTATAGTACCTCGTAATGAAATAGACATATTTTTCCCTGAATTGTCTATAGGTATAGAATACAATGGTCTTTACTGGCATTCTGAAAAAGGGGGGCGCATGAAAGACTATCACATTAACAAAACAAATCATTGTCTCGCTCAAAACATCCACCTTATCCAAATATTCTCAGATGAATGGCTAAACAAAAAAGACATTGTAAAAGCCAAACTGCAATCCATATTGAAACAATCGCCAAAATCCCATACAATATACGCCCGTAAATGTCATATAGAAGAAATATCATCCAAACAAAAAAATGAATTTCTCAACAACCATCACATACAAGGAGAAGATAGAAGTTCTATCAAATTGGGTCTATTTAATAGAGGTGAACTAGTAGCAGTTATGACATTTTCACACCCACGTGTATCTCTAGGAGCAACTCCAACCCCTGATGTATATGAATTGTCAAGATATGCCTCTTCATTTAACGTTGTTGGAGGTGCATCCAAACTCATTAAATTCTTTCAAAATACATACAACCCAACACAAATATACTCGTATTCTGATAACAGATGGACAAACCCAAACAAAAATATGTATTTGGTTATAGGTTTTTCTAAAACAGGAACCTCGTCTCCCGGATATTTTTACACAAAAAATTACTTAACACGAATCCATAGGTATAATTTCACAAAATACCATCTGAAGAAACTAGGAGCAGATACAGAAAATAAAACAGAACGCCAAATTATGGAAGAAATGGGATATACTAGAGTATGGGACTGTGGTTCTACCAAATATGTTTTGTATCTATGATACTATACTATATATTTATACACAAATAACGTTATATGTCCGATTTTAATAGAACGCCACAGGCGCAAGAGGTTTTTAAAGCAAAAAGAAAACCCAAAGGTCCAATCAAATTTGAAATTTCGTTAAACGAAGAGCAAAAGCGAGCTAAAGAGCAAATCCTAAACAATACTGTTACAGTACTAAAAGGTAAAGCAGGTTCGGGTAAATCTTTACTAGCAGCTAATGTTGCACTTGATATGCTCTTTAGTAGAGAAATAGAGAAAATAATCATCACACGCCCCACAGTAGTAGCAGGACAAGACATCGGCTTTTTACCCGGTGATGTAAACGAGAAACTAGCCCCATTTACTGCCCCAGTGTACGAGAATATGCACCGTTTATACAACAAAGAGAAAATTGAAAAATGTATAGCGGAAGGCGAGATCGAAATTGTACCTGTATCTTTTATGCGAGGTAGAAACTTTACAAACTGTTTAGTAGTGGTGGATGAAGCACAAAACTTAACAGACAACCAAACTGAACTACTTTTAACACGTATATGCTATGGTTCCAAAATGGTATTTTGTGGAGATGGAGCTCAAGTTGACTTGAAAGACAGAAAAACTTCTGGATTTGACATTGTATGTAAACATATGAAAGATGTACCTGGGTTTGGTGTTGTAACATTGCAAACAAATCATAGACACGAGATAGTAGATCATATTTTGGAGGTGTATAGAGATATTAGAGGATAAATATTGACTAGGAGGTATTTTTAGATATTTATAACAAAAAATAGAAATGGCTTCTACCTTAACTCCATCAACATTTAAAATTAAAATTACAGAAGAGCAAGTTGTTCGCAATAATGTAATTAAAAACGAAGTAGTTCATTCTATCCAAAACGTTACCAACGTTGACCATAGAATAGTAACATGCCCTAACTCTTCCTCAATTAATATATTTAATATAAATGGAGTAAACCCAGGAGCAGGTACATTCCCTTCAAGTAGTTTACAATATGTTCGAATTACCAATTTGGATGATACAAACAGTATTGCAATTACATTAAGTGGATCTCAAGGACAATTTACACAAGAATTGACACCAAGCAACACTTTATTTCTAGCCGGTTCTCAAATTACCTCAAGTAACTTTAATGGTACTTTTGGAGACAATATAGAATTTGTTACAGCGTATGCACTTAGTGGTAGTGTAGATGTTGAGTATGTACTAATAAACGCTTAAACATATGAATATTCCAATTTGGCCAGGCTCGAGCTCATTTCAACCCGGAGAAACTCCGTTTGGGTTCTACGATAATGATCCTCAATTTCAAGCAGACGCAGATAAATTTGCTGTATTTGCCTCACGTAGATTGGGATATCCAATAGTTGAAATAGAACTACAGGATATCAATTTTTATGCAGCGTTTGAGGAAGCAATTACCACTTACGGAAACGAATTATATGCATACCAAGCACAAGAGAATTTCTTGTCTTTTCAAGGTGCTCCTTTAACAATAGAATCCGCAAACAACAGTTTACCACAACCAAACCTAGCAACTATAGTTCGTTTAGCTGATCAATATGGAGTTGAAGCTGGTGTTGGTGGAACAGTTTCCTACTATTCAGGATCAATTCAATTAACACCAGGACAACAAAACTATAATTTGACTGAATGGGCACTGGAATTGGGTATAGCTGAAGGTGATCTTGAAATTAAACGTGTATACTACGAAGCACCACCTGCAATCGTACGATACTTTGATCCATACGCTGGTACAGGTACAGGGATGATGCAATTATTGGATAGTTTTGGATTCGGTGGATATTCACCTGCCATCAACTTTTTGATGATGCCAATGAACTATGACTTGCAGAAACTACAAGCTATTGAATTTAACGATCAAATTAGAAAGTCACAATATTCTTTTGAACTAGTAAACAACCATTTGAAAATATTCCCTATACCAGGAAACTTCCAAACCAAACTATGGGTACAATATATTAAAAAATCAGATAGAAACAATCCATATGTAAATAATGCAGCTAATGGAGGTTCAATTACAAATATTTCACAAGTACCATATTCTAATCCAACATATTCTCAAATTAACTCAATTGGTAGACAATGGATATTTGAGTATGCTTTAGCTGTAGTTAAAGAAATTTTGGGGTATGTTAGGGGAAAATATTCATCTATACCTATTCCAAACGCGGAAGTAACGCTTAACCAAAGTGATTTGATTGCTTCGGCGACAGCGGATCGTGATGCGCTTATAACGCGTTTACGAGACTATTTTGATAATTCATCCCGTCAAAAACTATTGGAGAGAAAAGCAGCTGAAGCTGAATTTTTGAAACAGGAACTCAACAATGTTCCATGGCCTATATTCATTGGATAAATAAGATAACATGGCATTATTTGGATCTGCAAGAGATATTTCACTTTTTAGACACCTCAACCGCGAGTTGCTATGGGATGTTATCACACAACAATGTGTTTACTATAAATTGAATTTAACTCAAACCAAAGTAAACATGTATGGTGAATCAGCAGGTGAGAAATTCTATGAAGCACCTGTACTCTTTAATGCACTTATATCTAGAGAAGCCCAAACCAACCCAATAGATGAATTCGGTGTAGATTTCTCATGGAATACTGAATTTAGATTCTTCTTGGATGATTTGGTTGATGCAAATCTAGTACCTGAAGTAGGAGATATCATCATGTACCAAGAAGGATACTATGAAGTAGATAACACAAATGCCAACCAATACTTTGTAGGTAAAAACCCTGCATACCCTAACTACGATGACAATGGAAATAACCCATTGAACCCAGGATTGGAAAACTTTGGCTCAAGTATTTCTGTAATATGTCAAGCACATTATGTACCTGCTGATCGTGTAGCAATAACTCGTGAACGTTTATAATATGGCAGATTTTCCAACAAACCAACCACGTAAATATCTAAACCAATTTAAAAATAGAAATGTGGTTTCAACCACCATTGATATTTCGGGAGATGTTTTGGCTATGATGGGAGATGTTACAAATGTTATATCTCAAATTACTTCCTCATTTACATTTGTATCCCAATCCCTCAAAGATATATCTGGCTCTTTTGTTTCACAAAGTATACAAATTGGAAATTTAGAGACAACTGCTCGCTCAATCGGATCAAACAAATTGTTTTCAAACAAAGAAATTCCTACGGGAAATATTGATGGAATTAACACAACATATACACTTTTACATAAACCTATTTTAGGTAGCGATCATATTTATTTAAATGGCGTTCTTATTGAGGACAAAGACAACGACTATTCCATATCTGGCTCTCTCATTACCTTTTCGAATCCACTATTGCCTGGAATGAAACTTCGTTGCACATACTACTACCAAGATTCTTCCCCTGTAAAAGTATTTAAAGACAAAGAACAACCTAGTGGAAGTATTGACGGGAATAACATGACCTTTACATTAAACCATACACCCGTTGAGGAAAGTGAGCACATATATTTGAATGGTGTATTGCAAGAGAGCGGTGGAGATTACAATATATCTAGCTCCGTAATTACGTTCATGGATGCACCTTTATCCACAATGAAACTTCGTTGTACGTACTATTATATTTTATAGAAATCCTTCATACGTATAATAAAACAAGACTATTTAGATGAATCCAGAAGTATATTCAACATCAGATTTATATTTAACAGCCTACCTTAAGATCAAGGGGCACAAATTCACCGTAGAAAAATCAAGCAAAAAATCTACATTCGTATTTGTATCTAGTCCCGAACTACTATCCCATGTAGATGAGTATTTAACAGAAACGGGTTCGTGCGAACCTTTGGCTTATACAAACGCCATAAAGAACCTTAAAAACCTCTTATTTAACAGGTAATATTTTCCTTTATAGGATTTTATTGTCAAAAATTTAAGGGAAACACTCTGGTTCACACTTTTATTTATTTATTTAACTGTTTAAAACTTAAAAAAAATGGCAGAAACTAAAATTGTCTTAAATAGACAGTCCGATTTAATATTGGACAACGCACAAATTACTGCCCCAGTTGGTATCGTCGTTGCTGATATCGATGGTTTACAATCCGTTGTAACATCCATTGATACTCAAGCTAGCGTTGATATGTCCGCTGAGGTATCTAACCGTATCGCTGGTGATGCATCTGTAGCTGCAGATCTTTCTTCTGAAGCATCTAGCCGCGCAGCAGCAGTATCTGCTGAAGCATCTTCTCGTGTTGCTGGTGACGAATCACTTGCAGCTAACCTTTCTACAGAAGTAGCTAACCGTATCGCAGACGTTGACGCTGAGGAATCACGTGCAATTGTTGCTGAAACTTCATTACAAAATAACATTGATGCTGAAGCATCTTTACGTATTGTTGGTGATGAGTCAGTAGCGGCTGCAATGAGTGTAGCTGATGCTTCTATCAACACAGCATTGTCTGCAGAAGTATCTCGTGCAACAAGTGCAGAAACTTCATTAAACACTAAAGTAGATTACGTTATCTCTAACGTTGATCCTGCAGCAATTGATTCATTGACTGAAATCGTTGGAGCGTTCCAATCAGCTGATGGTGACCTAAATGGTGCTATCACATCTTTGGCTACTGCAGCAACAACAGCTGTTGATAATGAAGCATCTATTCGTTTGGCTGCTGACCAGTCAATCGCAGGTGATCTTTCTTCAGAAATCGCTGACCGCGAATCTGCAGTATCTTTGGAAGAAGCTGCTCGTATTTCAGGTGACGCTTCAGTTAACGCTGATTTGTCTACAGAAACAGCAAACCGTGAAGCTGCAGTATCTGCTGAAGCATCTCGTGCTACAGCTGCTGAAGGTTCATTGGCTTCTGATTTGTCTTCTGAAATTGCTCGTGCTGCAAGCGCTGAGTATTCATTGGAAATGTATGTTGATGAAATGGACAGCTCATTGATGGAACAAATGTCAATTGCTGATGCATCTGTAGTTGCTGTAGCTGACTACAAACTTGTTCAAGAACAAGAAGGTCGTGTTGCTGCTGACGCTTCAATCGCTGCTAACTTGTCAACTGAAATCGTTGATAGAACATCTGCAGTATCTGCTGAGGAATCTGCAAGAGTATCAGGTGATGCTTCAATTGCTGCTGGTCTTTCAACTGAACTAGTTGATCGTGCTGCTGCAGTATCTGCTGAAGCTTCAACTCGTTTGGCTGCTGACCAATCAATCACTGCTGACCTATCTTCAGAAACTTCTGCTCGTATTGCAGACGTTGACGCTGAAGAATCTCGTGCAATCGCTGCTGAAGGTTCATTAGCTACAGCAATGGCTGCTGCTGATTCAGCTGAGGCTTCTATCCGTTTAGCTGCTGATGCTTCTATCGCATCTAACCTTTCAACAGAAATCGTTGATCGTGCTGCTGCAGTATCTGCTGAAGCTTCTGCTCGTGTTGCTGGTGACGCTTCTATCGCATCTAACCTTTCTTCTGAACTAGTTGATAGAGCTGCTGCAGTATCTGCTGAAGCATCTTCAAGAGTATCTGGTGATGCATCTCTTGCATCTGACTTGTCTGCTGAAGCATCTCGTGCTACAGCTGCTGAAGGTTCATTGGAAACTAAAATTGGTACTGACCTATCAAACGCTAACGCATCTGTAGATTCAGCTATTTCTGCTGAAGCATCTACAAGAGTAGTTGGTGAAATTTCACTTCAAAACAATATCGACGCTGAAGCATCGCTTCGTATCGCTGATGTTGACGCTGAAGAATCAAGAGCTATCGCTGCTGAAGGTTCATTGGCTTCTAATTTGTCTGCTGAAGCATCTCGTGCTACAAGTGCTGAATTGTCATTGAATACAAAAGTTGATTTTGTAATCTCTAACACAGACCCTGCTGCAATTGATTCATTGACTGAGATTGTTGGAGCATTCCAAAGCGCAGATGGCGACTTGAACGGAGCTATCACTTCATTGGCTACTGCAGCTACTGCAGCTGTTGACAATGAGGCATCTATCCGTTTGGCCGCTGATAATTCAATTGCTGGAGACCTATCTTCAGAAATCGCTGACCGTGAAGCTGCTATCTCTACTGAAGAGGTTGCACGTATCTCAGGTGATGCATCTGTTGCTCTTGACTTGTCAAGTGAAATTGAAGCTCGTATCTCTGATGTTAACGCTGAGGAAACAAGAGCAATGTCTGCTGAAGCAGTATTGACTTCTGATTTGTCTTCTGAGATTGCTAACCGTGAATCTGCTGTATCTACAGAAGCATCTTTACGTGTTGCTGCTGATGGTTCATTGGCATCTGACTTGTCTGCTGAAACATCTGCTCGTATCGCTGACGTTGACGCTGAAGAATCAAGAGCTATTGCTGCTGAAGGTTCAATCGCTGCAAACCTTTCAACTGAAATCGTTGATAGAGCTGCTGCTGTATCTGCTGAAGAATCATCACGTATCGCTGGTGATGAATCATTGTCAACTGAAATATCTTCACAAGTTGTTTCACTTACATCTGTTGACACTTCATTGGAAGCTCAATTGTCTTCTGACATTGATAGTTTAGCTGATGTTGATAACGCTACAATCAGTCTTGACACTGCAACTAACACAATCCGTTTGAAAGCTGCTATTGCTGCTCCTGCATCTGGAATGTACACATTCAACAGTAATGTTGAAGTTAGTGATACATTAACTGTTGGTGGTGTTGACGTGATGGCGGCTATTTCTTCTGAAGTATCTCGTGCTGAAGCAGCTGAGGATTCATTGGAAGTTGCATTGTCTACTGAAGTATCTTACCTAATCGCTAACACAGATCTTACATCAATTGATTCATTTGCTGAAATTTCAACTGAATTGTCAGCATTGGTGGATGATGTTGAAGCAATTTACTTCAAGAGAGCATCTTACACTGGGGCTATCAATGGAACAAACGTTGAGTTTCAATTGGAAACTGGTATTAGAGCTGGCTCAGATACAGTATACCTAAACGGTCTATTACAAGAGGCTGGTGTAGATTACACCTATAGTGGGGGTGGTACATTTAATTTTACTTCAGCACCTGAAACAGGTGATAAAGTAGTGATCTACGGAGTATATTAATCCATAACGATTAAAACAAGATAAAGGGAGGATGAAATACTCCTCCCAATATCTAAACAAAATTACATCAAGGGGGACGCTCCTTGATGTTTTTTAAATAATTATAATAAATTAAACGTTTAAAAAAATAAAAAACTATGGCAACATTCATAACATCCAAAGCAGTTGGTCAAGACATTACCATTTATGTTCAAACATCAACAGGATATTGGAAATATAATCACGATGGATCTGATTCAAGTGTATTTAACCAATATAGTGGTAATCAAACTATTACTGTAGCAAATGCAAATGGTGAATTCACAATCATTCCATGTTTATCTGATGGAACAGTTAGTGGGAATATAACTTATTTGTATTTATATGATAACCAATTAACCTCATTTAATGGTACAGGTCTATCAGGTTTAAATTATTTGGATTTAGGTAATAACCAATTAACCTCATTTAATGGTACAGGTCTATCAGGTTTAAATTATTTGGTTTTATTTGGTAACCTCTTAACATCATTAGATGTTTCTCCTATGGTATCCTTAACTAATTTATATTTGGCCGATGCATATGGAACATTAACTAACCCAATGACTGCGGTATCCAACAATTCAATATTGGATCAACTTAATGCCAATGGTGTTGAAAATGGTCAATTCTTTACAATCAATGGTAGAACATCGGCTGGAACAGCAGATTACGATGCGTTGGTAGGTAAAGGATGGAATTTAATTGGTTTAGATTTAACTGGAGGTAACGGAGGAATCAACATAACAGGAAAACTCCGAATCAAAGGTGCAACTACAATCGGTTAATCAAACAATGGAAATCAAAGTTTTAAATCTTAAAACCGAAACAAAAAGAAGAGAGTATATGAAGTCCCAATTATCTGGGGCTTCATTCTCCTTTTTTGAAGCATTGTCCCCAAAGGATATTGATGAAAAGTTATTTGAAAATAAACCTGAATTATTATCAAGAGAGGCAGTCGCAACATTTGAATCACATAGAAAAATAATTGGTTCTTGTAAAGGTGTACCATTACTAATTTTAGAAGATGATTCAACTCCAAGAGATAACAATTATCTAAATCATATTGATGAACTATTAAAAACAGAACATCAATGGGATATAATGGTTATTGGGTATTTTCCACACCACGAAGACTTTAGTAAAAAAGAGATTTGTGATACGTTTGTTAAACTCAATAGATTTATTGGAATGCACGGATATATTATAAACCCATTAAGTGTTAATAAAATATTAGATCAATTAGGTGAACCAATAACACACGTTGATTATAGAATTGCGGAGTTGATAGCAAATGATGATATCATTGGAATATTTAGTAAAAAAATAATATTTCGTCAAAATAACTGGGATTTTAAAACACAAATACCAAAAGCAAGAGACATTTTAAAAAATGGAGAAAATAAATAAAATATTTCAAATAGGGTTTAACAAATGTGGAACCTTATCCATACATCACTTCTTTGAAGAAAATGGCTTACAGTCAATTCATTGGGGTATGAGTATGTTAGCAACAACCATTAAAAGAAACCACGAAACAAATCAACCACTTTTAAGAGGATACGAGGATTATGATTGTTTTACAGATATGGAAGAAGTACAAAGTAACACATTCATATATCTAACCCACTTTAAAGAATTGGATAAACAATACCCAAACTCAAAATTTATCTTAAACCTAAGACCAGTAGATAAATGGATACAATCAAGAATCAAACATCAAAACTATCTTAAAGTTTTTCAAAGAATAACAGGGTTGGATGAAAATGGTGTTATTGAACATTGGAAAAAACAATGGAACGACCATATAACTTCAGTTCAAGAATACTTTAAAGACAGACCAAAAGATTTACTAGTGTTTGATATTGAAAGTGAATCACATAAATTAATAGAGTTTTTCTCTGAATATATTGAAATAAAATCCACTCAATTTGGACACCATAATAAAACCGAAAATTAAAAACAATGTTAGTATCTCATAAACACAAATTCATTTTTATCAAAAGTATAAAGACAGCAGGAACAAGTACTGAAATATTTTTAGAACCATATTGTGTATCTCACATAGAGGAAAGTCACGGTAGAGAAATGACCCAAACCGAAGAAGGTATAATCGGAACTAGAATGAATCAGATGTTAGCTGAAATGTCAGAGTTCTATAACCATATGCCACCATACAAAATAAAAAATAGTATTGGTGAGGAAAAATTCAATTCATATACAAAAATTATAAATGTTAGAAACCCATTTGATATGATGGTTAGTCATTACTATTTCAAACCAACATTTGATTTATATAGTAGAGTTGAAATGTCTTTTGAGGATTATCTATTAACAACTAATGTGGTTGAGGATTTGTCTAAAAAATATTGGGATCTAATGTATATTGATAATCAATTTATCGTTGATGAGATTGTAAGATTTGAAAACTTGGATAGTGATATAAACAAACTATTGATTAAGTTAAATCTACCCGAACCAACAAGAGAATTATCTGAATATAAAAAGAATAAAAGAAGACCCGATAAAGATTGGAAAAAAATGTATACAGAGGAGACAAAAAACTTAGTTGAAAAACACTTTAAATTTTATATGGATTTATTTGACTACCAGTTTTAATGAAACATAGAAAAAAGGGAACGCAAACGCGTTCCCTTCCTTTTCCCTACATATATTCTACAAGTTATCGTACAAGTTTGTACTTGGATTGTATACCAACCCATGGTTTCCACCATTAAACAAATTCTCAATTAGCTTATCGTATGTTTTAACAATATCCATATTGTCTGCATGGTAACGTTGCAACACTTTATCGTTACGCTCATCATATGCATCTATATTCTTATCGTGCTCTGTTAAAATATAATCCAATTGTTTAGCAGCATCTATTGTATCTGAACCTTCATAATAGTAGCCAAGATCCTTACACATCGGAGCATTATGCAACACTGGATACCCTAAAAAGGCAGCATCCAAATACAAGTAATTCAGTGGGTTCAATATTTGATGACAAATCAACACATCCAAATGTTGAGTTAACATATATGCTGTTTGATAACGCGATTCAGCAGAAATCTTATTGTCTTTATATAAATCAAACGTGGCAATCATGGCTAGAAACTCTTTATGTGATTTGACTTTCTCAGAGTTTGTGATACGAAGTTTATCTATATGTTCTTTACCAATATCTCCACGATAGCACTCCTCCGCAATCATAGTTGGAATCAAACTAAACTTAACGATATTCAAATTCGGCTCCATGATACCTAATATTTTCTTGTCTTTGCCAATCTCGTATTGCCATGATTTTTTGTATGTTCCACGTTTGAAACCTTTCTCAATATCCGTTACACTTTCTAAAAGAAACTTGTGATGCCAAATGAACGGAACAATAAGAGCGTTTGTACGATATAGTGTATGGTAGTAACCGCGGTTAACCTCATCCTGTTGTGGTATGTACCATATCTCATCGTACACTTCATCAAACTGGTAAGATTTGTTTGGATTTTCACCAAACAAAATATTTTCCATAGCAATCACATAGTTGTTTCCACATTTGTAGGCAACAATCTTTTTGTTAGCACCTGATTTTTTAAACGAATCGATTTGGTGGTTGTGGATTTGTGCACCCATAACCACAAGCAAATCCATCTCCAAATACTTGTCCTCAAAGTAGCTTACATCTATATCGTTCAAGTAAGATGGTTTAGTGGAAAAATCTGCTTTCAAGGTATTTAATAGATGCACCTCATAGTTCTTCTCGGAATTCTTCAACATGTGGATCATCATCAACACATTCTGTTTGATACCATTTGTCCAGATAGATTCCTTGTTGTCTTTTAAACCCAACGTGATACCAATCTTGATAGTTTGGGGTTTGCTTACTTGCTTGTTTTTCTTCTTTTTAGATTTTGCTGCCATGTTTTTCTGCAAATTGGTTAATTAAAAATTGTTTTTCTTGTTCTGTTTTAGCGTGTGCATACAACCATATGAAAGACCCTTCAATGTTCTTGAGTTTATCTTTCTTCTTGTCTATTTTGACCTTTAAAATTTCTTTATCTTCCCCATCCACTGAATGCTCTATTTGCAATTTAGAGCATATCTCAAATAAAGTAAACAAGTCAAATTCCTCTGCCGCTACTGTTGCGCGCATATACAAATCAACTAGTTCCTCTGAATTTACCTTATCGGGGTGTGTGATTTTAGCTATCTCTCTATAGAGTTTCTTAACCTTGTCTCTAGTGGAAGGATCCACTGTGGAAGGATCTATCTTTTCCTTTTTGGGTGGTGGAGCATCTTGCTCCTCTTGTGGAGGCGGTGGAGGCGGTTCAGGTAATGCACCTGTAATCTCGCGTACTTTATTTAAAAACTCCATCTTGTTAGTGTCCACAACTTCCAACTTATATTCCTCATCCAGTAGCAAAAAACTATATTCTTGGAGCAGTTTTTGTATCTCAAGTTGTTCTAGTTTTTTACTCATGTTTATCCATTTACTATAAATATTTATAATCGTATTATATTTATAACCTGATATGCCACAATACAGAAGACCTACACCAAAGTCACAAAAAGAAATCTCCAACGAGCAAGTTAACCCGTATGTTAACCCGGAGAATGGCGAGACTCTGGGAAATCCTAACATGCCTTCTGACTTTAGACAATTTACCCCAAATGAGCAAAATGGAGTAGACTTTAACAGATCTGAAAAGCTATCATTCAAAGACGATACAACAAAACCATTTACCATCGGTATACAGGATATAGACGAATCTGTTCTATATTACGTGGAAAATGTTATCAAACCGTTTGTTCACCAAAATGGTGTACGCATACCTGTTCCGTTGATATACGGCGCTCCCGAAAAGTGGAAATCTGTTCAAAAAGACGGATACTACAAAGATGTGAATGGGAAAATCATGTCCCCGATCATGATGTTTAAGCGCGATAGTATGGAGCCAAATAAATCCATATCAAACAAACTAGATGCTAACCAACCACATCTATATACTTCGTGGCAAAAAACATATAACCCAAAAAATTCATACTCTAACTTTGACTTGCTTAACAATAGAGTACCTACACAGCAATATGTAGTTAACATTATACCAGACTATGTTACATTAACATATAGTTTTATTATACAAACATACTACATTGAACAATTAAACAAAATAGTTGAAGCTATCAACTATGCTTCCAATTCATATTGGGGAGATCCGGAACGCTTTAAATTCAAAGCAAACATCAATGGATTCAACTCAATCACAGAGTTGAGACAAGACGATGAGCGTATAGTACGCAGCTCATTTACTTTAGTTTTAAATGGATACATCATACCAGATACAATCCAAAAAGATATGACTGCTATCAAGAAATATAACAGTAAATCAAAGGTTACTATTGGAACAGAAACAGTTGTGAATCTACCAAATACTAACCCAACATCATCTAGAATATGATGCGATTTACAAATACTTATAACTAAAACAGATGGCAAAAATACTCGACAAATCATCCATTGTATCCCTAGGTGTAGTTAGACCGTGGCATGTATCCCAATCTGTGGATGCATTTACTGGTATAGAGGCATATGACATTACCATATCTGGATCTTTAACTGTAACTGGATCAACTCAACTTAATATTGGAACAAATGTATTCTTGATCTCGTCCGGTAGCATTCCATTTTTAAAAGTAGATTCACAAGGACAAACCACAATTTCGGGTAGTGCTTCTGATTTGTTTCTAATCAAAAATGCTGTTGGAACATCTGTTTTAGCGGTATCTCAAAGTGGTATGGTAACACTATCCACACAATCACTAACATTAACAAACCCGGCACCAAATGGTGCAATATACTTCACATCAGGTGCGCTATATATAGGACTTGATTAATATATATAACATATAGAATATTAATAAACTAGAAAAAAAGAAAAAATGGCAGAATGGAAAAAAGTTGTTGTCTCGGGTAGTGATATATCGCAACTCAACAATGACGTAAATTATTTAATTCAAGGGCAAGATGGAGCTTATTTAACAGGCTCCTTTAGTGGTTCCTTTATAGGAGATTTTACAGGTACCGCATCATATGCAACATCAGCATCATATGCTAACACTGCAACGAGTGCTTCATACGCTGAAACAGCTACAAGTGCTTCATACTCTGAAACAGCTACAAGCTCTTCATATGCTGAAACATCAACTAGTGCTTCATATGCTGAATCAAGTTCATATGCATTATCTAGTTCATATGCGGACACAGCAACATCTGCTTCATATGCACCTTCCGTATCTCCATTCCCATACACAGGGTCTGCTATTATATCAGGTAGCTTAGAGGTAATTGGATTAACTACTTTGTACAACTCAGGTTCAACAGTATTTGAAGTAAGTGGCTCTAGTGGTGCTCTATTTAGCATAGTAGATGATTTAAGTGGCGATATATTTACAGTTTCAAGTGGCTCAATTGATCTATTCAACATCTCCTCTTCTGGTGATGCTGTTTTGAGCGGATCTTTAACTGTAACTGGTAATATTAAAGGTACGGGTAGTTTAAAACTACAACCTGATTCAAATGATGCTAGATACTTAGAAATCTATAATACAGCTGCTCAAGATACACACATTACAGCAAGCGGCGGTTGGTTATTTTTAGGTGATGATACAACTTATGTAAAAGTTGACAATTACAGTACAAATAATTCAATGGAGTTAAGAGCTGATAATGGAATCTCAGTAACGGGATCATTGGATGTAACTGGTTCCAATATTAATCTTATCACTGAGCAGTGGCAAGTTAGTATAGATAATAACAATTCTCAAATAGTATTTGCCCAATCAGGATCTAGTTTTGAATTATTTGATTTAAACGGTAGTAGAGCTGTTTGGGTTGATAATAGACAATTAAATAATTCTAATGGAGATATAATAGTAGATTGGGAAAATGGTTTATTCTCCGGTTCATTCTCCGGTTCATTCCAAGGTGATGGTAGTGGGTTAACTAATTTACCAACACAATCATTTGAATCTAACCAAATTGCAACAGGATCTGTTACAGGTTCAGTTGATGTAGGTTCAAACTCATTTACACTAGTTTCCGAATCTATCGCTTTAATGAATGTTAGAGCAAATGGTGGATTTGAAAATGGTTTAAATGTAACTGCAAGTGGAGCGTGGAGTCATGCAGAAGGCGTTAATACAGTAGCATCTGGAAATTATTCACACGCAGAAGGTGATACTACAACTGCATCTGGAAATTATTCTCATGCTGAAGGTGGTGGTACAACAGCATCTGGGTATACATCACACGCAGAAGGTAACGGTACAACAGCATCCGGATATGCATCCCACGCAGAAGGTAACGGAACTATAGCATCTGGTTCATGGTCACACGCAGAAGGTAGAGACGCAACGGCATCTGGTTTATATTCACACGCAGAAGGTTATTTAACTATAGCATCTGGTTCATACTCTCATGCTGAAGGTTACCAAACGGTAGCATCTGCAATTGGTTCACACGCAGAAGGTAGTACTACAACAGCATCCGGTGATTATTCACACGCTGAAGGTAATACCACAACAGCATCCGGTAATTATTCACACGCTGAAGGTAATACCACAACAGCATCAGGCAATTATTCCCATGCAGAAGGTAGTAGTACAACAGCATCTGGTTCATACTCACACGCTGAAGGACAAGGAACAACAGCATCCGGCAATTATTCCCATGCAGAAGGTCTTAGTACAACAGCATCTGGTTATAGTTCACACGCTGAAGGACAAGGAACAACAGCATCCGGTAATTATTCACATGCTGAAGGACAAGGAACAACAGCATCCGGTAATTATTCACATGCTGAAGGTTCTGGTACAATAGCATCTGGTTCATTTTCACACGCAGAAGGTGATACATCAATAGCATTAGGTGATTATTCTCACGCTGAAGGTGAAAGTACAGTTGCATATGGTCCTGTATCACACGCTGAAGGTTTACACACTATCGCATCTGGTTCTGGTCAATTAGCAGCGGGTAAATACAACACCCACAACAATCTAGATTCGCTAGTAGTAATTGGTAACGGTGTAGATGATGCAAACAGAAGCGATTTAGCTTTATTCAACTCACAAAGCATCACATTTAACCAACCAGTAACTGGTTCTATATTTACAGGTTCGTTTGTAGGAGATGGTAGTGGATTAACAGGAATATCTGCTTCATACCTAGCAAGTTCAGCGTCAAACGGAACAGGTATCTCAACATTCACATACAATGGTACCTCAAACGTAACAGTTGAAGTATCGGGTGCTTCTGCTTTAAGCTCAAACACACTTACAAAGTGGACAGGAGATGCATTTGCAAACACTAGCATTACGGATGATGGAACGTTAGTTACTTTTTCAACAGACGCTTTATTCCAAGGAGATATTACAGTACAAGGTACAGCATCTTTCCAAAACGCAGAAAATCTGTTAGTGGCAGATAGATTCGTATTGTTTGCTTCTGGCTCAAATGCAACAGGAGATGGTGGTATTGTAGTTCAACAAGGAACCCAAAATATAGGTGAGCTATATGGATATGACAGTGGAGTACAACGTTGGGGATTCACAGGATCGTTCAATGCTACTTCCACTAGCTACGCACCAGAAGCATACATTGCAGCTGTAGTAGATGTAGACGGTGGTCAATCAGATATAGCAAAATACCAGAAAAACGGAAACATCAGAGTATCTGGAAGTGATATTTATATCTACGCTTAATAGAATATTTAAAAAGTTATGAGTATATTAGACAAAATCAACCAAGAATCCCCTTCTCAAAAGGAAGGGGATTTTTCCTTGGAGAAGCACGAAATTGAATTTATATTGTTGCTGCTAAAAGAATCCACCTTTAAAGGGGAACATGTAGAGATACTCTACAATATAGCATATAAACTACAACAACAATATTTAAACAAATGATTGAATTTTCTTTACCCGAATTCCAACTTTTACGAGCAGGGTTGGATTCCATTACTATCAAGGGAGCAGATGCTCAATTTTTGGCTCAACTGCAAATCAAAATAGAACAACAACTACAAGAACTCTCTCAAAGTCCTCCAAAACCATCCAAAAAATAGTTATGCCAAAACAGATATTTTTCCAATCCTCTCTCCCAAGAGCAGGATCCACTCTATTACAAAACATTATAGGACAAAACCCAGACTTTTATGTTACACCAACTTCAGGTGTTTTAGAGCTATTATATGCTGCTAGAGCAAACTATAGTTCATCACCCGAATTCAAAGCACAAGATAGTGAATTGATGCGTCGTGGATTCCAATCGTTTTGCGTATATGCATTGTCTGGATTCTTCAACGGAATCACAAACAAACTATATGTAATGGATAAGTCAAGAGGATGGGGAATACATTATGGATTCTTAAACTCATTTTACCCAGAACCTAAAATTGTATGTATGGTCCGGGATCCTAGAGCTATATATGCTTCTATGGAAAAAAACTATAGAAAGAATCCTGACAAAGATCCTGGTTTTGTTAACCATTCAAAAATGCAAAACACAACTACACAAAAACGTGTAGAAACATGGTCTTCAACACCTCCTGTTGGATTAGCATTTGAGCGCATCCAACAAATGTTGCATGAGGGAATAGGGGAAAAGGTATTGTTTGTAAAATTTGAAGATTTAACATCCAACCCACAACAAACTATGGATAAAATTTATGGATATTTAAATATTTCAACATACCAACACGACTTTGACAATGTAGAACAACTTACAGTAGAGGATGATGAAGTGTATGGAATATATGGTGACCACAACATCAGACAAAAAGTAGAACCAGTACAAAATACATACAAAGAAGTACTAGGAAGTCAAACATGCAATTTTATCAAATCAAAATACGATTGGTTCTTTAAAGAGTTCCGATATATATAATATTTATAACAAAACTATTGTTGGCCGTAAGGAAGTAGGCATATACACGGCATGAGTGTATGTATCTAACCACAATAAAAAAACTAAAATAATATGCCAAGTTGGAAAAAAGTCATCACCTCAGGTAGTGATGCAGAATTAAACTCATTATATGCTCCAAGCATAACAGGATCTTTACATGGAACAGCATCATATGCTCTAAACGCAATTTCCTCTAGCTATGCCCTAACAGCTTCATATTCCAATAACCTACAAATGTCTGGATCCATAAATAATGTGGATTATATTGATTTTAATACAGGCTCAGCTGTACCTGCTTGGAAATCAGGTCGTGTGTTTTGGGATAATGTAGATGGAGCATTATCGGTATATAATGCTGAAGCAGATGTAACATTACAAGTAGGACAGGAAAACTGGACCCGTGTTAGAAACAATACGGGAACAACCGTAACAAATGGTACTGTTGTAAGAATTATAGGATCACAAGGTGATGCCCCTACAATAGAAAGAGCACAATCTATAGCCAAATCAGGTAGTATAAATGTAGATACCCAAATATTAGGTGTTGCAACTCACACTATTGAAGATAGTAGTTTTGGATATGTAACAACACAAGGTCTAGTTCGAGGATTAAACACAAATGTATTTAACGATGGTGATACACTTTTTGTAGGAACAGGCTCATCAGGTGCCTTACAAAATACAGCCCCTTCAGCACCCTATGAAATTATTCCTGTAGGTGTATGTGTGAAAGCATCCCCTGGAACAAGTGGTGTTATATATGTTGCTGTACAACAACCACTTGATTTTTCAGATTTAAGTTCTGTATACAAATCAGGATCTTACAGTTATGGAGATCTTTGGGTATATAAACAAAGTGGCTCTTTTGGAGTATGGGAACATACCAATCAATTAAGTGGATCATACGGAATAACAGGTAGTTTAAATATATCATCTGGAAGTTTAAACATAACATCTGGTTCGCAAACTTTTTCTACAACATTCATATCTCCGGGCTCCGGAAATATTATTAACTTAAATTCCAATGGAAATCTAGGATTAAATGCAGGAACGGCAGCTGGTATTGCTTTTGTTGTTAACAATATATCGCAGGCTATGTATATTACATCTGCCAGTCAAGTATTGATAGGAAATCCTAGAGTTAGTCCACTTGAAAGCGGAAGTGCAACACTTCATGTAACAAATGTTGGTACACGCAACTCATTCTTAGTAGAAGATTCAACCAATCCAGATACAACACCATTTGTTATTGATGCTTCTGGTAACGTTGGTATAGGAACAACTACACCCTCCGTTAAATTACATGTTTCCGGAGGTCCTGCTATATTAAGACTTGAAGGAACAGATCACATGTTCCAAGAATTCTATCCTCAAAGTGGTGGAACTCGATTTGGATATTTAGGATACAGCAGTTCTGGGTCAACAGATTTAAGATTATTTAACCAACCCATAGGAGGCAGAATGTTATTTGCAACGGAAAATTTAATCCGTATGTCAATACAAGCTAATGGAAATGTTGGGGTCGGAGTAAGTCTTCCTACTGAAGTTAATGCTAAATTCCATGTAAATAATACCTCAACATCAGCATCATTCCTAGTTGAAGATTCCACAAATCCAGATGCAACGCCATTTATAATTGATGCCGCAGGTAACGTCGGTATTGGTATTACATCATCGTTAGCATTATTACATATCAAATCCGGATCTGCTTCAGCTACTGCAAAACGTGGAGGTGTTGGGACTGTAGTATATTCTGAGAATATAGCTGGACAAAATTATTTAGAATTAGCCGCATCCACTGCATCTAATGCTGGGGTATTATTTTCAAAAGGATTAGCCACAGGTAATTACGGATTGGTAAATTATAATAATACCGATGACAGTATGGCGTTTTTAACCGCCGGCGTAGAACGTATGCGAATATCAGGGTCAGGTAATGTTGGTATAGGAACTGCAACCCCAAACACAAAACTAGATGTTAACGGTAATACTACAATAACTGGCTCATTAAATGTAACAGCGGGTATAACAGGATCACTTTATACTAGAGATTTATTAACTATTGAACCAACTTCCCCTCTCCCAACAGTTACAAATGGTGCTATTGCATTCTCTTCAAGTGGAGATTTTTATTTTGGAAGCGGAAGTGCTTGGCGTAAATTAACCCTATAAAACAAATAAAATGGAAACAGTTACAGAAAACAAAGTTTTAACCCAAGAAGAGTTACAAACACTAAACACAATCCAACAAGAAACACAAGCTCTAATCAATGAGCTAGGTGAAATTGAACTGATCAAGTTCCAACTTGAAGAACGACGAGAAAAAGCCAAAGCTTTTTTATCCGAAGTATCTCAAAAAGAACAAGATTTCACTCAACTCGTATTTGAAAAATATGGGAGAGTTAATCTCAACCCACAAACAGGTGAAATTACATCATCTCTATAATATTTATAACTAAATAGCAAATGCCACAAGAAATATTAATATCCCCAGGAGTTTTAGCAATTGAAAACGATCAATCGTTTGTTACAACACAACCTGTACAAGCTGGAGCAGCAATTATAGGACCTACAGTTAAAGGACCTGTAGGAATCCCAACTATTGTAACAACATATAGTGAATATTTAAACAAATATGGAGATACATTCTTAAGTGGTAGCCAAACCTACTCATACTTCACATCAATTTCAGCATACAACTACTTCCAGAATGGAGGTGCTTCATTGCTTGTAACTAGAGTAGTAAGTGGTAGTACTCATTGGAGTCCTGCTACTTCTTCATTTATCCCTGATTCGGGTTCTTTAAACAGTGTATTTGTTCTAGAGACATTATCTGAAGGACAAATCATGAACAGCACTAGCCCTCTAAACGCAGATGGTACTTTACCTTCAGGATCAGCAGATAACTTTAGATGGCAAATTGTTTCTCCAAATATCAACACCGGAACATTTTCATTGTTGATTAGACGAGGAAACGATTCAACAAACTCCCCTTCTATTCTAGAATCATGGGGCCCATTATCTTTAGATCCATTATCTTCAAACTACATAGAGAAAGTAATTGGTAACCAAGCTGAAAATGTAGCCTCTGATAGTGGGGAATTCTATATCCAATTATCTGGAAGTTACAGAAATGCTTCAAGCTATGTTAGAGTAAAACAAGTTAACATTACCACACCAAATTACCTAGATAATTCAGGTAACCCAAAACCACAATACACAGCATCTATTCCAACTGCCGCTAGCGGAACATTTGGAGCTGCATTTGGTTCTAACCTACCAAACGGTACAGGTAATTACTATGAAAATATTAGTGATTCATTACCACAAGGTATCCCAGCATCAGAATACACCGATTCTATTTATTTGCTCTCTAACAAAGATGCATATAAATTTAATTTTATCACAGTACCTGGGTTAATATATGATTTTTCATCTCATACTTCAACTATTAGTCTTTTAGATTCTGTTTGCAGTAATAATGGAAATTCAATGTTGGTATTTGATCTTAAATCATACGGATCTCAAGTATCATCTGTTGCTTTAGAAGCATCTGGTATAGATTCTTCATATGCTGCTGCATATTGGCCTTGGGTTCGTACAATTGATCCGGGAACAGGTCAACAAGTATGGGTACCTGCTTCAACAATGATTCCTGGTGTATATGCATTTAACGATAATGCTGCTGAAGCATGGTTTGCACCTGCTGGAACAACACGTGGTTTAATGCCTACAGTAATAATGGCTGAAAGATATTTAACTCAAGGAAACAGAGACACGTTATATGAAGCAAATGTAAACCCAATTGCAACATTTCCAAATGTTGGAGTTGTAGTATTTGGACAAAAAACACTACAAAAGAAAGCAAGTGCACTCGATCGTGTAAACGTTAGACGTTTATTAATTGAACTTAAAAACTACATTACACAAATTGCAGATACACTTGTATTTGAACAAAACACAGTTGCAACGCGTAACAACTTCTTACTCCAAGTTAACCCATATTTATCATCAGTTCAACAAAGAAACGGTTTATATGCATTTAGAGTAGTTATGGATGAGACAAACAATACACCTACAACAATAGACAATAACCAATTGATAGGTGCTATTTATTTACAACCAACTAAAACATCAGAATTCATTTACTTGGATTTCAATATATTACCAACTGGAGTTTCTTTTGGGTAAAAATAGTTTTTAACAGAAAAAACAATATTTATAATAAAATAAAAATATAATATATTAAAATGGCAAATTTCTCAGTATCCCCGGGAGTAACTACAAGTGAAATAGACAACACATTTTTAACAGGACAACCTGTACAAGCTGGTGCAGCTATCGTTGGACCTACAGTTAAGGGACCAGTTGAAATTCCTACACTTGTTACCTCATACGCAGATTACGTAAACCGATTTGGAGATGTTTTAATGAGCGGTAGCAATACTTACTCATATTTAACATCAGTTTCAGCATACAATTATTTCCAAAATGGAGGAACTTCATTGATTGTTACTCGTGTTGTAACAGGTTCATTTTCTCCTGCTACAAGTTCGGTTGTTTCAAACTATATAAATGCTGCTTCTTCTTCATTTGCTTTAGAAACTATCTCTGAAGGAGTTATCATGAACAACGGTGGTGCTGAAGTATCTAGTTCACTTGTTTCTGGTTCAAAAGATAACGTTAGATGGGAAATTACAAATTCAAATACTGGATCTGGAACATTTAATGTATTGATTAGACGAGGGGATGACAAAAATAGCAATAAAGCAATATTGGAAACATGGAACAACGTTAGTTTAGATCCAAATTCATCACGTTTTATCTCTAGAGTAATTGGAGACCAAGTAGTAGAATATAGTTCAACTACAAATCAAATCGAAATCACTACAGGTTCATTTGCTAACCAATCACGATATGTACGTGTTAAAAATGTAACACCTACACCAAACTATTTAGACAATAACGGACAACCTGTTTCTGCTTATACTGCATCACTTCCAATTAATGGATCTGGTTCATTTGGTGGAGCAACAGGTACTGTAATGGGTGGTGCTAATTTCTATGAAGCAATCAACTCTTCAAATACACAAGGATTAACAGCAGGATGCTACGATAATATGGTTAATTTGTTAGCTAACAAAGATGACTACCAATTCAACATTTTATCTACACCAGGTCTAATCAACGAACATCACACAGCAACTATCTCAACAATTATCACAAACACTACAAATAGAGGAGATAATTTATATGTAGTTGATATGGTAGATTACAGTGGAATATTAGGTGATGCAATAACACAAGCAACAAGTAGAGATACTTCATATGCTGCTACTTACTGGCCTTGGGTTCGCATAGTAGATCCGGGAACAGGAAAACAAGTATTCGTACCTGCTTCAACTCTAATCCCAGGTGTTTACGCTTATAACGATAAAGTATCTGCTCCTTGGTTCGCTCCAGCGGGTATCAATAGAGGTGGTCTTTCATCAGTAATCGCCGCTAAATCTAAATTGTCTCAAGCAGATAGAGATGCATTGTATTCAAACAACATCAACCCAATTGCAACATTCCCAAGAACAGGAGTATCTGTATTTGGACAGAAAACACTACAAAAAGGTGCTTCTGCTTTAGATAGAATTAACGTAAGAAGATTGATGATTGAATTGAAAGCATATATTGCACAAATTGCTGATACATTAGTATTTGAACAAAACACAATCACAACACGTAACAATTTCTTATCTCGTGTAAACCCATACTTAACTACAATCCAACAAAAACAAGGTTTGTATGCGTTTAAAGTGATTATGGATGAATCAAACAATACACCTGATGTGGTAGATAGAAATCAATTGATTGGTCAAATTTATGTTCAACCATCTCGCACAGCAGAATTTATAGCACTTGACTTTATCCTTCAACCAACAGGAGCAACATTCCCAGTATAGGAAATTGGAAAACTAAATATGGAAAGGAGTGCAAATTATTGCACTCTTTTTGTTTTTCTCAATATGTATAATGGACCCAAACGACATATTATGAAAAAATGTACAAAATGCCTCCAAGAGAAAGAATATTCAAATTTCTATAAAAAAACATCATCCAAAGATGGATACAACAATATTTGCACCTTATGTAGAATAGAATACAATAACCTTAAAAGAGAACACAATCAACTCTACTATCAAGAAAATAAAGAAAAATACCAATTAAACAGCAAAAAATACTACCAAACAAACAAACAGAAAGTTAATCAAAAAAGTATAGCTTACCAAAAAAATAATCCTACCCAAACAAAACAAACATACAATAAATGGAGACGTAATAATGCAGAGTATTTTAAGATTTGGAGAAAAAATAAATGGGAAAATGATACAAATTATAAATTAAGAATTATATTAGGTAATAGATTAAATGAAGTTTTAAAGAAGAACAAAACATATAAAAATAGTAATATCATCCAACTTTTAGATTGCTCCTTAGATTACCTAAAACAACACATCTCAACCCAATTCCTCCCAGAAATGTCTTGGAAAAATCACGGAGAAATTTGGGAAGTAGATCATATCAAACCTTGTGCTTCCTTTGATTTAATAGATTTGGATCAACAAAAAGAATGCTTCCACTACACCAACCTCCAACCCCTATTTAAAACAACAGAAATAGCAAAAAGTTTTGGATATGTAGATCAAACAGGAAATAGAAATAAAAGTAAAAATTAGGTACATTTTCCTTCTATTTCATATATGTATCATCGATAAACAAATTAAATTAAAAAAATTATGGCTATTCTTGATCCTAATGAGGTCTTTTTTACGGCTTTTGAACCAAAACAAACCAACCGATTTATTCTATACATTGATGGTATTCCATCTTATATGGTAAAAGGAATGGGTGCTGTATCTTTATCACAAACAGCTGTTGCTCTTAACCACATTAACGTTCAACGTTTTGTAAAAGGAAAAACAACATGGAATACTATCGATTTTACATTGTTTGATCCAATCACTCCAAGTGGAGCTCAAGCAGTAATGGAATGGGTTCGTTTACATCACGAATCTGTAACAGGTAGAGATGGTTATTCTGATTTCTACAAGAAAGATTTGACATTCAATATCGTAGGACCAGTTGGAGATATCGTTTCTGAATGGGTAGTTAAAGGAGCCATGATTACTAGTGCCACATTTGGTGATTATAGCTGGGATGATGATGGAGTTGCCACAAACATTACTATGACAGTTCAGCCAGATTACTGTGTATTGAATTTCTGATAGTACAATCTAACAACAACATATTTTTAAATTTTTTGAAAAGAAGCTTGCCTAGTTTAGGTAGGCTTCTTATCTTTCAATATATTTATATATGATAAATAAAGTTATAATAAAATAAAATCTATGAGTGAATTTAAACTTCCAACAGAAACTGTTGAATTGCCTTCTAAAGGTTTACTTTATCCCGAAGGATCCGAATTATCAAAAGGAGTAGTTGAAATGTCCTACATGACAGCTAAACACGAGGATATTCTTACCAACCAATCCTACATTAAAAATGGAACAGTGCTAGACAAATTGATGAAAGCATTGATCGTATCCCCAATCAATTATGATGAATTGTTAATTGGAGACAAGAATGCAATTATGGTTGCAGCCCGTGTTTTAGGTTATGGAAAAGATTACTCATTTGATTACGACGGAGAATCTCACACAATAGACTTATCCCAACTAGAAAACTTACCTCTCAAACCAGAAATTGAATCACGTAAAGTAAACGAGTTTGAGTTTGTTTTACCCCATTCTGGTAACCGTGTAACGTTTCGTTTCTTAACACATAAAGATGAGCAGGACATTAACCGTGAACTTGAAGGTTTAAAGAAAATCAACAAAGAAGCATCATCAGATTTGACCACACGATTGAAATACATTATCACATCAGTTGAGGGTGCTAGAGAGAAAAAAGATATTCGTGATTTTGTAGATAATTATCTGTTAGCAAAAGATTCTCGTGCATTAAGAGAATATATTAAAAATTTACAACCAGACGTGGATCTAACATTCTTTCCCAGTGACGATGGGGTTGGAGTCAATATCCCAATTGGGGTTAGCTTTTTTTGGCCTGACATTTGATATAGCACCCCAGGCTAGAGCCGCGCTTTTTACACAAATACATGAAATATGTTTTCATGGACAAGGTGGATATGATTGGAATACTATATACAATATGCCTATTTGGTTACGTAAATTTACATTCAATAAGATACAAGAATACTATACCAAACAAAAAGAACAAATAGACAATTCCCAAAATGGGGGTAAACAAAAGAACCTAATAGACCCATCAGGAAAAGTAAACACCCCAGAATTCCTACAAGCTAGTGAACAATATAAGAAACCTGCAAAGTACAAATAAAACTCTGCAGGTTTCAATATTTATAATAAAATATTAAATGGCAAAACAACAAGGTCCAAACTCACAAGAACTCCAACGAATAAAGGAGCTCCTTTCGGACATTGAAAGGGCCTATAAAAAAATAGGTTTGGCCAACCCCTTTAGTGGAAAAGAAGCTAAAGACTTTATAGATAATGTTGGTGTTTTAAAAGATGAATTAGAAAATGCCAATGATATTCTCCATGATATGGATGGAGGTATCGGAGATATTACCAAATCATGGAAAGCTATTTTAGATGAGGTGAAGGGTTATAAAAATACTATAAACTCCTCTAAATCTTCCATTAATTCCCTTTCTAGTATCTCAGAAAAATTAAAAGAACATCAAAAAGGTTTATCTTCTTTATCTTCCAAACAATTAAAATCCTTACAAGAACAATATAGAGTTGAAAAAGATAAACTTAAATCTAACCAACAATCACTTGCTCAAACAATTGATGATTTATCTAAAAAAGATACATTAACTGAGGAGGAAATTAAAAAACTTGCACAATCTCAAACCGTATATAATAACATTAATAGTCTTTTAGAAGAAAAAGATTCTATTCTCCATGAAACTAACAAATTGTTAAATGAAGAATCTAAATTAACGGAGGGTATTGAGAAAAAAACAGGGATACTTGGGGGAGCTTTAAAAGGAATATCTAAAATACCTATTTTAGGTAACATGTTTGATGCTAATGAAGCATTAAAAGAAGCAGAAGGAAACATTAGAAAAGGAGGAACAGCAGTTAGTGGAATGGGAGCTGCCTTTAAAAATATAGGTGGACAAATCAAATCAGGCCTTCTAAACCCAGCTAACCTTGCTCTTGGCTTTATCACACAAATGACTGCTGCCCTTAAAGCAACAGATGATGGAGCAGGAAAGTTAGCTAAAGACTTTAATTTAACATACTCCGAGGCCCTAAACGTTAGACGAGAACTAGGCAATATTGCAGCTACCTCCATGGATGCTGCTTTAAACACTAAAAACCTCCAAGAAACTTTAACATTTGTTGGTGCACAATTAGGATCAAATGCAAAATTGAATGAGGCTGATCTTAAAACATTCACCAAACTCAGAGAACAAGCAGGATATACCAATGAGGAATTATATGGTATACAGCAATTATCTCTAATAAACAATAAAACACTAGAGCAAAACACAGCAGAAATACTTGGTGGTGCTAAAGCATATGCTTCTCGCAACAAACTTGTTATAAACGAAAAACAAGTGTTAAGGGATGTATCTAAAGCATCTGCTTCTTTAAAGTTAACTTTAGGTGGAAGTGCGGAAGCGGTAGCAGAGGCTGCAGTTAGAGCAAGACAATTTGGTTTAAACTTAGAGCAAGCCGAAAAAATATCACAAAGTTTACTACAATTTGAATCATCCATTGAAGGTGAGTTAAGCGCTGAGTTACTAACTGGTAGAGATTTAAATTTTGAGCGAGCAAGAGGTTTAGCTTTAAATGGAGAAACAGCAAAAGCTGCTGAAGAAATAGCAAAACAAGTTGGTACTTCTGCTGAATTTGCTAAAATGAACGTTATCCAACAAGAAGCTATAGCAAAAGCTGCTGGGATGACAAAAGATGAACTTGCCCAATCTTTAATGGATAGAGAAGCATTAGCTAAACTATCTGGGGTTGAAGGAAAAACAGCACAAGAACGCTTTAACAACCTTGTAAAAGAGGTTGGAATGGAAGAAGCTAAAAAACGTTTAGGGGATGAAGGATTAGCTAACCAATATGAACAACAATCTGTACAAGAACGATTTAACCAATCAGTTGAAAAATTACAAGAATTATTTGTACAGTTAGCAAACCCTATTCTATCAATCTTATCCCCACTAATGGATATAGTATCTAATGTTCTTCCAGCTATTAATTTCCTCCTTTCACCACTAATTGAAGGTTTTAGCCTTATCGGAGACTTGGTTGGTATGTTTGTAAATGGTCTAAAAGAAGGTCAACCCATTATTGTAGGTTTAACAGCTGCATTGGTTGCTATGAAAGCTCAAGCTATAATGACTGCTATATTCTCTATATTTGAGTCATTTGCTAAAATCCCATTTGGTCTAGGAATCCCATTAGCGATTACAACAATAGCAGGAATGGTTAGTTTAGCTACATCTTCATCTAAAAAAGGCAATGACATTATGTCCCCTGGGGACTCAGGTGGTGGCTACGGTAAACGCACCCTATTCGGACCAGAAGGAGCTATCCAATTAAACGACAAAGATACAGTAATAGCAGGAACTAACCTATTTGATAAAGCCGATGACATGGTTTCTTCCCCTAAAGGATCAGTTACCGTATCTAACAAAACAGCACCTAAAAAAGAAACACCAGTTGATACAAATGCAGGTACAAATGCTCGATTAGATGCTTTGATTGCAATGACAGGTAAAGTAAATTCTATATCAACTTTAAAAGTTCAATAATATTTAATATTTATAATAAAATAAACAACCATGGGACTATTAAACAAACTTACAACAGACGGATCACAGTTAACTGATTTTGATGGGGCAACTCCACCACCAGCAAACATTGATGTGCAAGGTTCAACTTTACACTATCAATATTCAATTAATGGTAACCCAAACATGACAGGATTTCCAACCCCATCACAATTAGATTTGAATGGCGTGACTCCACCAAAATATTTGGATAACTTACCTGAATAATTAAGTTTTATATATGGGTCTTTTAATTAAATTACAGAACGGTGATACCGCACTGAAATCTCTCAAGTTTGGAAACGACAGACCTGGAGGTGGGGATAGCGGACAACCATATATTCAAGACCCAATACTGAATAACCCACTACCAGAATCAAAAGATTTTTTATTGCGTGGTGGGTTGAATGCTCCAATTGATGCTGCACAAGATGTTGTTAGGTTAACCAAATACATGTTTGATTTGAAATCACCTAGTGGTTTACTTTTCACAGCCAAACAAAACCTCCTATCCCGTACAGCTCCAAAAACCGAAGCTTCCAAAGGTATAGGATATGCCGGTGGAGCGTTGAATGAAGGTGTTTATACACCATTATCCACATTAGCGCAAGCTGGAGTTGGATTCGCGGGTATACATTTAAATAAACAAGGTATTGACCCAACTGGGTTGTTGCCTGGGTTAAGCATAAACAAATACAATGATATTGTTACGTTTGATCAACCTTCCGAAAAAAATAAATTAGTAAATTTATCTCTATATTCTCTTAAAAATTTTAATGGAGTAAAAGGATATGATCTAAATCAAGGTAATGATGTTATTACTTACGGTGGAGGACCTGGATCTGTTTTAGGTGTTGGTAGAACTCATATTAGACATGCTGATCAAAGAACAGGTGTAAACAATCCATTATCTTCCACCAATAAAAAATATTTTTATACTGGTGGTTTAACCAGACCAAATAGCGATAGTATTATTTATAATGATAAGATTACATATGGTTTAGGGGCTAGTAAAAAACAAGGATTAGATGACTCTCAAATAGGAATTACAGAAGATGGTACTTTTACATCTTTATATAATTACACATTCCCATTTTCAACTTTAAGCAAAGACACAAAAGGGTTAACTTTGAGTGGAAGTAATGGATATCAAATTGGAAACAGTTTAAAACACCAAACAGAACAATCTGAAACTACTTATAAATCACAAATCCAACAAAAACTTAGATTTTTTGGACGGGAATTACTCTCAGACTCAACCTTCCTTACAGGAAATACCTGGAGAGCTACTTCTACATATAATGGAATAATCCCAGAATACAATTCATTATCTTCATTGGCTATTGACCCTGATGCTGATGTTAATGGTTTAAACAATACTGAAATATCCTCCCTTTTTAATGACAATAATAAAGGATATTTAGCTAATTTAAATAAAAATGCTGGTTCATATGTAGACCCTATTACAAACACATATACTTTTCAACAAAACCCACCAAGAGAAGGAGGGAGAGGAATAGCAGGTGATTTTAGATTAGCTAGCCGAAGAAAAAGAGGATTTATTGACTATACTGGATCATACGATTATATAACAGACTCTACAGATTATGAAACTGTAACTACAGTAGATAATATATATTATTCATCCGCAAACAAACGTACTTCCAATTCAATTGAATCAAAAAACGATTTAATTGATTTTCGTTTTGAAATTTTAAACCCTGGTAACCCAACAAATAACCCTAAACCATTAAAATTCAGAGCATATATAGACAATTTTTCAGATTCATACAATTCAGATTGGAAAAGCCAAACATATATGGGTCGCGGTGAAAAATTCTACAAATACAATTCATTCGATAGGAGTATATCTTTGGGCTTTACAATAGTGGCAGATTCATCTGATAACTTGGATGTAATGTATAGACAATTAAATTTACTTGCTGCATCATTAGCCCCTACGTATACTACATACGGATATATGGCTGGAAATTTACATCAATTAACTGTAGGAAATTACATTTCAAATCAAGTTGGTATCATGGATGGTTTAACATACGAGGTAATGGATGAATCACCTTGGGAAATTACCCCAGGAAGACAATTGCCAATGTATATTAAGGTAACAGGTATTAAATTTACCCCAATCCATAACTTCAGACCAGAAATACTATGGGATGGAACTCAACATACATTTATAAACCAATAATATGGCCCGTTATTCAAACATACCAATTACCCAAACTGTAGAAATCCCTCAAAGAAGATATACTACAGTAAAATACCCTGAAATTATCCTTGACTTTTCAGATATCTATGTGTATACTACAAGAGGTGATAGGTATGATACTTTGGCTTTAACATATTATGGAGATGTTTCTTTATGGTGGGTTATAACTAGAGCAAACCCAACTCAACCAACGGATTCATTAATTCCAAATTATGGGGATCAAATTAGAATACCATCCCCACAAAGAATACCTAACATATTATCGCAATATGATAGTTTAAATAGAGGAATATAAAAATGTTATGGGAAAAATTATAGGAGAACAACTCCGAGGATATGTAAGAGATCAAATTAAAGCTAGACAAGAAGCTCATGGTTCGGGAACAAATGGTTCCTCTAGAACCCTTGAACAATTATCATATCTAAACTCCAAAACAGCATGGGTAAAATTAGCCTCTAGCGTTCGAGTTACCCCAGAAAGATTAGAAGAAGAAGAAATACGTGGTGGATTTGCATGGGAATCTTTAGCTAAACACCATGTATTGTTCAGCGGTACCTCAACACTTCTATCAGGTTCATTAGATCCTAGAGGAACCATGAGTTCTTCCACAGACGGTAATATTTGGGGTGCACAAAATGGAACATACAATGTGAATGCTTCCACTAAACCGAGTGAGTTTGGTTTGGCTCCTATGCCTGGTATTACAAGTGTGGAGGTAAAGTGTTTAAACCGAGGTTCTATAAAACGAGCAACGGTAAATATTAAGTGTTATAGCCCCGAACAATTCCAAATTATAGATCTTCTATATTTGCGCCTAGGATACACTGTATTTCTAGAGTGGGGAAATAGCTTATATTTAGAGGAAGATGGTAAACTTCAAAAAATGGCCTATACTCTAACAGAAGCCCAAGAATATGGATTTTTCTCAGACAGATGGAAAAACAGCTCATATTCTGGTTTCCTTCCAGTAATAGAGGGGTATAGAAAAAACAAAAAAGGCAATTACGATGGTCTATTATCCAAAGTAGTTAACTTTAGTTGGTCATTTGCTCAAGATGGTTCATATGATATTTCTTTGGAATTAATTAGTTTAGGAGATGTTATAGAATCTTTAAAACTAAACATTGCACCATCTCTAGATGTTTCAAATTTTATATCTCAAACATATGCTCTGTATAAGGAAGATACAGCAGTAGTAGAAGATGGTGCAATCCCACCATCTCCATCTGATAATTGGATTTCTGCATATCTATTTTTACAAAAGTTATACGTAGATAAATTCAACAATACTTCTGATGGATACACAGCAAAACAAAGACGTGACAGAAGAGATGTATTTATCCGAATAAATAATCAAATACCCGAACTTGGAGGTGTATTTGTTAAAAAACCTGAAGGAGCTATAAAAATTGATAGAGGTGTTTTAGTTAATTCCCCTGTATTTAACACAAAAGAACAATCAATAGAATGGGTTACATCTCAAAATATTGACCCAGCACCAACCGAAGTAAGTTCCCCCTCAGCACTTTTTCCATCCACTACAAATGTTTATACTATAGTAAGAACGTCAGCAGGTGATTATCAAGTTATATTACGTACTTTTCCTGTATTAGATTCTTTTGATACTGATCAAGGTGATAAAGATGTAGTATACTTAAACTATAATAATGGTACGGATGATGAAAATGGTCCAATTAATGATCAAGGTTTTTACATGAGATTCGGTCATCTTCTCCAATTCCTCCAACAATATGTTGTCCCATCAATTGCCAACTCAGATAATTATGGGAATGAGGTTCCTATGGTAAATATTGACTTGGATGAATGGGGAACTAGAATGTATATTTTCCCGTATCAAGTATCATTGGATCCTAGAGTTTGTATAGTGAATGGAGGAGAAAAAATTAGTGAAAAAGAATATTTCCCTACATTGATCCCATGGAAAAATTTAGATAAAGGATATGGATGGACAATGAATATTTATATTAGCCATGCTCAAATTCTTACTAGTTTGAACGAGAATATGGATGAAAAAGGAAATGTTAACCTATTTGATTTTTTAAATTCAATTTGCATAGCTTTAAACAAAGCACTAGGTGGTGTAAACAACCTAGAACCAGTACTAGATGAGGATACAAACACCATTTATATAATAGATGGAAGCTACCAACCAATAAACACCCCCACATACGAACTAGAACTATACGGATACAACCCAGACCAGAAAAACGCATCTAATTTTGTTCGTAATTTTAACCTTAAAACAGAAATTACAAACGATTTTGCCAACATGGCCACCATTGGTTCCACTGCTGGAGGTTATACAAAAGGGGTAGAAAATACAATGTTTTCCAAATGGAATAAAGGTTTACAAGATCCATGGAAAGAAAAATATGTCCCACCTAAAAATGCAAGAACCACTTCCATATCCGGCTCAGTTGATGAACCGAATGAACTATATGTTAAGGAATTTTGGACAAAAGTTTTATCCCCTTTTGGGTATACTTTAAAAGATGTTGCAAACGACTACTTTAGCGATGATGTTGCTGCTATAAACGATGAAATTATTGACAAAAACATCACACTAGTAACAGAATTTTACAAATATTGTCAATCCAAAATCCAAGAAGAAACAAGTGGTTCCTATGCATCCCCAACATCCGGATTCATACCAATTAACCTTAGTGTAACTATGGATGGGATTTCAGGAATTAAGATATATAATGAAGTAAATGTAAACACTAGATTTCTCCCAAGAAATTATCCAAAGAACCTACGATTTATTATCAAAGGAGTAAACCATAAACTCTCAGACAGTGATTGGGAAACTACAATAGAGACAGTAACCATATCCAAATCCGAATAGTTATGCCATTATCGTATCAAGAAATAAAAGCTATAGTAGACAAGTTAATAGATGAAGGAACAAGATCCCTAGGTTCTTCACTTGAATCAACCAACAACCCACCATTAAATAGTGTTTCGGGATTGATTGGAGAGGTTAGATCGTTTGTAGCAGAAAAAATAACTCTTAGTTCTAAAAAAGATACTATTAGAAAAATAGCATACTATTTTAAATCATTAGGGATAACTAGAGAAGGAACTATAGGATTTTTAGGGAATATATTAGGGGAATCTCAAGCTAATCCTAAAGCGGCTGAAAGTAATCCAAATATAGGAGGAAGTGGAGGAATAGGTATAGTTCAATGGACATCATCTAGGAGAAGGAAACTAGAAAATGCTGCAAATAAAAACCCAAATATACTATTTAATCTAAACTTTCAACTCCAGTTCTTAGGGAATGAATTAAAATCCTCCTATCCCTCTGTACTAAAAAAACTATCAACCAGTAAATCTATTGAAGAAAGCACAATATATGTCCTAGAAAAATTTGAAGTCCCGGGTACATATTTAAATAGAAAAGCAAATCCACAAGCATATAAAGCTACCCAAAACATACGAATAGGATATGCTAGATCGGTAATAGACATAGTAGATGAAATATATAGCAATTAAAAAATATAAATGTACTTTCCAAAATCTCAAATAAAATCCAATTTATTTACCAATGGTAATGAATATATTCTATCCACCACAAAGGAAGAATATAAAGGATATTACTATGAAATATCTAATGGAAGAAAATACACAGGTAAAACACCACAAGACGGACAGAATATACTTTTAATTGTTCAAAACTCAATTCAATCCATAACCCCACCAACCCCACCAACCACAGACTTAACATCTCCAATAATATATTCTCTTAATGAATCTATATCAAACTCCCTCCCAAATAGATCATTACCTCAATATAATCCAACAACACCTACCCAAAAAGATATATCCTTGGGAGTATTTCAACGTTTCTTCTGTAAGAAAAACAACGAATTGATATATGTAGAAATTAACCAACCAACATATTCTCAATTAAAAGCTAAATCATCACAAATAGCCTGGGATTTATACACCCCATTGGATACTTTATGGTATATAAAAGGGGATAGAGAAAAAGTATATAACACTAATAAAAATTTGATCTCGTTAATTGAGCAAAAACAAAAGTGGTATGGTTTTTCACAGTACTTTAAAGAAGATTTTTCAAAATACTATGTGGGAGAGTAAAATACTTTTTGTATCTTACATCCCATGTACTGGTTGATAGAAGATAAGGAAAAAATAGACATACTCTCCACAATAAAAATAAAGGAAGCATATGTTGAAGTAATTCCTTTCTCACCTACCATCCACCCAACCGAAAACAGCGTATCTACCGTGTATATTAAACCGGTAGATGGAAGTAAGGGGCATATGGTGACTGTTCATCATAGCGAAACGTTTCGCGTTGATTTTAATTTAGTTCAAGAACTATTATATAGTATAGAGAAAATATATGTGATAGATAAAAAGGAATTTTTACACTACTTTTACCACCCAACTATAGTTTCCCTTACCCTACTACACCCTAAATTTGAAAAAGAAACAACTACAACACATTCATTCTTTTACTCCAAATACCCAGAGCAAAAAAATATAAACATAATTGTTCCTATTGTTAAACATTATGAAGTTTGTGAAAGACATTTTGATACATTAAAAGAATACTTTGATATACAACCAAACAAATTCTATAACGATAAAACAACTATTGTATTTAACGCTATAGAGCGCAATGGAATAAAAGTAAATGTTCCTTTATTTGAGGAATATTTTAACAAAAATAATGGAGGTTATATATACACCCAATATAATTTAAGTACAACAACAACTCGCCCTTCCAATAAATTTGGGGGTATAAATTTTGCAGCATTAAACAAAGACAATGGAGAAAGAAAATGTTTCATCCCGCGTAATGATTTTTTCCTTGAAATGGATATTAGCGCTTATCATCCTACTCTTTTGGCCAATTTACTTGATTATACTTTTTCTAGCGATGATATTCATCAAAGTTTTGCTGAAATGTATGGAGTGGATTACGCCAAGTCTAAAGAAATAACATTTAAACAAATGTATGGTGGTGTTTGGAAAGAATATGAACACCTTGAATTTTTTAAGAAAATGCAATCATACACAGATGATTTGTGGGATACCTTTAACTATCAAGGATACATTGAATGTCCAATTTCAAAACACATATATAAAAGAGACCAGTTGGAGGATATGAATCCACAAAAGTTATTAAATTACTTACTTCAAAACCTAGAAACTTCCCAGAACATATTAATATTGTGGGATATTTTAAAATTACTTAGAGGAAAAAATACAAAGTTGATCTTGTATGTCTATGATTCTTTTTTATTTGACGTAGATAAAAGTGAAAAAGATATTTTAAAAGAAATATTAAAAGTATTTAAAAAAAACAAATTACAAGTTAAACTCAAAAAAGGCACAAATTATCATAATATTTCATAGAAAATTTACAAAACTTGGAGACTTTCAATATTTATGATAAAATGAAAGTATGTAATAACCCAAAATGCCATTTAAAAGAAACCCCCCAACCTTTATGTAATTTTAATAAAAATAAAAACACAGAAGATGGTTTTAATAAAAGATGTAAGATATGTGTAAAAATTAGTGTAAAACAGTCATATTTAAAAAACCAACAATATTATACTAAAAAAGAAACAGAACGACATAAAATATGGAAACAAAACAACCCAGAAAAATATCAGATCCAAAGAGATAAATTCAATAAAAAGTACAAGGAAAATGGGTATTGGGAAAAATACTATCAAGATAATAAAGAACGATTGTTAATTTATTCTAAACAAGATAATGTAAAAGAAAAAAGAAAATTAAATTGGAAGATAAAATATAAAAATAACATTCAATTTAAGTTACAAACTGTTATGAAAGCAAATTTCCATTTATTTTTTAAAGATAAAGGAAAAAACAAAAATTTATCTTTTTCCAAAATAATTTCCTATACATTTGATCAACTCCAATCCCATATAGAAAACAAATTCAGGAACGGAATGTGTTGGGATAATTTTGGAAATGTTTGGGAAATTCATCATATTAAACCACAAAATCTATTTGATGTTTTGAATGTTGAAGAAATTAAAGAATGTTGGAGTTTAGAAAATCTTTTTCCGTTATGGAAAACAACAGAAATATCTCAACAATTTGGAGATACTCTAAGAGGAAATAGAAATATAGGAAAAAAAGAAATTTATGATCCTAATTTGGAAATATAAAAAATATTGTGTATAATTCAATTACAAGTCAAATTTAAAAAAGGAAACACTTACAATTTTAATTAAACAGTTATGTACAACTCAATTTTGGAACCCCCTACCGATATGTATCACCAGTATGATTTTGATACAATTGATCTCTTTTCAATGAATAATAGACTGTTCTGTACTTTTACACCACTTGAGGGGTTAGATACCTTAGTTTCTGAGTTAACCAAGAAGTACGATATATTATATAATAAAATGTTTGTATTGCATGTCAAAAGCAATAATGAATATGCTATCACTTACAATGTTGATCAAGGAAATGTTGATGGAATCCCAGAAAATACTATTCTAGTACATAGAAAAAAAGAAACAAACTCCCTTTATACAATTAACGCTCTAAACGAACTTATCAAAAGTTTAAACGGTGGAGTAGTTGACACAAGATTTGCCATAAATTGGCAACATTACAAAAATTGTATATTGCTAACTCAACATAATGAGATCAAGCAATTAAACACAAAAATCTTCAGGATAGTTGAACTCTAATTTGGAGTATTAAATAAAGGTTATTATATTTAAGTTGTAATTAATAAAAACAAGTTATATGGATTTAAGTCTGATTAAAAACAAACTCAACGCCTTACAAACAAGCGGGCAAAAGAAAGAAAAGGTTGATTATTCCTTAACACAGTGGAAGCCCAGAGCAGAAGGCAAGTATCAAATTCGAATTGTTCCATCAAAATTCGACAAGAATAACCCATTTAAAGAAGTACACCTTCACTATGGTTTATCTAAATTTCCAATCTATGCATTAACGAATTGGGGTGAAAAAGATCCAATTGTTGAATTTGCAAAGCAACTACGTGGTACAAATGATCGTACCAATTGGCAATTAGCCAAAAAATTAGACCCTAAAATGCGTATTTTTGCTCCTGTTATCGTTCGCGGTGAAGAAGACAAAGGTGTTCGTTTATGGGAATTTGGTAAAGAAACATATATGCAACTTTTAGCACTAGCTGAAGATGAGGATTATGGTGACTTTACAGACATCAATGAAGGATTTGACTTTACACTAGAGGCTGTAATGGGTGATGTTGGTGGACGCCAAGCTTTAAAATCATCTATTCGCCCAAAACGTAAAACTTCTACCCTATCAGATGATGCTTCGCAAATTGAATATTGGCTTGACAATCAACCTAATATTTTGGATATGCAAGAGAAATTCAAAAAATCATTTGAAGATCTAAAATCAATCCTACAGAATTTCTTGGATCCTGAAGAGGAAGATGTTGCAAACGAGGTTGAAGAAACAGCAACTGTTGAAGCAGAACTTCAAGAAGAACCAAAATCAAACTACAGCTTATCTACCAAAAAACAAGCAGCAAAACCAGTAGACAAATTTGATGCTTTGTTTGATGATGAAGATGATGATATGCCGTTTTAATATTAAAAATAAGTTATGGCCGGAAGAAAATCACTAACTATGGCGGCTGGAAAAGCAATCCAGTCCGCCTTCAGTTTAGACAAATTTAAAGAAAATAAGGGTTTATCCTCTAATGTTAAATTCAAAGAACAAAGATGGATCCCCTTCTCAGCAGCATTACAAGAAGCATTGTCTATCCCAGGAATTCCAATGGGCCATATTGCTATGGTTCGTGGGAAAAGTAATACTGGGAAATCCACAATGACTATTGAAACAGCAGTAAATGCTCAAAAAATGGGTGTATTACCTGTTTTGATAATCACAGAAATGAAACACGATTGGAACCATTGGAAAATGATGGGATTCGATATCGAAGATGTAGTAGATGAATCAACGGGTGAAATAATTGATCAAAATGGATTCTTTATCTATAGGGATAGAAGTACTCTAAATTCAATTGAAGATATTGCTACTTTTATCATTGATCTATTAACAGAACAAAAGAAAGGCAATCTACCATACGATTTACTATTTGTATGGGATTCAGTGGGTTCAATTGCATGTGATATGAGTATTGAAAAGGGCTCAAATAACCCAATGTGGAACGCAGGAGCCATTGCAACTCAATTCGGAAACTTTATTAATCAACAGATTGTAATGTCTCGTAAGGAAAGCTCAAAATACACGAATACCTTGTTTATTGTGAATAAAGTAGGTGTTGCTCCTGCTCTAACTCCAATGTCACAACCCAAAATGACAAACAAAGGTGGAGATACATTTTACTATGATGCTTCATTGTGTTTGACTTTTGGAAATGTTACAAACGCTGGTACTTCAAAATTATCTGCTACAAAAGATAAAAAGAAGGTAGAATTTGCATTGCGAACCAAAATTGCTTGTGATAAAAACCACATCAATGGAGTTGCCACCACTGGAACAATTGTAAGCACAGCCCATGGATTTATCCCAGATTCACCAACTGCTATAGACAAGTATAAAAAATCACACGCTAGTGAGTGGGCAGACATTTTAGGTAAAGGAGAATACAAAGTCATTGAAGACAACTCCGAATGGGACGAAAAAGGAGATATCTCCGATATGTTCGAACCAGAAGATTTACAATAAATAAAAGTTATATGAAAAAAGATCTATTAAAACTTTTGGACAATGTCCAAGAGAACAATGTTGAGGCTCCTCAACCTGAAAGATATATGCTGATTGATGGATTGAATTTATTCTTTCGAAACTTTTCCATCATCAACGCAGTAAATTCAAACGGAGCCCACGTTGGTGGTTTAGGTGGTTTTTTTAGATCTTTAGGAGCACTAACCCGTCAGATACAACCCACACAAATTATAGTTGTATTTGATGGAGTTGGTTCCTCAAACAATCGTAAAAATATTATACCCGAATATAAATCAAACCGTAATTTAACTCGAGTAACCAAACATGAATTGTTTGACAATATTGATGAGGAAGATGATGCAAAAGTTTCCCAAATTGTTCGAATTATAGAATACCTTCAAACACTACCTGTTAAAGTTATCTCGCTAGATAGAGTAGAGGCAGACGATATCATAGCCCATTTAAGCTCAGTATTACCTCAAAAAGAAGATGAAAAGGTATTTATAGTTTCGAGCGATAAAGACTACCTACAGTTGGTAAGCAAGCAAGTAATTGTGTATAGACCAATTGAAAAGGAATTTTTCACGGAGTCTGTTGTCAAAGAAAAATTCGGTTTAGATCCTCACAATTTTATTTTAATGAAAACACTTCTTGGGGATGCTTCCGATGCTCTACCGGGAATTAAAGGGTTAGGCGCGAAAACACTCTTCAAAAAATTCCCTGAATTAACTACTGAACATCTATCATTTGATGATATAATAGAATTAAGTGAACAAAGAATGGAAGAGCATGTAGTTTATGCTAGAATACTACATGATATAGAAATGCTTGAAAACAAATACAAGATCATGGATTTATCCAATCCCATGATGACTGATGATGATAAAGAATATATTGCTGAATTTATCAAACCATTCCCACTTGAACTCCATGCCAAAGAATTCATTAATATGTATAATGAAGACCAGCTAGGTGGTTTAATTCGAAATGTAGAATTTTGGATTAAAGATATTTTTCAAAATCTAGTGACATCCAAATAAAGGATTATTATATTTACAAATAAAAGTTATAAGCAAATGACGTTACATTCAATCGAGGAATATGGACCACAGTTCCAAACCAAAGTAATCTCTTCATTATTAACCCACAAGGAATTCCTTGTAAACATTAACGATATACTTGACCCAGATGTGTTTGGGAAAGATGCTCATAAGTGGATAATCAAAGAAATACTTAGATATTACGAAAAATATCACACCAATCCATCTATGGATGTGTTAAAAACAGAGATGAAAAAAATCTCAAATGAGGTTTTACAAGTTGCTGTTAAAGAACAACTTAGAGAAGCTTATAAATCTAGTGAAGAAGATACAGAATATGTACAAGAAGAATTCTCTACATTCTGTAAAAACCAACAACTAAAAAAAGCACTATTAAGTAGTGTAGATCTATTAAAAGCTGGCGATTATGATTCAATCAAAATGATGATTGAAAATGCAATGAAAGCGGGACAAGATAAAAATATAGGACATGAATATAATAAAGATGTTGAATCAAGGTATAGAGAAGATAATCGAAATACGGTTCCAACCCCTTGGCCTGAAATTAGTGAAATGCTACAAGGTGGACTTGGAAATGGAGATTTTGGCCTTATATTTGGTAACCCAGGAGGTGGTAAATCTTGGTCACTTGTTGCTTTAGGCGGATATGCTGTTCAAATGGGGTATAACGTTTTACATTACACTCTTGAACTAGGTGAAGATTATGTTGGCAGACGGTACGATGCTTTCTTTACCCACATCCCAGTTAACAAAATATTGGAAAACCGAGATAAAGTAGAAGAAGTAATGCCACAACTACAAGGTGAATTGATTATTAAAGAATTCCCAACAGGAAAAGCAACAATTAATACAATAGAGTCTCATATTAAAAAAATCATCTCGCTAGGAATCCAACCAGATTTGATCATTATAGATTATGTAGATCTTCTTTCATCAAAACGCAAATCTACAGATCGTAAATTTGAAATAGATGATATTTATACTAGCACAAAGGGTCTAGCTCGTGAATTAAATCTCCCAATATGGAGTGTATCACAAGTTAACCGTGCAGGATCAAAAGATGATGTTATTGAAGGTGATAAAGCAGCCGGTAGTTACGACAAAATGATGATTACAGACTTTGCCCTATCACTTTCAAGAAAAAAAGAAGATAAAGTAAATAACACAGGTAGATTTCACGTTATGAAAAACAGATATGGAATGGATGGAGTTACCTTTTATTTAAATGCTGATACTTCCACTGGGCATTTTGAAATTACAGATACCCCAGACCCAGATGATGAACCTAGGCAATCACCATCTAAAAATACCAATTTTGATGACCTAGATAGAAGAATGTTGTCTCATAAATTTTTTGAATTAAACACATGATTACAGAACTACGCCCACATTACAAACCATTTGAATACCAAATTGCATTTGAATTTTACAAAGACCAACACAGAGCTCATTGGCTAGCAGACGAGGTACCTTTATCATCTGATTTGAATGATTGGAAACTTAAATTAACCGAAAGTGAAAAAAATCTAATTGGAAACATTTTAAAGTCATTCGCTCAAACAGAAACGTATGTAAACGATTATTGGGCAACAAAAGTGGCAGTATGGTTTCCTAAACACGAAATTAAAGCTATGGCGTGTGCATTCGCTGATTTTGAATCGATACATGCTGAGGCTTATGCTCGCTTAAACGAGGAACTTGGATTAGATGATTTTGAGGCATTCATGGAAGATGAAGAAGCAAAAGCCAAAATCGATCGCCTAGTTGAACTACCTGGAGAAACACTACATGAGAAAGCACTTTCACTAGCTATATTCTCAGCGTTTACAGAAGGTGTAAATTTATTCTCATCATTCGCTATCTTAATGTCTTTCCAATTGCGTAACTTAATGAAAGGAACCGGCCAGATTGTAGAGTGGTCTGTACGTGACGAATCTTTACATTCAAAAGCAGGATGTTGGTTATATAGGACACTACTAGAGGAAAACCCAGAACTAGATACAAAAGAACTAACTCAAGCAATTTTTGAGGCATGTGATTTGTCTGTAAAATTAGAGTTTGACTTTATAGATAGAGCATTTGAAATGGGTGATATTGAAGGACTAAACAAAGACCAACTCAAAAATTTCATCAAAGAACGAGCAAACCAAAAACTAATAGAACTTGGATATTCAGCTATCTATAATGATATTGATCCAAACCTCTTAAAACAAATAGAATGGTTCGGACATTTAACAAGTGGTAAAACACATCAAGATTTTTTTGCAAATAGAGTAACCGATTATTCAAAATCCACCGCTGATTGGAGCGATTTATAGAACATCATTATGATAAAATTAACAGACTTATTAAACGAAATAATTGATATATATTCTCCCGAAGAATTAGGTTCTAAAGATATTGAATACAGAATTGATAGAGATTCTCCTACACGTTTTAGAGTTGAATTAAAATATAAAGATCAATATTATATTTTATCAATTCTTCCTTTATTTAATCCTAAAAGACCATCTATAAATTTTGGTAGTTCTGATGAAAAATATGAAAATTTAAATTTAACTCAATTATTAAACTCTCCATATTCATCTAGAATTTTAGCTGCTATTTTTGGGTTAATTAGATATTGGGTAGATAAACATAACATCCAACAATTTGAATATGGGGCTGATGGTAATACTAGGATTAAACTTTATGATTATTATTTAACTAAACATTTCCCTGACTTTAAAAATACAAACAAAGCAGAATTAATAGACTCAGATATATTCATATGGGAGAAGAAAATATAATATATAAAATTGAGATTCTCCAACTTATTGAATCTAAATATAATATTGAAATAAAGGATGAAGAAGTTGAAAATATATTAACTTTAGAAAATCTAATTGAACTAATAAAAGCAAAACAAAATAAATGAGCATACAAGTAGATACAAGCAAATGGGTTAAAGGCAAACACTACCCAGAATTTATGAACGAGATTTCTCTATCAATGATCTCTAAAGGTTATTTATTACCTGATGAAGACGTTTATGGAGCATTTAAACGAGTCTCTCGCGCAGCAGCTAAACGTTTAAAACGTAAAGATTTGCAACCATTCTTTTACGAGGCGATGGTTAAAAATTGGCTCTGTTTAGCTTCACCTGTTCTCTCAAACATGGGAACAGAACGTGGTATGCCTATCTCATGTTTTGGAATTGACACAGATGACTCGATTGAGGGAATTGCTCTAACAAACGCTGAGCTAATGCGTTTGTCCTCACAAGGTGGAGGCGTTGGAATTGGTGTATCTCGAATCCGAGGTAGAGGTAAAGAAATTTCTGGAAATGGAGTATCTGAAGGAGTAGTTCCATGGTGTAAAATTTACGATTCAACTATTTTAGCTACAAACCAAGGTTCAGTTAGACGTGGTGCTTCTTCTGTTAACTTACATATATCACACCCAGACATTGAAGAATTTTTAATGATTCGACGTCCTAAAGGAGATATTAACCGTCAATGTTTAAATTTACATCAATGTATTGTAGTTGATGATGAATTTATGAACAAAGTTGAAAATAAAGATCCAAAATCAATCAAATTATGGGGTGAAATATTGAAAACACGTTTAGAAACCGGCGAACCTTATATCATGTTTGAAAATAACGTGAACGACAATAACCCAGAAGCATATAAAAAGAACAATTTACATGTTTCCATGACAAATATTTGTTCTGAAATTGCACTATACACAGACGAATTACATTCATTTATTTGCTGTTTATCTTCATTGAATTTAGCACGTTGGGATGAATGGAAAGAATATACATTTGAAAATGGAATGACATTGCCTGAGTTAGCATGTTGGTTTTTAGAGGGTGTATTACAAGAATTTATAGATCGCTCCAAAAATATCCGCTTCATGGAAAATACATACCGCTCAGCTACAAAAGGTAGAGCAATTGGTATTGGAGTATTGGGATGGCATACATTTTTACAAGAAAAAAATATCCCATTTGCCGGCTTACAAGCAAATTCTTACACACGTTTGATGTTTGATTTCATTGAAAAAGAAACTCTAAAAGCATCACGTGATCAAGCTAAAGAATACGGAGAACCAGAATGGTGTAAAGGAACAGGATTACGTCACACACACCATTTAGCAATAGCTCCTACTGTATCTAATGCTCATATTTCAGGTGGTGTATCACCCTCAATTGAACCTATTCCCGCAAATGTATACAATTTGAAAACAGCAAAAGGTACATTTATTAAGCGTAACCCAACCCTTGAAAGACTACTTGATTCAAAAGGATATAATATTGATAGTGTTTGGGAACAAATTGCTCGTGATAAAGGTTCTGTTATGGGATTACCTGACTATATTTTAACAGATGAGGAAAAAGAAATATTCTTAACATTCAAAGAAATTAACCCGTACGAAATCGTTAGACAAAATGGTATTCGACAAAAATATGTAGACCAAGCTATCTCGTTAAATTTAACGTTTGATCCATCTGATTCACCCAAATATATAAGTGATGTGCATAAACTAGCCTGGAAAGAAGGCATCAAAACCTTATACTACATGCGCTCAGAAAGTATTTTAAGAGGAGATGCTATTCAACGAGATGACAGTTGTGTAGCTTGTGAAGGTTAAGCAATCTATAATATGTATAACAAACCTAAAATTTTAAAGTTATGAGTATGTTAAAACACATAACCAAAATGAAAAAAAATTACTATAGTCCTACTCCAAAAAAATGGAGACAACTAGGTGATGCACTCTTAGGTGTAGCTTTAATGGGTATCCCTGCTGATTTAGCTGGATATAAATGGGTTGGAATTACATTATTTGCAATTGGTGTAGTTGGAAAATTTTTAACCAATTTCTTTAAGGAAGATGTCTAAAATAACTTCAACAGGTCCAAAAGGAATTGAACTAATCAAATCATTTGAAGGTTTTAAAAGCAAACCCTACAAATGCCCAGCGGGTGTTCCAACTATTGGATATGGTGCTACATTTTACCCAAACGGTAAAAAAGTAACTATGGCCGATAAAGCAATTACTGAGCAGGATGCAACAGATTTGCTACGTCATATGTTAGAGTCATTTGAAAAATACGTAGACTCATATTGTAGAGACGATGTTAATCAAAACCAATTTGATGCTTTGGTTTCTTTTGCATATAATTTAGGTCCTGCAAACCTTAAGTCTTCTACTTTACTTAAAAAAGTAAACGCAAATCCGAATGACGAAACCATTAGAGCTGAATTTATGAAATGGGTAAAAGCTGGAGGTAAAACTCTAAAAGGTTTAGTTAGACGTAGAGAAGCAGAAGCAAATTTATACTTTACAAAATAGAACATATGCAATTAAGCGAACATTTTGAACTAGCCGAATTTACCAGAAGCTCAACAGCAAAACGTGCGGGTATAAGTAATATGCCAACGGATGCTCATTTAGCAAACATAAAATTACTTTGTGAAAAAATTTTAGAACCAATCCGTGTACATTTTTCTCGCTCTATAATCCTAAGCTCAGGTTATAGATCTTCAGCCCTTAATAGAGCTGTAGGAGGGTCTTCTTCTTCCCAACACTGCTCAGGTGAAGCAGCAGATATCGATATGGATGGAACAAACGTAACAAATGCTCAAATATTTAATTACATTAAAGATAATTTAGAGTTTGATCAACTAATTTGGGAATTTGGAACCGATTCAAACCCAGATTGGGTACATGTCTCATACGAATCAAATGGAAGACAACGTAAACAAATTTTACGTGCTGTAAAAAAGAATGGTTCCACATCATATATATCATATAGATAATGAAATTAGAAAACTTAAGACATATAATTAAAGAGGAACTATCCAAAGTATTAAACGAGGAATACGTTGACAAATTTAAAGTCAAAGGTATTCTTATCACTAATACCACTACTCGTCCACAACAAGAAATCTTATCAGATATTCGATCATTAACTGGGGTAACAATTGTATCAACAGTTGATATGGATGAAAATGATGGATATTCTCAAAATAATGATAATTTAAGAGTAATATTGAATTTAAAAATAGACGGTTATCCATTTATGAAATCTGGAGGATTTAGCCGTGAAAAAGTTATGGATATAATTAAAAGTGTTAAACGCGTTGATGGGGTAAAATCATTTATTGTAAATCCCCAAAACATAACTGTAATGTAAAATGGCAAAAATTAAAGCAAATGCTTCTAACGTTTTGGAAACAACTAAGGTTTCTCGTCCTGGAATTCATGCAAAATCCAAAACATCAAAAATGAAATCCTCTAAAAACTACAAAAAGTTAAATCGAGGACAAGGAAGATAATACAGTGAAAGAAAAACTTTTACCATATTTTATCTTGTTTTGTGCGGTTGGTTTATCTCTCACCGCAGCCTATTATAGTGTAATGGGTCTTTCCATATTGTTTGCTAGTGTAGCTATACCTGTTATAGTAATGGGTTCGTTTTTGGAAATATCCAAAATAGCCATTGCAACCTACCTACATGACCAGTGGAAAAAAACATACGTAACATTAAAAATATATTTGACTGTTGCGCTTGTTGTTTTATCCTTTATTACCTCGTTAGGTATCTATGGTTTATTAACCACAGGCTTTCAAGAAAATATTTCCAAAATGGAAATCGGAGATAAAAGAATAGCCAATATAGAGGTTAAAAAGAAACGCTTTGAGGAAATTAAAAATGAGTTGACCGTTGAAAAACAAACTCTAGACAAAGATATATCCAATTTACGAAACGCTTTATCTTCAAACACTACAACACAAACAGTGGATCAAAAAACAGGCCAACTCATTACCAAAGCCAATAACGGAAATAGAAAAGCATTCGAATCCCAATTAAATACAGCTACAGAAAATAAAAATGCAATATCTAAAAAAATAGAGGTATTAAACGATAGTTTAACCAATATTGAAATACAAATTCTAGATATGCAATCTAAAGCTGAGTTGGGTAATGAACTCGGGGCGGTAAAATATGTAAGCGAAATTACAGGTAAACCTATAAAACAAATAGCTAATATATTTATCCTGTTAATTATATTTGTGTTTGATCCATTAGCAATTGTACTTGTTATAGCTACAAACCAAGCGTTCGCTAACCTAAAACCAGTAATGAGTATGTATGGGGAACCAAAAGTTGAACCAATTATTCCAAAACCACCCACACCAAAACAAAAAAAAATCGAATCAAAACCTTCCTCAAAAAACGAAGACGAAATAAAACATCTTGAAAAAGAAATACAAAGAATCAAAAAATCAGGGGCTATAGGAAAACGAACAGAGGCTGCAGTTAAACCACTTCAAGAAAAATTAAATAAACTTAAAAAAGAAAATGAAGATCAAATAGACTATTAGTTGGCTCATTAAAAATTTTTTCGTATATTTTATTAAAATTAAGGTTATGTTATATAGAATCAATAATCCCAATCTTGTACTTAAAGAAATCAAAAAATTACAACCGCTAAACTACAATCAATTTAGATGGTGGAGGCGTTTTGATTCAAAAACAAAACCACTCCCAAAAGGAGCAACGTTTTTACAACGTATTCAAAATAAAGAATATGAATTTTCCCACTATTATTGGCAAGCGTTGTTTTGTGAGATGGAAATCAATGCAAAAGCAGAAGAATATAGAGGTGATATTCAACGTTTACTAGAAAAACATGCTGTTGATTTAGCTCGTAGAAAACGTTTATGGGAAGACTTTAACAAAATAGAAGTTGATCTGTTAGCTGAGCTAAAAAAGAACTTTACCCGAGAATTTATTCTGACCAGCCAGGAATATGAAACACATGTTATAAACTTTGATGGTACAACTGAGGAATTTTATATGTATTGTTTAAAAACATTTGAACGTTCTGGTAAAAAAATTGAAAGGAGAGGTAGGCCTCCTAAAAATCCTTCCGTATCTTAAATTAAATCTAAAAATAAGTTATATGAAAACAGTTTTGAACAAAGAAAAGGTTATGGCCTTTGCTAAAAAAGCATTTACATATGCTATCATTGTAGGAGCTTTAGTAATTGGATTCTTTATTGGTAAAAGATTTCCTCATACTAATCCTCATGTACAAGATAACCCCTACTCTCATGCTTATGATGCTGATGAAATCTCTATTGCTGTAAACGAAAGCAACGAATTACTCATGCTAGATAGAAAAACAGGAAAATATGTCATTTATTCAGATAAAATCGGAATGACTATATTTAAAATGTATACTAATCGTATTTATCAAAATGCTGTCACTAATGAATAAGATAAAAGTTTTATTTGGATCATCTGTGGGGCTTTTGCTATTAGCATCTTTAACCCCACCCCCATCCCCACCACCACAAGAACCACTTCGGGATATGCACCCTGTTACACCAACAGATCCTCCTTGTATTCAAATGTATCATTATATAGAATACTATGCTGATTCATTCAATATCCCTAAACGATATGCTTATGGAGTAGCTAAAGTAGAAACAGGATATAATGGACCATTCCATTGGAGATACAACCCTGCACAAACCTCCTGTGCAAACGCATTGGGACCAATGCAGGTATTGCTTTCTACTGCTAGAGGTTTAAACAAAGACCATGTTTCTCGTGAACAATTAAAAACTGATATAAAATACAATGTGCGTACTTCTATGAAAATGCTTCGTAGATTGTATAAAAAATATAAAAATTGGGGAATTGTGTTTGGATACTATAACACAGGATATCCTCAAATAAATGGATATGCTATTAAAGTATTAAATCACAAAATAAAATGGAAATGAAAAAAGTAATTTGTATCAATGACAAAAATCTCCCTCGTGGAGCAAGTGTTAAAGAAGGACAAACATACCATGTAGAAGAAGAATATTGTAATTTTTTAGATCAACAAGTTTACATCCTTAAAGGTATTTCAAACTCAGGAACCACTAAATGGGGTATGAAATGGATTGGATATGATGCTACGCGTTTTCAAGAAACAGAAGATGGTAAAATGGAATATAGAGTAGTTGCCCAAGAGAAAAATTTTGCATATAATTGATGTCATGAGAGCAAGTGAATTAAGGATTGGAAATTGGGTTAAAATAAAAGACGAAATCTTTGAAGATGGATGGGAGACAGGATACGATATCTATAAAACCAATGAATTCCAAATAACTGGATTTAACGATGGCTCCGCAATGAAAGGATGCAAAATCATCTGCTTCTATGAAATCCCAGGTAAAATAATGGGTGGAACCATCCATAGTGGATGTAGAGATTTAGACATTGACCCAATCCCACTAACAGAAGAATGGTTGTTAAAATTTGGGTTTGTTAAACAAGATTATAATATGAGTGGGTGTGATATTTACAAATTAAAAAACATCATCATTATGAAATCTTTTGTTAACCCTGAAAGAAAACATATGGGTATTACAGTGGAAGGAATTTCACCTCCAACTTGGTCTTTAAAAGATTTAATCCATGTTCATGAACTCCAAAACCTATACTTTGCATTGATAGGAGAAGAACTAGTAGTAAAAGAGTAAAAATATTTTACTGTCTCCCGCATTTTTTATTGTCTTCCACATATGTATAATAAACGGGAAACATGAAAAAAAGTGGAATTTATAAAATTACAAACCCAAAAGGAGAAGTTTATATAGGATGTTCACAAAATATCCATGTTAGATGGATGAATTACAAGAATAGTAGTAAAACTGAAAAACAACCAAAATTAAATCAATCCTTTGAAATATACGGTTTTGAAAACCATACATTTGAAGTGATAGAAGATATTGAAATTTTGTTAGCTCAACGAGAAAAATACTGGATTGAATTCTATAACTCATATAGTGAAGGTTTAAATTCAAACCCTGGAGGAGGTGGGGTAGAAGCCCACAACGAAAACACCAGAAAACTTATTAGCGAAAAAGGAAAATTGAATGTAGGTAAAAGAAAAAATTCCCATTGGAAAGGTAAAACACGAAGTGAAGAAAATAAACTTAAAATAAGCCAATCTAAAAAAGGAAAACCTATCCCATCCAATAACAAACCTGTCCTCCAATATGACAAACAAGGGAATTTTATCCAAGAACACCCCAGCATTGAAGAAGCAGCTCGAAATGTTGGTGGAAACCCTACAGCGATTAACAATGCTTTAAGAAAAGGAGAAAATGCTACTTCTGTTGGATATATTTGGAGGTACAAAATTTAGTTATTATATTCGATAAAATTTAAAGTTATGAAAAAAATGAAAATATCACATGAAGTTCCTTTTTGTCTTTTAGAGAAAAGTCGAGAGTTCAATGATTTTGATTACCTCTTACCCCATTTGATGGATGAAAACGAAGAATATAGTACATTCTTTCTTAACTCAAAAAATGTAGCCCGCTACATTGTAATGGATAATTCACTCCATGAATTAGGTCAAGCATATAATACAGATCGTTTAATGTATTGGATAAATAAACTTGAACCAAATGAATTTATTGTACCTGATGTTTGGGAGGACAAAGACGCCTCAGTTAGAAATGCAAAACTATGGTCTCAAATTGAACTACCTGATGGAGTAATGAAAGTAGCTGTAGTACAAGCAAAATCTTACCACGAAGCTGTTCTATGTACACAAGCATATAAAGATTTTGGCTATAAAAAGATAGCATATTCATATGGTGCTTCATACTACAATGAAATGTGCCCTCACCCAAACAAAGACCTTGGAAAAGCAATTGGACGTTTTACAGTTATATCACAATTGCTAAAAGACAAAATACTAACCGACACAGATAGAGTACATTTGCTTGGAACAGCATCTCCTATTGAATTTGGTTTATATAATGGGATGAAATGTATAGAATCAATTGATACATCAAACCCTGTAATGGCCGCTATTGGAGAAATGCCATATACAAACATGGGTTTATCTTCCAAACCAATAGCTAACATGAACAAATATCAAGATATAAGTTTGGAGTTTGTAAATGAAGATCTTGTAGAATATAATGTTCAAATGTTTAGAAAAATAAATGGACTCTAATTTGGAGTCCATATTTTTCTTTTGTATATTAAACCAAAATTAAAAGTTATGGAATATTTAAGTTTATATGATTACCTAAGAAAACCAGCAGGTGAAAAATTAGGTAAAGAAGTATGGGACGCTGCTAGCAAACAAGGAATTAAAGCTCAAACCCGTGAAGTATCAAATTCAAAATTTAAAGGTAAAGTTCTTTTATACCCAAGAGATTTTCTAGAAATGTATTTTCTAAAAGAAACAACTTCTTTCCTAGAAACCCTACCAGGGCAAATTCAATCCGATATAGATGATGATTTACCTAAAGGTCATGATTGGATGGGAAATCTTGGTGATGATGATTTACCTTTTTGATTATGGCAAAGAAATACCCACCTAACAGTAATACACTAGACCAAGAATGGCATGATTTGATTTTAAAATTATTAAAGCCAATGTCACGTTTGCGTTTAACAGCAGAGGAAGAAGAAACTATTAAAAAAATAGCAAATAAACTATAATATGGGACCATGTGAAAAAGCCGGAAGAGATTACGAAGAAAGAAAACGTATGAAAAAACTAGCCGGCATACAAGAAGAAAAAAAAGGTATTGACCCTGAATTTAAAGAAAAAGTAGATCAATTAGCTAAAAACATTAAATATATCGCTGATGAAATCAGAAAAAGAAATAAGTGAATTGGTGTGGTTAGGTAGAAGATTAGATAAAGCTTTACCTTATATTAAAAAACACCAACCCGATCTTACAAAGAATTTTTTAAATTTAGTAAAAGAAACTTTTGAAAGAATAATTTTAGAAGATCTTACAATAGAAAAAGAAGATTATCTGTTTGAAAATATAGATGAAGCTTTGGATTATTTAGAAGAATCATTTAATACAATTTTCGAAAATAAACTATGATCAAACTGTTGGACATATTAATGGAAACACGTATATTTGAGCTAGCATACAACCGTAAAACCGCTATGAATAAAGTACGTGACATTAGTCTCAACACAAGTATGGAATTGCTAAAAATATTAATGTATAAAGATTCAAAAAACCAATCACATTGGAGAGGAAAATTTAATGGTTGGGTAGCTAGTATAAAACGTTACTCTAAAGGTACTTTAAAAGAACGTGATTTGATTAAATTATTGTGGGGAGAACCATTAGGCAATCTAGACCAATTAGAGGACTTGATTAGTATGGTTGAAGCCGATTACTATAAACCATCACACCATATCAACTACAATGATTTACCCGCATTACACAACCAAATGAAAAATATATTCACTGATATATCCAAAGATATCGCATCCAATAAACACATAAACATAAACAGTTATATATGAAACAAAACAAAAAACATGTAGTGATTTCCCTGAGTGGAGGAATGGATTCCAGCACACTTTTGTTACGTTGTCTTAAAGAATACGACACGGTAACAGCAATTTCATTTGATTATGGACAAAAGCATCGAGTTGAGCTTGAACGCGCTCAATCGTTGGTAGTTTATTTAAACGATAATTCTTATGAAACCAACCATAGAGGAGATGATTTCGGTAAATATTCCCCTATCACTTACCGTCAAATCCAATTAAATGGATTAGTTGATCTTTTAGATTCAGCTTTAGTAACAGGTGGAGATGATGTTCCTGAAGGACACTATGCTGAAGAAAACATGAAAGCAACAGTTGTTCCAAACCGGAACAAAATATTTGCCTCTATTGTTCAAGCAGTTGCACTTTCAGTAGCAAATAAAACAGGTGAGCAATGCGATATTGCAATGGGAATTCATGCAGGTGATCATGCAATTTATCCTGATTGCAGACAAGAATTTAGAGATGCAGATGACCATGCCTTTAGAATGGGAAATTGGGATGCAGATAAAGTAGGTTACTTTACACCATATCTTGAAGGAGATAAATTTACCATTTTACAAGATGGAGAAGTATTATGTAAAGAGTTATTTTTAGATTTTGATGAAGTATATTCAAGAACAAATACATCTTATAAACCAATTCATTGGGATTCATTTACCAAAACGATTATAACAGACCCATCAATATTAGGACGTTATTCTAAAGCAGAAAAAACATCAAAATGGTACTCAGACTATAAATCAGCTTCATCTGTTGAACGTGTAGAGGCATTTATTAAATTGGGACGTAAAGATCCTGTAGAATATGCTGATGAAAATGGTGAAGTAACATGGGAACATGTAGTAAATGAAGTAACAAAAGTATTAGAAACACACAATAATTAAATTATGAAAAGATTACACGTAAAATTTATCAAATGGTTATCCAATAAATTTGGATATAAAATTGTGATGTTAAAAGCATCAAATGGAACAACAACAATTGAAGGTGATAAAGAACTACTTCGTTATGTAGATATCTCAGGTTATTTCTTTAAGAAAGAACCATTATCACGCATACAATCACATAAAGCGCCTACATCGGCTAAAGAAATGTTTTTAGCAGAACCTAAACCAGACATTAGCGGTATTGCACCAATTAAATCATTAACACCTGAACAATTAAAAGATTTAGGAATTATAAAATAAACCATGGGAAGATACATTTCAACAAAACTATTCGAAAATTATTCAGTAGCACTAAGACAATGGAGAGCATCTCACTCACACTGTGAGCTATTGCATGGCTATGCTTTAAAATTTAAAGTATGGTTCGCTTCAAACGAACCACTAGAGGAAAACCAACTAGATGATATGAACTGGATTGTAGATTATGGTGGTTTTAAACCTGCACCTAAAGGAAATGGTTTGAAAGATTGGATGAACCATATGTGGGATCATACATTGTTGATCGAAAAAGATGATCCATACCTAGATTTCTTTGAATCTGCAGCAATGGAAGGCCTATGTGCACTTCGTGTTATGGATAAAATGGGAGCAGAGTCATGTGCAAAACTTGTATTTGACAAATTTAATGAAGTACTATCTAAAACAGATGGTGGAAGATGCAAATGCATCAAAGTAGAATGTTTTGAAAACGATAACAATAGCTCAATATATGAAGAATAAAAGAATAGAAGACTATAACAAAGTACTACCAATAGTAGAACTATATAGATGTGTACAATCTGAAGGTAGCCGTTTTGGAAGACCTACAATCGCAGTTAGAACTACTGGGTGTACCCACAGGTGTTATTTTGGCGAAGGAGGGTGGTGTGATTCTTTTTACACTTCAATCCACCCAGAAAAAGGTAAATACACATTCAATAACATCATTGAAATATATAACCAAAACCCACACATTAAGGAAATGATGTTAACAGGTGGTGCTCCAACTATGCATCCTGCTTTAGTTAACGAGTTAACCCATTTTGCTCATGAAAGAGATATTCTCATTACAATTGAAACTGAAGGTAGTCATTTTGTGGAAACTGATTATCCTATTGGTCTTATCTCTCTTAGTCCTAAGTTTTCTAATAGTGTGCCTGTTATTGGAACCCCTACTCCACAAGGTACAATCACAGATGAAAAGATGGTATCCCAACACAACAAACTCCGATTGAACTATGAAGCCATAGCTCAAATGATAGAATACCACACAGATTTCCACTACAAACCAGTATGGGACAGCACAGAAGAAAATTTAAAAGAAATTGAAGATTTTCGTTTGAAAATGAACATCCCAAAACATAAAACATATATTATGCCTGCGGGTGACAGTAGAGAGGAACTAATTAAAATGTATCCACTTGTATTTGAAATGTGTGCTGAAAAGGGATATAATATGACTGGTAGGGACCACATTATTGCTTATGACACTAAAAGAGAAGTTTGATATGTACACATACAACGCAAAAGTAGAAAAAATAATAGATGGCGATACAGTTTTAGCCACAGTAGATTTAGGATTCGATACTTGGAAAAAAATAACCATCCGCCTAAACGGAATCAATACACCTGAATCACGTACTACTAACCAAGAAGAAAAAACAAAAGGTTTAGCAGCAAAAACCCGTTTACAACAATTATTAGAAATAAACAAAAACCATTTTATACTTATATCCTTTGGAATAGACAAATATGGAAGATGTTTAGGAGAACTATACTTAGATCTAAACACCCCCAGTATTAATAACACTCTTATATTGGAAGGACATGCGGTTCCATATGATGGAGGTAAAAGATAAAAATATGTATTACACAACCACAACAACATTCGGAGATATTAAAATTAACTATATCATAGTAAAATAAAATGGCAAGATCCTACCAAAATTATAAACAAAATCTAAACGAAAGTGAACAAAAACTTCTAGAAATAGGACAACGTGTTCAACCATATGAAAAAGATTTTTTATTTAATGGAGTAGGAAATACAATTTTCACCAATTTTAGAGATGACCAACAAAATAATGTTAATGTCATGTTTCATAGATTTAAAGAAGGCTCCACAGGATATGAAGTTGAATTTACAATCAATAACCAAAGTGTAGAAGCATTTAAAACCGATTTAAAACATTTTTTTAAAATTATCTCTACTGTTATTCAAGTAATAAATGAATTCATCAAAAAATATCAACCCTCCCAACTATTTATTGAAGGTGAAGATAAACCTGATAAACTTGGACAAAAAAACAATATATGGATGCAATATATTAAAGTAAATTTAAAAGCAGATGATTATGTAATAGGAAATCATAAAAATGGATTTATGATACAAAACAATAAAAAAATAACAAAATGAAACAAGTACTATATTTTTCAGCAGGTTACTGCCAACCATGCAGAACCTTTAAACCTATAATGGAATCGCTACAATCCGAAATGCCTATCACATTTATTGATGTAGAGGCTTCCCCACAAACAGCTACAACATGGAATGTACGTTCGGTGCCAACAGTTTTAGTCATTAAAAATGGAATGGAAATTGGGCGAGCAGTGGGCGCTAAAACTAAAGATGAAATACGTTCTTTGTATAATCGCTAAAATATTTGGAGGAGCGAAAGCTCCTTCGTATATTACAATAAAATTAAAGTTATGGGAAGAGGCAGACCTTCTAAAAAAATCGCATCTAAAACACCATTTGTTCGAACAGGTAGACCTGCTTCTGAAAAAATTGTAACATGCGTTGTTTACAAAAAACCAACAGGTAAAAAACATTACCTTAACACTTATGTAAATTTTAATGTAGACACAATCATTACCACTAGAAAACATACACCTCTTATACCAGAAGGTTTTGAAATAGTTGATATTGGTATAGGAAAATCGTATATTAAAAGATATATGAGCCAATATAACATAAAAGAAATTACAATTAAAGATTAATTTAAGTATATGTCAGAAAACAAACGTAAAAAACAGCACGACGATTTAGAGTGTGTGCAAATAGGTTTTGCAAATGGAGTTGCACCTGGTTTCCCATTAACAGAACAAGAGAAATGGAAAATGGTAGATCAAGCAGAAGAAGCTTATGGACAATTTTTAGATGCACTAGGTTGTGATTGGAGAAATGACCCAAACTCATCTGATACTCCTCGCCGTGTAGCAAAAGCATATGTATTTGATCTATGGAAAGGTAGATACGATGCAATGTCCGAAATCACATCTTTCCCATCGGATGGATACGATGGTATTGTAATTGAAAGAAATATTCCAATTACCTCAATGTGCTCCCACCACCACCAAACAATTGGAGGAGTTGTTCATATTGGATATGTTGTTGGAGAAGAAGGTAGAGTAATTGGCTTATCCAAACTAAACCGCATTGTAGAGCTATTCGGACGTAGAGGAGCTATACAAGAACAATTAACTTCAGCTATCCACAATGCTGTAAACAAAATTTGTGAATTGAATAGAGGAGTAATTGTAACTGTAGTAGCAACCCACAATTGCGTTTCATGTAGGGGTGTTAAACATCAAGGTGCTTCAATGATTACAACTAAAGCGTCTGGTGTATTTTTAGATGACACTAACCAAGCACGTAAAGAATTTTTTGATTCATTAAAAATTAACAATGGTGGACACCAAATCTAAAATATATTTAAATTGGGATGAAATTGAAAGACTAACCAACCTACTTTCAGTTAAAATCAAAATGAAACACTTCCAAATAGACTCCATTATGGGTTTACCTAGAGGTGGTTTGGTTCCCGCTGTTATACTATCACATAAATTGAATTTACCATTGGTACAAAAAATATCTCAAAATACATTAATAGTAGATGATATATGTGATAGTGGAAACACATTTTTAGAAATATATAAAAAACACCCAAACCTAAAATTTGCATGTTTACATTTTAAACCACATACTTCCATCTTTAACCCAACAGTATACTCACAGGAAGTTGGAGATGAATGGATAGTATACCCATGGGAAGAAAAAAATGCTGAGCCTATTGCAGATTATTTGAAAATTTCAAACCATGGATAGAGAAGAAATACTAGCATTAATAAATGCAGAATTGCAAGGGAATCTTCAAATTTTGATAGACCCTAAAAAGAAAAACAGTTTATCTCAAGAGCGAATAAATGTTTGGAAAACTCTTGTAAGCGAAAGATTATATTACCATTTAATAGAAAACCAAAATGACACAACTAGAAAAAAAACAAGAAGAATTAATTGAATTGCTAAAATTCCAAGCAATAGATCTTTCCATGATGTCCAAAATTGAATTTGGAGATGATGTGATTGAGAAATGGAATACATTAAACAAGGAAATTAATGACCTAAAACAAACCTATGTACCATTCATATCAGAAGTTGAAGAATTCAATGCAGTAATGGGAAAACCAAATAATTATAACCCGGTCATTCCCGATGAGAAGGAGTGGATGTTTGTCTATAATTTTATTTTGGAAGAATTAGAGGAATATAAACATGCGTGTGAAACAGGGGACATTGTTGAAGTTCTTGATGCTTTGTGTGACATTACCTATGTCTCGCTTGGTAATGGGGCTATGCTACATGGCCTTAAGGATAAAGTATGGCCCGCGTATCAAGAAGTACAAGCCTCGAATCTTAGCAAAGCTTGTACAAGTGAAGAAGAAGCGCAGACTACAGTTGAGGTACGATCCAAAGAACAAGGCGAACCATGTCACTATGAAAAGGTTGGGTCATATTATATCGTCTATAGAAGCTCTGACAAAAAAGTGATGAAAAACATCAACTACTTTAGACCAGATTTAAGTAAATTTTTAAACCAATAATATATGAGAAACGCACAAGAAATCATCCAAGAATTGAAACACCAATTGAATTGGTCTCAACCAAACATTCGTTTTACAGAAATGTCTAACTTGATTAACGAACTAGAAGCAACATTAAACCCACAACCAGTAGCTAAAAAATCAACACCGGTTATTGAAGATGCAGTAATTGTAGAAGATGTAGTTGTAGAAGATACAGCTGTGGAAGAAACAGTTGAAACTAAAGTAGTTAAAAAGACAACCAAAAAGTAATTTTACTTTAAATAAAAGTTATGTACCAAGCAATTTACTATAACCGCCAACCTGGCGATGATCAATACCATTACTATATACGTGATGATAAAAAAGGTATCAATTGCTTTCAATATTGGCCTACACTCTACAAAATAGACAATGAAGGGGAGTGTGAAACGCTCTTTGGAGAAAGATGCTCCCCTTTCCAAGGCAAATATGATAAAACAAATCCAAACATCTTAGAGAAAGATATTGACCGTGAACTAGTTTTACTACGCGATCTATACTACAAAACAGATGATATGCCAGAATACCACAACACAGTGTATCTGGATATTGAGATTGAAATTTTAGGTGCTCTTACACCAACCACCATCAGGGAAGCAAATGCTGAAATAACCGCTATTGCTTTAATTGATGTTAGAGCAAAGGAAAAAATATGTTTTATCTTAGATAAACAGCAAAACATTCAAACCACAACAGTTGAAGGTAAGCAAATTGTATCTTGTAAAAGCGAGGATGATCTTATCCGCAAGTTTTTAAACAAATGGGAACAAATTGATCCAACCATTGTTGTAGGATACAACAGTGATTTCTTTGATATTCCATACCTATACTACCGTATTAAAAAGCGTTTGGGGGATGAAGTATTTCGTTTATCTCCTGTGGGTAAAATCAATGAAAATATCTATAACCCGAACTCTCCAATTTCAATTGGACTAGTTAACAGCCTAGATTATATGCTTTTGTTAAAAAAGTATATCATGAAAGAAGAATCATCATACAAGTTGGGTGATGTTGGTTTAAAATATGCTAAACTAGGTAAAATAGAATACAATGGTAATTTAGATACATTGTTTAAAGAAGACCCACTCAAATATGTTGAATACAACATTCGAGATGTTGAAATTATAGAGGCGCTAGAGGAAAAACAAAAATTCATTGAATTGACTATCTTGATCTCCCACCTATGTCATACACCATACGAATCTATCTACTATAATACTGCATTAAATGAAGGTGCAATATTAACATACTTGAAACGTAAAGGTATAGTAGCGCCAAACAAACCAACCACCACAAACCCTACCATTAGAGAATTGGAAGTGGGAGATCATGTTGTACAACAACGAGGAACCCCAACAATTGAAGGCCATATCTACAGTATAGAGGATAAAACAGTAGTTGTTAAAACCCTATCAAACAAATATCTACAGCGCAACATCAAAACAGTCCGTAAATACGATTCGTACGCTGGAGGATATTTACTTGACCCTAAACCAGGACTATATTCGGATGTATCTGACCTTGACTTTACCTCGCTATATCCTTCAATTATCAAATCATTGAATTTGGGTGTTGAAACTTTAATGGGTAGAATTGTTACAAAAAACAACTATGAACAATACAATTCACTTGAGCAGTTACGTAAACGTGATCCGGAAGAAAAAATACACATCCAAAAACTAGACAAAAAACGATATGTTTTAAAGGATGCTACCATTGCTACCTCTAACCTTATAGAACTAATTGAACAAAACAATTGGACCATATCAGCTAGTGGAGCCTTATTCAGAACAGATAAAAAAAGTATAGCATGTGAGGTATTAGAGGATTGGTTCGATCAAAGAGAGCACTATAGAGCACTTAAGAAAACAGCAGGTAAAGCAGAAGATTGGGCAAACTACAAACTATATGATTTGTACCAAATGGCATTTAAAATCTTACAAAATGCATTGTACGGTACATACGCTATTAATTCATGGCGTTTTACAGATGGATTTAAAATATGTTCTGCCGCTATTACAAACAGCGGACAAAGACTTACGAAAGAGTCAATCATATTTGTAAACAACTATATATCCAACCAATTAAACATTGAACCAAAGGAATTTGTTATCGCATCAGATACAGATTCGCTCTACATGGAACTTACAGATCTGCTCAAACACCGTAACCCTGATCTAAACTACAATGATCGTGAAGAAAAAATTAAACGATTGTTGATATTAACAGAGGAACTACAGGATGTTGCAAATGCAAACTTAAACAGTATAACGCATGATCTGTTCAATATGACTGGTAAACACCACTTTGTGTTAAAGCAGGAAGTAATTGCTGAAAAAGCATATTGGGCTGGTAAACGCCGTTACGCTATTTACATTGTAAACAAAGAAGGTGTAGAAATCGAGGAACTAGAGATGAAAGGGTTGGACATCATGAAATCCAATTTCCCTCCATACTTTAGAAACTTTGGAGAAGAGCTAATCAAAAGTATACTGTTTGGTAAATCCAAAACCGAAATTGACAAGTTTGTAATGGACTTTAAAAATTCAATGCACACTATAGAGTGGATAAAGTTGCTTAAACCAACTGGATTGAAAAAACTAGACGAGTATATTGAGCGTAAGCCTATGGCTGGTGAATTATTCTCTAAACTCAAATTGAAATGTCCAATCAATACGAAAGCAAGTATTATATATAATGATCTACTTAAATTTAAAAACCTCCAACGTAAATACCCTGAATTTACAATTGGAGATAAGATGTATATAGCATATTTAAAACCAAACCCATACAAAATAGATGTTATAGGCTATAACGGATATAACGATCCACCAGAAATCACTCAGTTAATAGACACCTATATAGATAGGGATGGACTATTTGATAGTGTAATCCGTAACAAACTTCAAACTGTGTATGATGATATTGGATGGGAACTCTCTTTAAACCCTTATAGATCACAATTCTTTGCATTTTCATAAAAAAGAGCGCAATTTCTTGCGCTCTTCTGTAATTTTTCAATATGTATAATCGGACAATAATACGATAATACATATGACAAAAATATACCTTGTAACAAACTGTTACGGCGACCCCAACAAAGTTTATATCGGAAAAACAAAAAATTCAAGGAAGAATGACCATATCAAAACTTACGGTTCTCAAATTATTTATATTTACATAGATGAAATAAATAGTTTAGATCGTAAAGATTGGGGCCCTATTGAATCATATTGGATAGAACAATTTAGACAATGGGGGTTCGAAGTAGTAAACCTAAGAAAAAAAGGTGGGGGTGGGCCTGAATTTCAAACCGAAGAAGCTAAAAGAAAAATTCAAAAATATACCTTAGAAAGAGAATATAAACCCGAATGGGCAAGGAAAATATCCCAAAAGAAAATGGGAACAAATGGTTACCCTAAAGGGATAAAACGACCCAAAGAATTTGGAGCTAAAATATCTTCACATCTCACTAGAAATAAAAAAATAGGGGAGGGAAATAAAGGCAAAAAGAAACCTCAAGTTGGAATAAAACTCCAAGGTATCCCTAAAACAGAACAACATAAACAAAACATAAGCAATTCAAGTAGAGGAAAAACCCGCAACAATAAACCTATAACTCAACATGACCTAGAAGGTAATTTTATAAAAGAATGGACCAGCCGGGCAGAAGCAAAAAAATGGCTAGGATCTGGAGACATAGCAGGGTGCCTTTCGGGGAAACAAAAACAAGCTGGGGGTTTTATTTGGAAGTATAAGTGACTTTTCTTATATTTCATAATATATATAATAAAATAAAACAAAACGATATGAACAAAGAATTTTTACACATGCAAAAACTAGCTGGTTTAATCACTGAAAGTGAATACAAAGCAAAATTAAATGAAACTGAAGGAAATATAGCTGATTTTCTAAATCAGAATATGGATGAAATTACATCTAAATTAGGTGATGTTTTTTCTAACTTTGAAACTATGGGTGATCCAAAAGTAGCAACTGCTGGTGATGGAGAAGAAGGTATAGATATTTCTTTTGATAAAGAACATATGTTAGAACTTTTCCCTGAAGGGGACCCATATAATAAAGTAGAATCAATGGATATAGCAGGTAAAACTGTTTATTATAATGATTATCGTTAATCAATAAATAAATCTTATAGAAAAGCTTGTCTACCGACAGGCTTTTTCTTATCTTTAACACATGGTTAATAAATTAGTTTTACAAGCAGCAATCAACAAATACTACTTGGGCGAAAACGAATCCGTCAAGTGGATAATCAAAGACAAAACACTCACAATAGACTTTATGTCTATAAACAAAGAAGTTATAGGTAAAATCACCTGTCAAAACATTGACATTGAGGATTGTGAGCTAGCCATCTTTGACACTAAAAAATTCTTGAGCTTGCTCAACATCACACAAGGTGAATTACTTGTTGAATTGGAAAAACACAAAAGCATACCAACCAAACTACATTTTCAAGACAGCAAATTTAACCTAACATATGCTTTAGCAGACCCGCTTTTAATATCCAAAGTAGGAACTGTAACAGAGATGGAATGGGATGCTACATTTCCCCTTGACTCGGAAGATTTGCTTAACCTTGTTAAAGCAAAAACAGCACTTGGAGACATCGACAATATGGTAGTTTCTACCGAAATAGATTTGAACGGAGACAAAATGTGCTTATTTACATTTGGAGATGAAAATGGCCACAACAACAAAATTACATACCAGCTATATGGTAAAATAGAAAAAGACAACATTAAACTACCATTCAACTCTAACCAGTTTAAAAACATATTGAATATAAACAAGGATTTGAAAGAAGGTAAATTATATTTGAACGCTAGTGGTTTGATGAAACTAGAATTCACTAGTGGAGATTCTCGCAGTGAATATTATATGGTAAGAAAAGAAGACAGAGCTTTTTAATATGTATAATAAAATGGAAAACCAAGAAGAGCAATTAAACGAAGAATATCTTCAAATGCAAAAATTGGCAGGTGTAATTACTGAAGAAGAATATACATATCAAAAATCCCAACTATGGTATAAAAATTATGTTGAAGGTGTACGAAAAGCCCTAAATAATTTAAAAAATACAATGAAAGATGAAGGGTATGATGTTTAATCTTCAAGAAGATAATAAATCTATTTTAGATTTAATTCAATATGTTGATTCTAAAATTGTTGAATTTAAAAATAATAATAAATTATCCACAAAAGCCATAAATGATTTACAAAGATTATATACTAGTGTTGTAGATTTATGGATGGCATCTAATTATCTCCCTGATATTGAACCTGATTCTAGATGGGAAAATGAAATACGAGATACTTTATTTGAAGTTATATCATATTTAAATTCTTTATAAAAATAGCTTGTCTATTTAAAATAGTTTTCGTATATTACAGTTATAAATTTAAAGTATAGTTATGCAAGAAACAAAAACACGACGCGGTCGTCCCGCTAGAGGCGAAAATGTTGATCCACAATCTACACTTTGCACAATCAAGGATCCTTCAATGGAGCCTTTCTATATTGTCAAAGACGCTACAAACTTTACCGTAATGGAAACAGTTGTTTCTACTCGTGGATTTGGAGGAAAAGAAGCAACAGGTAAAGAACAAGAAAAAGTTGTTGGATACTACAGTAGCTTTTCAAATGCCCTCAACAGTATTGCAAAACAAAAATTCTATCAAAACCAAGGTGAATATTCCTCTATCAAAGGATATATTGCAACTTGGAAAGAAGTTAAAACCGGATTAGACAATCTATTAAAATCAATCGAAATATGAGTAAATTAGAAGCATTATTTGATGCAGTTATCGTAAAGCCAGTTGAAATCGAAGAAACACAATTTGGCTCAATTATCGTTCCAGACATGGGAAAAGATAGAAACGTTCACGGAACAGTTATAGCAGTTGGCCCTGGAAAAGACACAGTAACAGGGACATTTATTCCTACTGTTTTAAAAGAAGGAGACAATGTTGTACTACCTACAATGGGTTTTACAAAAATAGAGCATGAAGGAACAGAGTACTTCATTGGAGCAGAAAATCAAGTTTTAGCTAAAGTAATAGAAGAGTAAAATGAGCAAGCAAATCGAATTCGGAGCAGACGCCCGTAAAAAACTAGTAAAAGGTATTGACAAATTAGCAGATGCTGTTGTTTCAACCTTGGGACCAAACGGACGTAACGTTGTCTATACAAAAGAAGGACAAGTATATAGTACAAAAGATGGTGTAACCGTTGCAAAAGAAATTAATTCACTTGAGGATCCAATTGAGGATCTTGGAATCAACATGATCAAGCAAGCTTCCATCAAAACAGCAGATAACGCGGGAGATGGAACAACAACATCCACTCTTTTGGCACGTGAAATTGTTAAACAAGGTTTACAACGCTTGAATGACGGAGCAAATGCGGTTGAAATTAAACGTGGTATTGACAGTGCAGTTGGAGTTGTATTGCAAGGGTTGAAGAAAATGCATGAAAAAATTGCATCTGAAGAGCAACTTGAGCAAATTGCAACTATCTCTGCAAACAATGATCCAACTGTAGGAAAATTGATTTCAACAGCAATGGAGAAAGTAGGTCGTGAAGGTGTAGTTTACATTGAAGAATCCAAAACAGGTGAAACATTCCTTGAAACAGTGGAAGGTATGCAATTTGACCGTGGATACAAATCACCATACTTTGTAACAAACAACTCTACAATGTCCACTACATTAAATGATGTTTATGTCTTTATAGCAGACCATCGTTTTTCAGCTGTAAAAGATTTGTTGCCAATTTTGGAAGGTGTATCACAAGCAAACAAATCATTGTTGATCATCTGTGATGATATTGATGGTGAGGCGCTTTCAACATTGGTTGTAAATAAAATGCGTGGTACTCTAAAAGTATGTGCTGTAAGAGCCCCTGAATTTGGTGATCGTAGAAAATTGCTTTTGGAAGATATTGCTATTTTAACAGGTGGAACTGTATTTGACAAAGATAAAGGTATGAAATTGGACAAATTCCAATGGGAATGGTTCGGACAAGCTCGCACTATTACAGTATCTAAAGAAAAAACCACAATTATTGATGGTAAAGGAGATGAAACCAAAATCGAGCAACGAGTAGAGGAACTTGAGCAACAAATTGCTAAATCAGATACTCCATTTGAAATGGAAAAATTGCAAGAACGTTTATCCAAATTTGTAGGTGGAGTAGCAATTGTTCATGTTGGTGGAAACACTGAAACCGAAATGAAAGAAAAGAAAGATCGAGTGGACGATGCTCTACAAGCTACAAAAGCAGCCCTAGTGGATGGAATTGTTCCTGGAGGAGGTATTGCATTGCTTAACGCTCGTGAATCGCTAAAAGATATAACAAACGAGAATGCATCCGAGGACTTTAAATTTGGCTACAAAGTAGTATACAATGCTTGTGGAAAACCATTTGAGCAAATCCTAGCAAATGCTGGATACTCAGAGGCAGATGCTCGTATGATTGCACAACACGATTTGAAAGTTGCAGATAGCGAATGGGCTGGATACGATATCAAAACATGTGGAGTAGTTAACATGAAAGAAGCTGGTATATTAGATCCACATAAAGTAACTAAACAAGCGCTTACAAATGCATCCTCTATTGCAGGTACAATCCTATTAACAGAGTGTGTTGTAATTGATAAACCAGAAGATAAAAAAGAAAACGCTTTTGATCCATCAATGATGGCTGGAATGATGTAATATGGAAACACAAGAAGTAGAATACAACGAATTGATCGCCACACGCGTAAAAGGAAAAGGTGATACGTGGTGTTTGGTTGGGGAGACAGAAGAACATGGCTCCCTAACTGAAACCCTAGAGGCATGGTTCCAGAAAACAGGTGAAAATGCTCATTTTAGGTTGGAACCTTTAAACAGTGAACTATTTGTTATCCGAATCGAAACAGAAGAAATCCCAGTAGCTCCACCTGAACCACCCAAACGTTTTAACATTTACGGAGACTATTAATATTTATAGGTATGAAATTAACAGATATACTACGTGAAATAGAAGATGAAGAAGGTGGAGACCAAAAACAACTTCGTGTCAAATATGATCTAGCCATTGACCCAGAATCACTAGATGATGCTCTAAAAGCACTAGACAACATTGAAAATTACGGTATATATGCGCAAAATATGCGCGACCCTAAAGCTATTGCAAAAGCATTTGGTCCTTCTATCCCTGCACAAAAAGCAGGCGCTGCTTGGAAAGACTGGGATTCTCGCTCGGAAGATGAAAAAGCATTCAAACTTATAGACATCAAAAATAGAGTACCCCAAGCATGGACAGCTACTGAAAAAGAAGCAGAAGCAGGCTATGAAAAATGGCAAGCAGAAGGAAACGATGGTAGTTTAAATGATTACTTGTTTTCTCTCCCTGGAAAAAGTTTACCAAAAGAGCTAGTTGGCCGTTACGGAGCAAATTACTTTCCAATGAAAACCCCAGCAAACTTGAAAAAATATGCTGGTAAATTGGAAAAGGATGTAAACTACAAAGTAGAAGATGGGAAAATCATATTTCCTTCCTCTATGGAAAATCCATTCAATACAAAAGCATACCTTGAAAAAGTATTAAAAACTGTATTTGATAACGCTGGAGTAGGCTATACAGTAATCAGCATAGAAGCAGGTGATACAGAAACACCACAAACTATAGAAAAACCAAAAGCAGAGGAAGTTCCACCACTTTCTACCACTGTAAACACAGCTGATCAAGCAGATAAACTTCGTAAACAATTGCAAGCAAAACTTGGAGACGTTCCAAATGCAAAATTTGAAATTTCCCCTGTTGATGAAGGTGAGGAAAGAAAATACAAACTAGTTGTAACAGGTATAACAGCATCTCAAAGAGCAGCTCTACAACCAATAGCTTTTGACTTTAAAACAAAACTGAAAGAATCTTTAGATTTTGATTTTGAAAGATATCAAATGCTAAGACGAGCAGGAATTATAAAATAAAATGAAATGAAAAAGGAACAACTAAAACAAATCATTAAAGAGGAAATTCAAAAAATCTTAAAAGAAGAAATTGATATTTCCGCTGAAGTAGCTCAATATGTAAAAGATAATCCTTTTACTGAAGAAAACAAATACCATGGAGAATACGAAGTTAAAAGCTTTATTGAAGATAAAATGGGTCGTCCTTTGACCCCACAAGAAAAAAGTAAAGTTACAAAAATCTTCAACAAACTTCGTAGTGAATATTGGGTAAGAACATACCGAGAAGAATCAGATGCAGAAGATAGAACAGCAAGAGAACGCTACAGTAAAAATCTTCTCCCATTAACAACAGATAATGGAAGTGGAAGACCAGACCCAACATACTATGAACTAGCTAACACTTATTATAACACTGATAGGGATGGGAATGTACATGTTTCCCATAGCGACCCAAAAAGTGGATACACTGACTATCAACTAAGAGACAAATGGCTTGACACCCCAGTAGATAAAGCAACATTGGATAGATATTGGCCTGAAAATAGGTTAAGGTATATTGGGTGGTTTAAACAAGGAGAATAAAATTTTAACTTAAAAGGCTTGCAAATTGCAAGCTTTTTTTGTATATTACGGTTATGAAAGAAAATACGTTATATGTAGAGCGTTTTCAAAATGGTCAATGCCTTTGGCGAAAAAGGGATTACCTTCAATATGTATAATAAAACTATACTATGGAAACCAAAACATGTAATGTTTGTAAACAATCAAAACATTTAGATCAATATTACAACAACAAAAAAGGAAAATTCGGAAAAGGAAATACATGTAAACCATGTATGTTATCTTCAAATAAACAAACATTTGAATATACTTGCCCAACATGTAATAAAATTTCTCTCCTACAAAGAGACCCATATAGGATAGCAGTTAAAAATAATAGAGAATGTAATAGTTGTGCTGTAAAAAAATGGCATATTAGCAAATACGGGGAAAAACAAGATAGAATATTTACCTCAACCTGCTCAAACTGTGGAAATATTAAAAAACACAAACGGAAAAATTTAAGTGATACCCAATTAAATAGTATTCAAAAAACCACAAATAAACATTTATGTAGAAGTTGTGCCAATTCATTATATTATACGTTATCTGAAATTAAGACGAATACAAAACCTGAAAGAATATTTAAACAATACTTGGAAGAATGGGGAATACCTTATATCCAAAATTACAAATTCAAACACCATCACTTTGATTTTTATCTTACAGATATGGATGTTTTAGTAGAAATAGATGGAAATTATTGGCATGGAAAAAATTTAGAGGAACATGAATTAAACCTTTCTCAAATTAAAAGCAGAAAAAACGATTTAAAGAAAAACAAAATCTGTTTGGAAAATAATCAACTTCTTATTAGATTATGGGAAGATGAATTAAACGAAAAGGTTATAAAAAACAAGTTGCAACTATGAAGGAAAACACCTTATTTAATGAAAAATTTCGCCCCACAACCCTAGAACATTTTGTTGGTAGCCAACATGTTAAAGATACAATCCAGCGTTTTCTTGATCAAAACGATATACCAAATATGCTTTTCTATGCTCCGGCAGGAACGGGAAAAACAACTCTAGCCAAAATTATAGTTAAAAACCTAGATTGCGATTATCTCATGTTAAACGCATCCGATGAAAACGGAATTGACACTATTAGAGAGAAAGTAAAGGGGTTTGCAAGCGCTGCATCTTGGAAAAGCATCAAAGTAGTAATTCTAGACGAGGCAGATTTTATCACCATTCAAGGACAAGCCGCTCTTCGAAACGTAATAGAGACATTCTCTCGCTCAACACGCTTTATCTTAACCTGTAACTTTGTAGAGCGAATAATTGACCCACTACAATCCAGATGTCAGGTACTTAAAATTGTACCACCAACTAAACAAGACGTTTACAACCATTTAACTTGGATACTAGCTGATCAATTGAACATTTCATATGAGCCAGAAGATCTTAAAACACTAATTGTACAATATTATCCTGACATGCGTAAAATGTTAAACGTTTTACAAATGTCTGTAAAAGATGATTGTATTCAATTGGATAAAACAGTTCTAGTAGCAAACAACTACATTAAATCCGTTTTGAAAGAGCTAGCCCAATCAAAACCAGATTGGAAAGCCATTAGACAAACTATAGCAGATAGTGGAGTAAAAGACTTTGAAGAACTATACCGCTCTTTGTTTGAATATAGCTCCAAATATGCACCCGGAAAGGAAGGTATGATAGCAATTATATTGAACGAGCACCTATACCAAGCAAACTTCAGAATCGATAAAGAAATTAATATAGCTTCTTGTATAGCTAAAATCATAGAGGCTAAAAAACCTCAAGTACTGTGAAATATTTCCTAAAATATACTCTTTCGTGGGTATCTGGAAACTTAGCCGTACCTTTCTGGATGGTAGGACATATCCACTTAAGCACAAATGTGTATGAAGATATATATGAAATATTAGCCTCTATTGGAATGAACTTAATAGTGGCAGCAGGTTTTATACATGATTTTATAGAATATAAAAAAGAAAAAGTAACTAAAAAATAAACCATAATATTTATAATAAAACAAAATAAAACGATATGAACAAAGAATTTCTTTACATGCAAAAACTAGCTGGTATTATCACTGAAAGTGAATATGCTGCTAAATTAAATGAGGCCTTTGACCCAGATTTTGATGAAAGAGTTGCTCGTGAAGCAGCCAAGAAAAAAGAAGATGCAGCTGATCTATACCATGGTAGATTTAAAGATATAGGGATGGACGATATAGTGGTAACAGATGGTGTTGGGGAAATTTACAAAGAATATAAAGACGGTGTTATAATAATAGTAAGACAAGACCCATTTGGTACTTGGTCAGTAGCCGCTTATTTTACTGAGGGTGACCATTTATTTACATCTGTTAATCATAAGAGTAAAGAAGAAGCTATTAACTATGGAAGGAACGTTATTGATGATAGAACATATAAACCTTCATAGAAAAGCTTGCCTACCAGCAGGCTTTTTCTTATCTTTATTGATATGTAAAACTTTTAAAAATGCAAGCACAAGCACCAAACATTGATTTCAAACAAACAACCTCTGTTGAAGGATTCAACGGAGAAAAATTATTTGGACAAGCAGTTATCATTCGTAAAATCTCTAAGTTTCTAATTGGAGCAGACGAGGATGCTCTTATTCCAATCCCTGTATTTTACGATCTAGAGTCAAAGAAAATTCTAACAGATTCTCTTCCACCTGAAATTAGAGAGGAATACAAAGATATTTCACTGTGAGTAAACAGAAAGAAATAAAAGATTTATGGGGGTGGTTAAATGAAATCACCCTCTATAAATCACCAATTGAAAATATTTCGCAAGAATCGTGGGATAGTTGGAACTCTTACATGATCAACAGATACGTATCGATGGATATACGCTACATTGAACTTGTAAACTATATCCAAACTATACCATACGATAACAAACAGCAAATATATTTAATTTATAGAGAGATGATCCCAAAACAAAAAACGTTCTTCAAGTATTTAAAGGTAAGCAAGCGCAAGAAAAACCTTCAAGCAATAGATTATGTAGCTAAACATTTTGAATGTAGTTTGGGTGAAGCAGAAGAATATATGGACCTTTTACGTGAACATGGTGTGAGAGGAGTCCTATACAAAATGGGAATAACCGATAAAGAAGCAGATAAACTATTAAAGTAATGACAAGAGAAATTAAGGTTACAGATTCAATTGTAGATTCCATTATAGACAAATTCGTTGATAGAGCCACTATAGGAAAACAAAAATACGGAACAGATTTGGATCGCGGCGATTTATCTTTAGAGGAATGGTTAGAACACTCCATCCAGGAAAAACTTGATGATATTTTGTACATGCAAAAAGCTCTAAAAGTGTTGCGTGAAGCAAAAAATATATAATATTTATAATAAAATACTTAAAATGAATAAAGAAACACTACGCATGCAAATGCTTTCAGGAGTAATCACAGAAAGTGAATATAAAGCAAAATTAGAAGAAGATAAAGGAACATCTTTTGAGGATTTAAAAACTTTAGCCTCATCATTTGATACTTTTAAAGATATGGGAGATAGTTTTTCATTCCAATATGATAATAACTCATCCCAAACAGGTGAAAATATTTCAACTGTTACTATAACTATATCTCCCTCCACAGATTTAGATAAGGTAACAATGAAAACTTCTAAAAAATCAAAAAATCCTGATGAATATGAAAAATTAGGGTGGTTTGATACTCATACTGAAGATCAACCTATTGTTGGGGTAAAAATGTGGTTAAATTCTTTAAAAAGAAGAAAATTTTCCTCTCTAAACGAAAACTTCGTTGGTATGGGAATGGTTGGAAATATTTTCGATCGTGAAAAAACAGATTACGAACTTGCATTTGAGCATTTTACCAAAGGTACTTCATTAAATGAAGTAGAAGAAGAACTAGAAGAAGCAAACCCACTAGAAGGAGGACCAGGCTATATGACTAAAAACCATGCTGGGGTTCTTGCTCGACTTATCTCTGATCTTGAAAGCGAAGACACATCAAATTTTTCAGAAAGTAATTTGAAAAACTATGAAGAAGCACTTTCCAATCTTAAAACAGCTCTTGAAGCTACTAAAGCTAAATATAGAGAAGAAACAGGAGAAGACCTATGAACCCAAAAGACACTATAAAACTAGACGTTCCTCTATTCATCCGTCTCCTAGAATACGCTAGAGAGGATGCAAACGATGATATGGACCTACACCGCGTAGCAGAAAACGCAATCGATTTATCTCGCTTTGGAGGAACATTGGGAATGATGGACTATGAAGCTGTAGTGGGTGATGGAACAGAAATAGAGGAAATTAAAAAAATGCAGCGTTTAGCTGGCATCATCAAATAATATTTTAGGACCGTTACCAAACAGTAACGGCGAAACCCCCAACGTTCGCTATCATGGGGGTTTCTTTTTCCTTGGATAAGCAATAAAGTTTTTGTATCTTGAAGTTATGGCTAAAAAGAAAGTTATCCCTCAAATTGTAAAAGACATCCGTAATGCAATTAAACGAGACATAGATTGGGCAAGTGAAAAATCAATTTCATACTCTCAACTCTCAATGTACAATGAATGTCCCAAAAAATATTCTCTACAATACATTGAAGGACATAAACAATTCACCTCCACTATTCATACTGTTTTTGGAACCGCATTACATGAAGTAATCCAACATTACCTAACAGTAATGTACGAGCAAAGCATGGTTGAAGCAGACAAAATCAACACATCCGAAATGTTCGAAGACATATTACGTGAAGAATATACCAAACAATACAAATCAAACAACAAACAACATTTTTCCTCCCCAGAGGAACTTAGAGAATTCTATGAGGATGGGGAAGCTATCATCCGTGACTTTGCAAAAAACAAAGGCAAACATTTCTCCAAACGTGGATGGCATTTAGTGGGGTGTGAAGTTCCAATTGTACTATCTCCAAACTCAAACTACCCCAACATAGTTTATCAAGGTTATCTAGATGTGGTAATGTATCATGAGCCAACCAATAGAATCAAAATAATAGATTTGAAGACATCCACTAGTGGATGGAACGATAAGCAGAAAAAAGACGAAAACAAGCAGTTTCAACTTATTTTATACAAAAAATATTTTTCCGAACTATACAATTTCCCCGAAGAAAACATTGATGTAGAATTCTTTATTGTAAAACGAAAGTTATACGAAAGTGAAGACTATGTTATCAAACGAATACAAATTTTCAAACCGGCAACAGGTAAAATCAAAATAAAAAAAGCAACAGAATCAATAAACAAGTTTATAAACGAAGTGTTTGATACAAACGGATACAAAAAAGTAGAGCACAAACCACAACTAAACGATAATTGCAAGTGGTGTGTTTTTCACAAAACTCATCTTTGCTCAGCGACTTACCACTAATACTAATATATTTATATACGATAATATAAACCAAACGTATATGAGTGAAAAAAACCAAACATTAACAAGCGTCAAAATTGATAAAGACTTGTTTGAAAATTTTAGAGTAGAGTGCATTAAACGCAAATTCAGTTTCCAAAAATTAAGCGAGCGAGCAATCCATTTGTATTTAACGGATGAGGATTTTAGAAAAAAAGTTCACAACCATAGTGATCTATCCTTGGAAAATGAAGATTAAATAGTTATATTACAAAAATAAGTTATAAATAAACCCTAAAAAAATCATTTTTTAGTTATGAAAGAAAAATTCGGTTATCTACCAAAAAACGAACGTAAAAAAATCCTCCTAATATGTGACGATATTCGTGTACATTCGGGAGTAGCAACAGTTGCACGTGAGCTAGTTATAAACACAGCTCAACATTTCAATTGGGTAAATTTAGGGGGAGCAATTCAACATCCCGATCAAGGAAAACGCTTTGACCTGTCCCAAGACACAAACACAAACTCGGGCTTAACAGATTCTTCCGTTACACTATATCCTGTTAATGGATATGGAGATGCAGATTTGATTCGTCAAATGATGCAAGTAGAAAAACCAGATGCAATCATGTTGATTACGGATCCTAGGTATTTTGATTGGTTGTTTGCCATTGAAAACGAGATTAGAAAAACATGCCCTATCATTTATTTGAACATCTGGGATGATTTACCAACACCATTGTACAACAAAGGATTTTACGAGTCGTGTGATGCGTTGTTAGCGATTTCAAAGCAAACAAAACTCATAAACGAGTTAGTGTTGGGGGAAAAAGCGAAAAACAAAGTGATTGAGTATGTTCCGCACGGGCTAAACGAGAACATTTTTAAACCGCTTAACGAGGCAGATCCAACGCTAGTTGACTTTAAAAAGCAATTGTTTAAGGGAGAACAAAAAGATTTTGTATTGTTCTTTAATTCAAGAAACATTCGTAGAAAACAAATTCCGGACACTATGCTTGCGTTTCGTTACTTTTTGGATAAACTACCGAAAGAAAAAGCAGATAAATGTGCTTTTGTACTTCACACAGAAGTTATTTCGGAGCATGGAACGGATTTGGAGGCAGTACGTAAACTATTCTTTAAAGACTATCCAAACGCAATATATTTTTCAACAAATAAACTTGATTCGTCTCAACTAAACATGTTATACAATATAGCGGATGCTCAAATTTTGTTAACTTCTAACGAAGGATGGGGCCTATCTCTAACAGAGGCAATACTTGCAGGAACTCCAATCATAGCAAACGTTACAGGTGGAATGCAAGACCAAATGGGCTTTAGAGATGAAAATGGAAATTGGTTTGTACCATCTCCACAAATACCTTCAAACCATACAGGTCACTATAAAAAACACGGTGCGTGGGCTTTACCAGTTTACCCTTCAAATCGCTCAATTCAAGGCTCACCAACCACACCTTACATTTGGGATGACAGATGCAACCCAGAGGATGCAGCAGATTGTATCAAACAATTGTACAACATGAGTAAAGAAGAACGTTCTGTACTTGGTTTAAAAGGTAGAGAATTTGCCTTAAATGAAGGAGGTTTTACTGGAGGAAGAATGGGAGAAAGAGCAATTAACGCGATAGATCAATTATTTAACACGTGGACTCCACGAGAAAAATATGAATTCATCAACGTTAATGAAGTTGAAGAAGATGAATTGTGTCACGAGTTATTGTACTAGAATATGAGAGAGCATTTTTTACACCAATTTACAGAAAATAAAATAGTTACACAAGAGGCACTTGAGAAAGTAACCCTTAAAGCGTATACTTCGGGAAGAGAAATTAAACCTGGGGAAATCATATTGTTTGCATTTACAAAAGATAATAAAAACACTACAGAACTTATATGTTTGCATGAGGAAGAACTCGAGCAATATGAATATGTTCAATCACCAACCGAATTTATACCTGAAATAAAATTAAAACAAGTTATATGAGTAAACCAACATTTGTAATTTCGTGTCCAATAGATACTTTTAGTGGTTACGGAGCACGTTCGCGAGATGTAGTTAAAGCTATAATTGAGCTAGATAAATACGAGGTAAAAGTATTGCCTCAACGATGGGGAAATACCCCATTTGGGTTCATTGAAACAAACCCAGAATGGAAATTCTTGGAGAACCACATTTTACCTAACCCACAATTATCTTCCCAACCAGAAATTTGGTGTCAAATTACTGTACCAAATGAATTTCAACCAATCGGAAAATACAACATTGGAATTACAGCAGGTATAGAATCAACGATTGCCCCTGCTGAGTGGGTTGAAGGATGTCAACGAATGGATCTGATTTTGGGTTCTTCAAATCATACAATTGATATTTTACGTAATTCAAAGTTTGAAAAACGTGACCAACAAACAAACCAATCAATGGGAAATATTGAATGGACTCGAGATGGTGAGATATTGTTTGAGGGAGCAAATACAGAGGTATACAAACCTGTAAAATCTAACTTTAAACTACAGGATATGAAAGAGGACTTCGCTTATCTGTTTGTAGGACATTGGATTGGAAATACTCCAATTGGAGAAGACAGAAAAAATATTACGTTGCTAATCAAAGCATTTTACGAGACATTTAAAAACAAAACAAAGAAACCAGCGTTGATTTTGAAAACAACACAAGTTGGAGCCTCTTATATGGATAGAAATGAGCTTGTAAAACGAATTAAAGCAATTGCCTCAACCGTAAACTCTAAAAACCTACCTAACATATATTTACTTCATGGTGAATTTACAGATTCAGAAATGAATGAGTTGTATAATCATTCAAAAGTAAAAGCTATGGTTAGCTTGACTAAGGGAGAAGGGTTCGGACGTCCATTACTTGAATTTTCTTTAACCAACAAACCAATCATCACAACAAATTGGAGTGGACATATAGATTACCTTAACCCTGAATTTACTACCCTTCTTCCCGGTCAACTAACAAATATTCATCCTGCGGCAGCAAATGGTATGCTGTTAAAAGAGGCACAATGGTTCTCAGTGGATCATGGTCATGTTGGACACTATCTAAAAGATATGTTTGAAAACTATAAAAACTATACAGATAATGCTAAACGGCAAGGATTTCACAGCAGAACAAAATTCTCATTTGATACAATGAAAGAAAAATTAGATACTATTTTAACACAAAAGTTACCTGATTTTCCAAAACGTGTAGAGTTAAAATTACCTCAACTTAATCGTATAGAGCTCCCAAAACTTAAAAAAGTAGAGGTAAATGGATAAACAGTTTAACGAATGGAAACTTATTGAGATCTTATTCCATGAAGATGTAAAACTATTAAAAAATAAAGGATTACAAGAATATTATTTTTTTGCCAATACTATACTTACAGAATTTCTAAACCCTGAATTAAGTTACGATTATGAAAAAATTGTAAGAGATAGTGGTGAGATGATGTTTAAAATAAAACATGAAGATGATCCTTATTTTGTTGTAACTTTAAAAGAGGGTGGATACGATGAAAACCACTATTGGATCTTAGATTTTTACTTTCCTGAAAAGGATGATGGGTTTGCTAAGCAGAAAGAATTAAAAGGGAAAAACTATTTAGATACTGTTTCCAAAATATGCAAAGATGAAATATTACCTTTTATAGAAAAAAATCAATATCCTATATTGTATTTTAAAGCATATTCCAAAGACAGTTATGGGAATTTAAGAATGAAAGTATTTTCTAAAATAGTTGATAAATTTGTAAGTAAAGAACAATTTGATATAGAAAAAAGATCAAATGAATTTATAATAAGAAAAAAATAAACACCATGATATCAACAGAAGAAATAATCAATTGCCCTAAAAGTGGAGGAGACCTCTGCTACAAAACTCAAATTAACCCTGAAATAGCAACATATTTGAGCTTGTCTTGTGGGTTTTGGACAAATACCTTTATGAAAGAAGGAGAAGAATTTTATGAAACCCAAATGCAAGACATCCCAGAACTATACAAGGAACTAGCTTGGAAAGATTCAGAAACAAATCTTGTATGGCTCCCAAACACAATCAACATCCCTGAACAAGGTATGGTGTTTGCATATGGTCCAAATGCTTCAAGTTGGGGATGGGGTGCTGTAAAAGCAATTGAGGTACCTGAGGGAGAAAGAAAAGAAGTAATGGGTAAAACCCAAACTCACAAGATGGATATGGTAAATATGAAAGTTTTTGAAGAGCGTGATTATATAGAAGCTCTTTCGTATATTGGAGTATTACCTGAGTAACCCAATATTTATATGAAAATAACATACGCAATTACAGTATGTCGAGAATTTGTAGAAATTCAACGTTTAGTGCACTTTTTGCTTCAACACAAACGTTCACAAGACAATATTGTAATACTATATGATGAAGCAAATGGTGATTCGGAAGTGGAAACCTTTTTAAGGACCCATTCAATTAATGGAGAATTTGCCTGGCATAAAGGGAAATTCGATCGACACTTTGCAGACTGGAAGAATAAATTAACCAGTCTGTGTAGTGGAGATTATATAGTAAACATTGATGCCGATGAAATCCCCAACCAATACCTAGTTGAAAATCTACCTAGCATACTAGAGCTAAACCCAGATATTGACGTTTATAGAGTTCCTAGAGTTAATACTGTAAAAGGTATTACAGAAGAACATATTCGAGTATGGGGTTGGAGAGTAAATGGAAATGGTTGGATTAATTGGCCTGATAGGCAAATGCGCATCTACAAAAACACCCCCGAAATCAAGTGGGAAAATAAAGTACATGAAACTTTAATTGGTTTTAAAACTATAACAGACCTGCCAGAAATGGAGGAACTAGCCCTATACCACCCTAAAACCATAGAGAAACAAGAAAAACAAAACCAGTTATATAACGAAATTTAAACAACTATGGCACATAAAGAACAACGAGATTATTTAGATAGGATGAAAAATCAATTTCCAAATTCATTTCAAAATTGTAAAGTATTGGATATTGGTTCATTCGATGTTAATGGAAATGAAAAACCATGGTTTGATAACTGTGACTTTATAGGACTAGATTTGCTCCCAGGACCTGGGGTAGATGTTGCTTGTCCCGCAAATGAATATGATGCTCCTGATGGAACGTTTGACACTATTATATCATGTGAATGTTGGGAACATAATCCATTCTATAAAGAAAGTATTATGAATGCTATTCGTATGTTAAAATCTGGTGGTTATTTTATATGGACTTGCGCTACAACTGGAAGACCTGTGCATGGGACTGCAACACAAGATGCTATCGATAAAGCAAAAGGGAAAACATCTCAAGGAAACCTAATAGATAATTGGAAAACAATGCCAAACGTTGAAAGGGAAGATTGGGATAATGAATACTATAAAAATGTAACAGAAGAAGATATTAGAGAATTTTGTGATATTGATGGAATCTTCGATTCATATGAATTTTCAATAGAAACCAACCACTGTGACTTAATGTTTTGGGGTAAAAAGAAATAAAATGGTTTTAAAAGAACTAATAAACAAATCAATTTATGGGGGTATGGGATATATTTCATCCCAAGATGATATAGATCTCTTAGAACAATATATCCTTTATAACCTCCCAGTTTTAAAAGAATTTAAGCAAGTTATAGTATCTACTAACTATAGTTCTCCCCTTCAAAAAGAAAATACTCAAATGTGGAAAAAATATTTCCCAAATTGTGTTATTTTAGATTCTAAAGTAAATAGAGGACATAACCATGGGTATATTGATTTAGAAAATTTAATTTTTGATTGGTGTAAAGAGAATAATGAAGAATGGCTTTGTAAAGTATCAAATGATGTAATCATTCAAAAATCTATTTTAGATAAGCAAGTAGAGGAAGCTGATTTTTATTATTTGAATGGGATTGGTTATGGTGGGATGGTACAATATGATTTTGATTTTAAAAGGATAATTGATGAAGATTTTTACCCTCAAGGAAACTTTTATTTTCTAAACATCCCCAAATGCGATTATATTAGTGATAAAACATATATGGATGAAACATATGAATATATTCAAAATATTTCAAATTATAGTGGGAAAATTTGGGAATATATTGAAGGATGGTCATGTGAATCTTTTTTAAAACAATGTGTAGAAAGAAACAATCTTTCAAAATATCATTTGATCCCTCAAGAAAAATATGTATCTTTACTTCAAATAGTAAAAAAATACAATATACAAGATTGTAGTCATAAAAATATAATGGTAGAGGGAATATGCCATTTCCAATACCCAAACCAACAAGTAATAGAAATATGAAAAATGTATATGATATAACAAATGAATTTGAAAAACGTTTATCTGACTATACAGGAGCACCATATGTTGTAACAGTGGATAACCAATCAAATGCTCTGTTTCTAGCATTAATGTATGAGAAAGTTAATGGGACAGAAATCACTATACCATCCCGTACATATCCTTCAGTACCATGCGAAATCATACACGCCGGAGCTAAAGTAAAATTTAGAGAAGTTAAAGGTAAAACAATTAAGGGTGCCTACCAATTAGAACCAACTAACGTTTGGGACTCTGCTTTATCTTTCACTTCAAATATGTACAAACCAGGAACTCATATGTGTGTTTCATTTACGGGTCCATACAAACATTTTAAGCTATCTAAAGGTGGAGCTATTTTAACCGATAGTCACGAAGCATATCTTTGGTTTAAACGAGCAAGGTATAGTGGTAGACGTGAATGTTCTTACCACGATGACAATTTAGACATGTTAGGGTGGAATTTTTACATGATGCCTGAATTAGCTGCTCGTGGATTGTTGCTTATGAACCAATTCTATGATATGAATGGGAAACCAAAACACAATGAAGACCTTGAGCTTCCCTACCCAGACTTATCTAAATTTGAAATTTACACTAAATCAAACAGATAATGGAAAAAGTATTAATAGGAGCAGGTGGGTTTGCTAGAGAAATAAAGGCTCATATGGGAAATCCCATCATGAAATGCTTTATAGATGACCAGTATTGGAAAGAAAATAGTGAGCATATATTCCCTCTATCTGAATTTGATCCAACAAGACATGAAGCTTTAGTTGCAATTGGTGACCCTAAAGATAGGTTTAATATGGTTCAACGTTTACCTAAAGAAACTCAATACTTTACTTTTATACATCAATCCGCTCAAATTTTGGGAAATGATGTACAAATTGGAAAAGGTAGTATTGTATGTGTTGGGTGTATTTTAACAACAAATATTGTTGTTGGAGATCATGCACATCTGAACCTTCAAACCACTATAGGCCATGATTGTGAAATAGGAGACTATTTCACTACAGCTCCTGGAGCTAAAATATCAGGTAACTGTAGAATACATGATTGCGTTTATATAGGAACTAATGCATCCATTAAACAAAAAATATCTATACATAATTTATCTACTATTGGCTTAAATGCTGGAGTAGTAAAAGATATTGTAGAATCTGGGGTTTATGTTGGTACTCCCGCTAAAAAATAAAATGAATAAAATAATAATAGCCGCACCTTCATATTCCCCTTCCATTGGTGGGGTTATAGTACTTCATAAACTGTGTCATATGTTGAATAATTTAGGATATGATGCTAGTTTATACCCTACTTTAAAATTAAACGGTCCTATAGATTACTTCATTTTAAATGAAAATTACTCAACTAAAATAGCAGACTCTATAAACCCAGAAACTGATATAGTAATATATCCCGAAATTGAACCTGGTAATCCTTTTGGGGGGGAAAACATAGTTAGATATATTTTAAACCACCACCACCTTCCACAATACGATAACAATATTGTTACTTGGAGTGAAAATGATTATTGGTTGTATTTCCATGAACATTTTTATGATGGGTTAAGGGAACCAAATTACTTACATATAATAGATCCTAAACTAGATACTTTTAAAGATTACGGACTAGAACGAAAAATAGATGCTTGCTTTACCTACAGAAAAAAATCAAACGAAAAAAATTCCCTCCAACCAATTCACCCCCCAAATTCAATAGAAATCCAATATAACACTTCTGATGAAAATTTAATAAATTTATTTAATACTTGTAAAAGATTTTATAGTTATGATACTGAAACTTATTTAAATGTTTTAGCAGCTCAGTGTGGGTGTGAAAGTATAATTGTACCTTATAAAGATGTTTCAAAGGAAACAATCGTTCAAACACAACCTGCTTTTAAATATGGGATAGCTTATGGGATGGATGATTTAGAATATGCTAATTCAACTAGGCATCTATTAATTGATCACCTACAAAATCTAGAAACTCAACAACAAACTGATGTAAAATTAACCTTTGAAAAAATTTTTAAATATTTTAATTTATGATACGAGTATTTCAACGTCACTGTAATTTCTCCTCAAACTCACACAACAAACCACGCCCCGATTGGTTTGACAGGGAAAAAATATTTGACTCGCTTATCTCAACTCTAGATAACAGAGTAGAATATACAGCATTCCATGACTCGGGGAATGGTAGTATTGAAGAACATTTTCTAAATGGTAAAAACGTAAATAAAGTATCTGTAAAAGGAGGAAACGATGCTCAATCATTCTTAAACCTTTTAAACTATGTTATAGAGCAAAACTATAGTGATGAAGATATTATATATTTTCTAGAAGACGATTACCTACATAAACCCGGATGGGTAGATATTTTACTTGAAGGATTTGAATATATAGGAGCAGATTACTACACCCTATATGACCACCCAGACAAATACTATCTCCCAATGTATGAATCTCTACAATCCAAAATCATAGCAACCCCTACAATTCATTGGCGTACAACACCCTCAACCACAAACACATATGCTTGTAAATTTAAAACGTTAAAACAACATTTTGATATCCATGTTCAATATTGCGATTTAGTTGAAAAATGGACAAAAGACCACGATAAATTTACTCACCTTTGGAGCATTGGATCCAACTTAATATCTTGTGTTCCTGGATATTCAACACACGTAGAAGGGAATATGCTTTCACCAACCATAAACTGGGGTAAAATATGATATCTGTAATTATACCAACTTACAAATCACCAGAAATGCTAGATTTGTGTTTACGTTCAGCAATTGAGGGTCAACAGAACAAAAACCAAATTATTGTTGTTGTGGATGGTTTTTATGACATAAACAAAGAAGTACTTGAAAAATATTCTGAACATATAGACATTCTAAATTTAGAGGAAAATGTTGGCTTATGTAGGGGAACAAATTTGGGTGTATACAACGCTCAACACGAGAAAATATTAATAGTGAATGACGATAATGTGTTTCCTCGCTTTTGGGATACAACATTAGAGGATGATTGGCAAGAAGGAGCAGTAATATCACCTAATCAAATAGAGCCTTACCCTTCAATGTTCAAGCAATTCATCATAGAGGATCTTGGAACAGAACCACAAACATTTGACTTGGAAAAATTTAGATTATTTGAATACCACTACGCCTCTGGTGGTAAAGTGGAGGAATGTGGCTCTACTTTACCTATCTTTATGTCTAAAATAGATTACTTGAAAGTAGGAGGATGGGATGAGAACTACCAGATGGGTATGGTTGCTGACTGGGATTTCTTTTTGAAATGTCAATTGAGTGGACTTAAAATGATTCGAACATGGAATTGCCACTTCTATCATTTTGCCTCTGCCTCCACAAATGGGGAAAAAAGACAACAAGCAGAGCAAAACGGTCATATGTATGCTAAATATAAGTGGGGAACTCATATCAAACATGATCCTTTAACAAATTTAAAATTTATATAAAAGACTTGTCTTTTAAAAATATTTTTTGTATATTGAAGAAAATTAAAAGTTATGAAAGTTTATATTTATTATAGCAAATTTGATTCTAAAAGAGAACCACAAGGAAAAATAAAAGCAAGCAATCTCCAAGAAGCTATCCATTTAATATCTCAAATTAAACAATTGGATCAAAAAGAATTCCTTCAAATATTTGAAATCAAAGAAATCTAAAACATGATTATGGACATATATATCAAAAATCTAGAAGAATTTGCTGGGAAAGGTGTAAGTGTAAGTGAAAATAAAAAATCCGTTACCAAACGCGATAAAAAATTCTTTATGGTTATGGTTGATACACTTACAACATTGGATGATCGCTCACAGGCCCTATTGGATTTGGGAGTTGATATGATAAGATATGAAGACCCATACTTCCAGCTAATAGAAAACCTAATTGTAAAAGCATATGGCCCTTTAAAAGGAGGAATCATTTTATGGTGGTGTGGGGAAAGAAAATTATTGGAAGGGAAAGCATACAATATGATAGATGAAAATGGAAAAGGTACCATTATAACAAATACAAACCAATTATACACTTACCTAAATAAATTAAAATAAAAGTTATGAAATGTATCCACTGTCAAGATGAGATTAATCCACTACGCCTAAAAGCACTACCTGGAACTAGAACATGTGTTGATTGTTCTACAACAGGAGCTAAAAAGGGAATTATTGTTACATTAGGAGAAAAAGACCATACATGTAATGAAGTGATGTTTTTAGAGGATGACCAATATGAAAAATATTTGAAATCTCAACAAAAAGCAAGATTTGATAAAATAGAGGAACACGATGAAGAACCATCCAAACTCAACATTAACGATATCCCCGACGAAGAATAATGCCTAAAAGAAGAGACTTAAGCAAACCTGAGATTTTGAGTGCAATGGAAAAAACAAAATCTGTTAAGGCTGCAGCTCGCTACCTGAACTGTTCCTACCAGCATTTGAAACCTTGGATGAAATTTTACACAGATGAGGAAACGGGTTTAAGTTTGTTTGAGATACACAAAAACCAAAGTGGTAAAGGCATCCCAAAATTTATTACACAATCCAATTTCCATAAAAAAGAACCAGCCATTCTAGATATTGTTGAAGGTAGAGTAGATGCCTCGCATTGGAGCTCTGAAAAACTAAAATATAGGATGGTTGAAGCTGGTTTGATAGAGGAATGCTGTAGTAACTGTGATTTTAGAGAAAGGCGAGTAACTGACTATAAGATGCCTCTCATAATGCATTTTAAAGATGGAAACACAAAACACTACGGATTAAACAATGTTCAACTCCTTTGCTATAATTGCTATTTCCTATTCTATGGTCAAGTATTTACTGAAAATGAAATTAAAAAACTTGAAGGTCATGGTTCAGTTACAATGAAATTAGAGGAGGAAAAAATGAAACTAGATGACTATCAAATGAAAATGTTACGCGAGCTTGGATTGCAAGATAAAGATGATAGTGACGATCCATATTCACTAGTATCTTATAAGTAGATTTTCAATATTTATCATTGAAATGAAAAACAAAAAACATAACAAGATCGTTAAAGACTATGAAAAACAAAAATCCAAACATTTGGAACGTTTAGCAGACAAGATCTTGAAAAATGATGAGAAGTTACAACAACTAAAGGGAAAAGATATAGACCCGGGGTTTTTAAAATTATTTTAGTATGACAAAAATGGAAGAATTTTCAGTTAACAACAGTGAGGAATTTGAGAATATGGTCGAGAAAGGTGATATTCGAATTGCCCAAGCTCTTGTAGAAACCATCTTGAAAAACCTTAAAGGGAGAAAACGCCATATCCCCGCTCTATCTGTCTTTTTAGAGGAAGAAGAGATGATATTGGATGTGACCGTGGATAGACAAGATTTTGTATACGTGTTGGAAACGAATTTACCTAAATATGAAGCACATGAACTATATGAAAAATGTGCTGAAATTGTAAAGGCAATAAAATATTTAAATGAACTAGAAGAAAAAAAGAAGAAAAAATGACAAAAATCCTCAAACATATATTTCATTTAATTCCCGTAGTTGGATTAGGATATGTTGGAATTTTTCTTTACCCTGAATGGCTTGACAGTGGGTATTTGGATGATTGGTATCCTAGAATTGGAGCTGGTGTTGCTACTTATGGAGGGTTTATTGGTTCTTTGGTTTGGTATATTTTAAACAAAAAATATTTTTGATATGTTTCTTGGAGTATTTTTGATTATATTGTTTTTAACTATAGCTGGTTTAGCTGAAGCCGGAATGGATGCTTTAGCTCACAGTTTTGAGGAAAGTATATTTAAAAATACAAACCCAAACTTTTGGAACCCTGTTGTTTCCGGAGGGAACAAATGGAAAAATGGAGACAGAAACCAAGGTGAACGTTTCTTTTTATCCTCTACTTTACTAGTTGGCTTTACAGAAGGATGGCATTTATTTAAAATGATTCGTACCCTATTTCTATTTGGAGCTATTGCTCTTATTTGTGGATGGATTATAGCTTTAATATGTATGATGGTATTTAAAGGATCATTCACAATATTTTATAACAATTTTAGAGATTAATGGCAACTTACACTTACCAACAGTTATATGGAACCGGCTCAATAGGAGAAAATCTAGCAGGTACAAAAACATTTACCTTTACAAACCCATCCGCTTCCTCTTATTTCACAATGGAGACTGTAAGAAATGATCAAGGTTTCTATGACGCGACTGCTCCAACAAACTTTAAAGGAACATATAGTGTATCCGAATCTATGAACTTGATAACCTCATCATATATTGCCTCTGTTGTAGTGCAACCTGGATCTTCTACTTTTACCTTTGCTCCAACACCAGCTGTAACAGGAACTACTTATCGTTTAAGAGGAACAGGAATGTACTCTCTAGTAATCTCTTAAAAAGGGAATAGGCTTCTATATTCTTCTTTCGTATATTCAAGCAAATAAAAAGGTTATGTTATTTGAACTACATTTAGAATTTGAAGACGGGCGCGTAGAAACAACGATTGTTACCGCAGAAGAAGCTAAAATATATCCACAACGCGATGGTATTGTGCACTCGGGCTGTAAGCGCTTTAAATACAAAGTAGCCAAACACAATATCCTCCCCAAAACAATCATTCGATTCATCGACAAAACAATGATATACCCAGTAGGTATAGAATGCCATCCACAAACCACATTGGAGGATATAGTGGAAATACAAACAGAACAACAAATTCAAAAAGAATCTAAAGTAGAAATAGTTACACCTGTTGAAAAACGAGAGTGGAAATTTGAAAGCTCAAGTGGAGGAGGAACATATATTGTTACAGAAAACAAAAATGGTACCCTAAAGTGTAATTGCCCTGGAGTATGGAGAGCCAAGGATAGAAAATGTAAACATATCAAAGAAGTAGAAAGTAAATAATATTTATAAACAAAAACATGAAATTAGACGGATTACGCAAACTCATCAAAGAAGAAATATCAAAAGCGCTAAATGAGGAAACATTCCACAACGGAGAAATAGTTTTACATGCAGGACAAAGATTTACAGTAGTAAATGACAATGGAAACGTTGGAGTACAAGTTAAAACAGATACAGGTAAAATCAAATTGTTAAACCGCACTCAACTAACCCGAGTTGTAAAAGAAGACAATTTCAGAAGCGATGGTGGCCTTGCTATTGGACAATATGAAGTTTTCTATAAAGTAAAAGATGAGTATGGTGAGATTGCCCAAGATACTACCATAGTTGACGTTACAGAGGATAACAAAGATGAATCATTAAACACACTTTTGAAACTCCACCCAGACAATTTTAATAGAAAAGTAATTTCTATCTACAACTATAAGCCTATTTAAAAGAGGAATTTGAATTTGGTAAAAGAATTCGTATATTATAGTATAAATTTAAAAAAATAAAAGTTATGAAAAGTAAAACAAAATTTCCGATTTCAAACCGTTTTGAAACAATTAAGCAAATGTACAAAAACCGTAAAAAAGATGGTTTTGACATTGAAGCGTTTGATGCTCTATCAATGGATTTGATCAACCTGTTAGGTGAGTGTACAATGGCTGGAGTAGTAGAGGTTGAAGGGCTACACATTGACAAATGGAAAGATCGTGTTTGGAATCTAATTGAAAATGCTGGTTTGCTCCCTGAATATAGAGATGAAGAAGATGATACAAAGTTTGTAGAGATTGTAGATACATGGTACACAGACGAGGACTAAATGAAGGCTATCTTAAACAAAAAATTACGCGACCCTAAAGAACCAGAATTTATCGTACTAAACGAATACGCTCAAGTATTTTCTGGTTTGAAAGGTGGCTACCCAGTTTTTAGCGACAATTGGGATGAAGCCAAACCACTATACAATACAAATCAAGTTAGAAGCATACAATATGGAACTAGCCATAAACTAGAGATACACTATGTTTGAAATGTTAAACACTATAGGATGGAGTTTTTCCATAATTGCAATAATTGGAGCACTAATAATGTATATATATGAAAAAATTACTAGAAAAGATTAAACTTTGGTGGAAACGAAATATAGTAGATGACTGCCCTGAACATTTAAATGATATATTTTAACTATGGCACTAGCACCACAATCAATCAGAAAAGGAACCATTATACTATTTGATGGTACAATAGTGGAAAAACAAGTTGTACTTGAGGCAAGTAAATCTTGGGAACCCAAACACGAAACAATGTTTAAAAAACTCCTTAAACAAGGTGGAACATTTAGAGCAAATGGAGTAGTAATTAGAGTTGTCCCACCGGA